ATTCTTTCACTTCTCGAGCGGTCACGGTCTGGACACGCCTGTTCCCCTGAGCCTTGAAGCTGATGCTGATGCGAGGCTGCAGGTTAGGGTTGAGGATGTCATAAATCTCGCTGATCTCCACCGGGACCATCGTGGTCACCACGGCACGGCCCGCCTGATAAGTGACATACTGGTTCAATTTCTTGCTCCACCTGTCCTCCTCCACAATAGACACGATCTCATTACTGGAGAAGTTGACCTGAATATACCTTCGCCTGTGCTGGGAAACCTGCTCATCAAGGAAAGTAAACACGGAATCTTCATTGGAGCAGATATTGGCCAGTCGGTTCACGCTTGTCCTGACCAGCTCCCTGTCCACGCCATTGTCAAGCAATAATTCGGTGAGCTTCGGGAGGCCAGCGAGGTTGGACTTGTCAAGGTAGCCTGATCCGGTCTGCTTCACCACGGTGTTCACAAAAGCCTCCGGGTCCTTAAACAGGTCAGGCAAACGCTCCACAACCCCGCGGCAGACCCTGATCTCGGACTCCGCATCAACATACTTCCTCAAATAACCCCCCAAGTACAGGCTCGCCTCATGCTTAACCCCATCCAGCAAGGGATACAAGGCGGACAGGATATCCACGACATCAGAAACCTCAAAAGGATTCAGGGTCTTCTCCCCCACAGGGACAGGATCAACAGAAAAACTGGTCTCCAAAGGCTCACGGTAAACACAACCAGCCTCAACCATCCGGAACCTCACAACATCATGCGCGCTGTCAACCACCGCAACATCGGACAAAGACATCGCAGACACAACCCCATAGGAACGGACCTCGCCATCAGGGCGCACGATCTCAGAACCCGGCAAAACACACTGCCTATTCTCCTCCCTCGTGAAAATCTCAATACCATTACCCAAACTACAACCACGCAACTCAGGAACAACAAAATCATCCGGGAAAAACAAGCACCTGCTCACATCATGAGCACCCCGATCAACCATACGGGACCATAAATAAAGATGATGACCCCCAGATTGCGTGATCACGTCCAACACGCCGGGGATATCCTTTAATATATTATATATATAATCTTTTGTTATTTTCTTTACCCTTTCAACTTCATCCTTGTCGGTCTCGCCGGGAACACCGCAGCCATCAATGTCGATACAGCTAAGGCTCACGTTCCCGTTCTGCACATAATTATAACCAATTTGAATACCAAGGTTGCACTCATTATCAGTCACTCTTGACAAAGGCTGGTTCTTCTTGTTCCAAGCCCTGTCCATTGGCTGCTTAGTCCCAGGATGCAAGGCTACAAGCTTGACCTTATCATCTGTGGCGTATTCCATTATGTCTGGAATCTGTTCTATTAGTTTATTTAGTATTTTATTTTTATACATTACACACCTCTGTTTTGATTTATGAATTTATTTTATTTTTTATTATATTTATATTTTGTCTTAAAAGTTACTTTTTTGGCAAAAAGTTACTGAAGGTAACTTAACTTTTTTTAAAAGTTACTTTAGTTACCAAAAGTTACAAAGTCAAAAGTAACTTAAAAAAAATGGAAAATAGGGTTATATTGAAATCTGACTTATTATTATTATTATTATTATTAAAGTTACAAAGTTACTTAATTATAAATATACACGCGTGCATGATGAATATTTTTCGTGATTTTAAAAAAATTTTTTTTTACGCGCACATGTAGGGGCACACTCAAAAAAAAAGTAACTTGTAACTTTTGAAATTTAAATTGATTTTAGGGAGTTATTTTGTATTTAACTTCCTGAAACTCGTTTATTTAGTTACTTTTCAAAAAGTAACCAAAGTAACCTAATTTGTAACCTAATTTGTTTGATAATATATGAACTAATTTCTGAGGTCAAAAAAAATTGAAGATGATCATATGTTTTGTTCCTGATGACCATCTTCAATAAAAAAGGTGTGTTAAACAAGAGTGGTATCAAGTATCGTGTGTGACACCTGAACTCGCTATTTACTAATGGTTAAAGTGATAATATGTTTAGCGAGAAAGTTTGTGGTTGTGTTTTATGAGAGTATTTGCTTTTTTTACAACCTCTGTACTGCACAATTCATATTTTATATTTTAGTAGGCGATTTTGCCAAAAGTAACAAAGACGAGTTAGGAAGGGATATGGACTTTTGTCATTTTGACTCGTCTCTGTTATAGTTAATAATTGTTAACTCTTCTTATATATACTTTATGGTTTTTTTATTTTTGAGTATAGGTGTTTTACCTGCCGAAAATCGATTCTACTGCCTCTATTGGGCGATTCGAGCCTTTTGAGGCTTTTTTTGGCGAAAAGAAGCCACGAGAAGTCTTATTTTTGTGTGTTTTGTAATCTGCCGATAGTCACAACCGTTCACAACGATCGCGGCGGACACAACCCACAAGCTCCAGAAACGAAAACCTCTCCAGAACCCCCGAAATCGCCTATTAACATAGGTTTCGAGGGGTTTACAGTTGACATAAGCAACAATCAACCCCAGCCAATGACAAAAAAACGCGACCGTCGCGACCGAAAGCAACCCCCAAAAATATCGAAAAAAGCCTAAAAAATTCGCATATTTTAGCCAAAAAATGCCCGAATAATCACATCGAAATGCAATTATTCTGCATATCGTGTTCTAAAATCATAAAAAATAACGAACTTATATACATTAAGTGGTTTTTTCATCGAAAAATTGCGAAAAATAGCTAAAAAATCGCGAAAAAATAGGAAAAAATCGGCTTACCACGATCGATGCGACCAACGCGACCATCGCGACAGACACGGTTTCACATCGATAAAAACAACAAAAAATAGCTAAAAAATCGCGAAAAAATAGGAAAAAATCGAGAAAAACGCAAGAAATTAGTGAATCCCACTAATTTCTTGCACATCGATAGAACGAAAACTACACAAAAAATAGGAAAAAATAGCTATTTTTTCCCAAAAAACGGGTAAAAAATGATACAAAATCTGAGTCTTAGAGGGGATTCGAACCCCCGGCCTTTCGATTACGAGTCGAACGCTCCACCAACCTGAGCCACTAAGACAAAGCTTGGCGATTAGCTACAACTTCCAAGGCGACATAATCGATCGCATCTTCGATATCATCATCCATAACTGTGATTCTGCGACGATTATCAGCACACACAATGCCCCTTTTAAGGCAGCTTGCGGCATAATCGGTCAGGTAATCCGCCAAGGTCTCGAGAGCCTCGGCTCCGATTCTAGCTTCTGGATCGATATCCTTCAATAATCTTCGGATTGCTCCTTCTCGAATGTAATCAGTCATTATTTCACCAGGTATTTAATAGCTAATTCGACATCTTTTTCATAAATAGTGCGACGTTTCGCGAGTTTCGCAGCGTCGACTGACTTTTCTGTTAGCTCGTAAGTATAATCTTCGACTTGTTTCAGTATCCTGTCTCTCGCTTCCTTGCTCAAATAGCTGTCGGGAGCGATCTCGTCCAACAGGTTTCTTATGCTTGATTTTGGAAAATTCATTCGATTCACCTCTTGATGTTAAGATTTCGGGGGCTTTTCGCCCCCGTCTTATTCGTTAATTATTGTATATTCACATATTTCGGAGAAAATAATGGTCCTTAGTGGACAATATTTCTTATATTTCCTATGTTATTTAAACTTATCCCATTTTTACTTCGTTATACCATTGTATAACGAACTAAATTCGGGTTTCCGCGATGATTTCGGGGTCGAACCCCCCCTGTCTGACTCGAAATTAGTGGACCAAATCGATGTGAATAGCTATTGCATTTCGATAAATTAGTGGACCCCGTCGATATGAAAGACGTGTTCACTTCGATAAAATTAGTGGATCCCACTAATTCTCGAAACCCGAAAACAAGCTCGGGGCCTCGAAAAATTCCCCCAAAAAATCCCCAAACGAAACACGCGCCGGGCTCGCACCCATCGCCACGCCACGCCACGACACGACTACCCCTCGACCCATCAAAAAAAATAGGGTGGCCCCGCCAATACGAAGATCACGATCGAAGTAAAAAATAATTATAACAGCTTCGTTTTCCTCATAACATTATTATTAGCTGTTATTTACGTGTCACAAAAAAATATAAAAAAAATTATAAGCATCCTAAGAGAATAGGATGCTGCAAATGAAACCTAAGATCCAACACATGATATTGAAAGCTACCAGGAATTGAATCATATCAATAAGTTCCTTGCCAGTTATAATACCACCTCCTCATCCTTTCTGCCATTATTGTCATAGTAGAACACGTCCCCAACATCAGCATCCTTATTGATTATCGCCTTTTCAAACGCAACCCTGCTGCTTGGTTTGAAGACATCTTTCTCTCCTATTGTCCAATATGAAGGAGTCTCATATTGCTGGGAAATGAACTCAACCTTTCCAAGAAGACCGTAAAACATTTCTTTTTCAGCCTCTGTGCGGGAAGTTCTGCCGAAATCGCTCAAAGCCTGCATTCGCATATGACGATTCATTTCAGCGAATTTGATGTCATCATCTCCTACCATGATGTGTACAATGTTTGAATGGTCTTTCACTCTTTCAAGCACTACAACCTTGAAGGTATAATTCTTTACACCATCTTCAAGTGTACCTCCGACATTTGTAATTTCCAAAAGGTTTCCATGGAAATCATTATAGATATGCTGGATGGCATTGTTGTGTGGCAACCAGAATTCATATCCATCTTCATCCCTACCAATCACCTGACGGTTTGGTTTTTCAGGACTTCTGACAAGATACATTCTCATGCATCCTAAAACGTTCATCAAATCTTTTACTAATGGAATTTTGCCTTTTTTCTCATTTTCATAACTAACCATATTATCACCTTTTTTATTTTTTTGGATTTTTAAGACTCACCATGTCTATCCGATAATCTCCCATACGATTTGTCCTCTGCATATTGAGCAGTAGTCACAACATTTGCAGTTACAGTTGCAGATATGAAGAGTTTCAATATCATATTCTTCAGGAAGATCTTCATATTCTTTCTCTATCATTTCAAATGATTCAATAGCTCTGAACCAATTAGCATCCTCAACTTTCCTGTACAGCTTCTCATTGGAAGCATTGAGTACTAACCAGTAAGGCTTGTTAGACCAATCAAGGTCATATCTTGCGGAGTAGATGTAGAATCTTCCATCAATATCCTTATCAGACATTCCTTTATCCTTCATCTTCTTCACAATACCATTCACAATCTCAAAGATTTCTTCAAGAGTTTCCTGATCAGGAACATCTCCTGTGTCACAGAATCTCATACCATTTCTATCATACATGATTTTCTTATAGAAGAAATCAATCTTCTCCTGTGTTGTATGAGTAGCCCAGGCATTCATTCTCTTCATTACTCTGTCTCTTACATTCTTGTAAGTAGTTTCCATATGCTTGGCATAACAGACATCAGGGCATTGACACAATCCGTATCTTTGACCTGAACACATCCAAGCCAATTCAAATGCCAAGTAGAACCATTTCTTTCCAAGCTTGGAGTTCTGATCGTCTCCAATCAATGGGAACTTTCCATGTTCGTCAAAGTATCTTTTCTCATATGCGCTGACTCCAAACCAGTCATCACCGAGTTTGTAATCTTTTGGCACAAGAACCCATGTGACTTTCAAGTCGGCGCTTGACTTTTCCTCGCCCGCTGCATTATAGTAGATGATTGGATTGTTCTTATCTCTGAACTCTCCATTCTCAACACATTCCATAAATGTCTTGTATTCTCTCTGGGTCAGCTTTGTCATCTTCCTGGTGGTTTCACTACTGATCCTGGTTGGACTTCCTCTGGTGAACAGTCTCCTATTGATGATGTTCTTGTCAATGTTTGACAAGTATGATGTTGTTTCTGATGTGATCATTCTAATCACATCATTCACAATACTATCCTGATTATGGATAGTCTTTAACTCATCATAATTACATTCACCCTTGATCGCCTTTACAAACAAGGCTTGTCCACTTATTTCATACAACTTACTCTTGCTGCTGTTGTTCTTACCATTCTTGTAGACCGGAACCATTGTATCTAAACATTCAATATCAATGTTACACATCTCTTCAAGAGTGTATAATTTATTAGCAATTACGTCTTCCATGATTAATTTTCTTGCAGTTCTTTTTACCATAATATCATCTCCATTTTTTATTTAGTATTCATTAAATTCGTAGTATAATCCTTCGTATATGTCTTCAGGGTAATCTTTCTCAGCCATTTTCATGAAATATTTACATATTTTCTTATTGTACTCCTCATCTTCCTGCATTCTCTTCAAATGCTTTTTAAACTTCTCTAAATCTTCTCCACCTTTGTAGAACAACACAGCATCATTTAGATACATGAACACTCCTTGTTGTTTAAAGTAGATTTGCGGTTCTTTACTGAACTTGATTTTTCCATCTATTATCTTATAATCACACTCTATTCCAATAGTGTAATTACTTCCTAAAAATTCATTATGCAATTCGTTTATTAAATATCCTTGTTTCATTTTCATTGTATCATCCTCTATTAATTCAAATTCAACTCTCCAGATTAATGTATCTAATGATACATCACCATTTAGGTTTTTAAAATATTTTAAATAATCTTCTTTATCATTAAAACCTTCCTTTCTTCCTTCCTCATCAGTTAATTCTGATAAAGGTTCAAGGCGACAATCCTTGATCAGGATTTCGCCATATACTTCAGGAGTACGATCTATTTTAATCTTGTGACGTTTTCCAGGAATTGCTGGTCTGCGTCCGGTTCTATTCATTCTCCTGGTTACTGTCTTATTTCCATTGATAATTTGATTCTTGGTGTGTTCATCGAACATCACCTTATCATACCTCCATATTTATTATATTCCATATTTGCCTTTTCAATCTTATCCCATCCCGGATAAAAGTCATCCATTAGTTTTCTGAACTCACTTCCATGATTATGAACATACAAGTGTGTTAATTCATGAGTAATCACTTCCTTAATGATTTCCTCAGGCATCTGAACCAGCACAAGGTTAATCCAGATTCTTTCAGCCACTACATTGCATGTTCCCCATTTGGTTTTCATTCTTTTGATTCGGAATTCCTTAGGAGCTCTTCCTGTAACTTGAACACACTCATCCATCATTCTCGGAAGTTCCTTTTTGAATATATTTCGTCCTAGTCTTTCAGCTGATTTCATCATATCACCATATAAAATTATGGTGTTATTATTAATTTCTCCAATCTTTGTCCTACCCCCTCTATATTCAATATCATATTTTTTTCCAAAAAGATACATTGAAGAGAAATCAATCTCTTTTTTACTTTGATCGATTTCCTTTTGCATCTCTCTTAATGTATCAACATTCTCTTTCAATAAGGTTTCGACATAATCCATCTCCACCCATGATGGAACAGACACATACACCTGCATGCGTCTTTTATCTGCTCCAATTTTAAGGGACCTCATTCTCTTATTATTTCTGACTCTTATATCTACATCTATTCCTTCTATATTCATATTATCACCATTTCTTATTATTTGCAAATAGCTTTAAAACGACCATTGTAAAAAAACAAATTATCATTTATTTTAATGAAAGTTTTATCATTAATTAAATCATTAATAATAATATCATAATTTAAAAAGTCTTTGATATTTATACTTCTTGCCTTCACTCCATGACAATTGATAAAATAATCAATTATATCATTTTTTGAATAAAGAAGATTTAAATTAATTAAATCTTCAATATCAATTATATCAATATTATATTCGTTTTTAATAAAATTAATAATATTATTTTTATCATTATTATTTACATTCATTTCAATACCCTCAATATTTATTTTTTATTAACAACTTTCACTATATAATTGTTCTCCAACATACTTCATGATAATCTTATCAAGGTCATCATATTGCCAACCATTATATTTAAAACATTTTCTTTCAAAATCATATCCCATGAATTCAAGAATCTCTGTCTTTGCTTTGTCTAGGTCTACCCAATCACAACATTCCAGGATATTCATACAAAGACTTAAATCTTCACTATTTCCAAGTTCATCGAAACCTAATCCAATCGGATAAGTCATATTTCTTAAGATACAGAATCTTGAATATTCATGCTGAATCTCTAATAATTTTTGCTTATTTATCTTCATATTGTATCACCTTATATTATTGATTAAAATTTTTGATTTAATTAAAAAAATTAGAAATGATAAAGTTTTCTTTCTTCATCTGTCATTTCGTTAATAATGTCTGCTATGAAATACATCCATGCATTATCTATTGTATGTGAATTCCACATATCTAAATTATCTTTATCACAAAATACATCTAAAGCATCTTGTCTAAATCTTGGCGGAACTGATTGCACACACTCAAACATTTCGATGCCTAAATCACTTTTTCCAAAATAAGCTCTTAAAGATGATTTATTATGAATATTCACTTCATCATAAGATATTGGAGTATTTTCAAAATCTTTATCAATCGGATTAACAATTGCATCATCTTCAATCATATTAAAATCATAAACTAAACCTGAATCATCACTAACAACTCTAAAAATATTATCAGAATTAGTTCTAATAAATAATTCGCCAGTTATTTTTTCAGATTTATATCTTCCAACTCTGATAAATAACTCATCATCAACAACAACTTCATTTAAAACTTCACCTAATTTTTGAAAATCTATCTTCATTCTATCACCATATAAAAATTTAAATTAATTATCTTTAATAAAACCATTCTCATCATATTCAAAAAGAATTTCAAATTCATTTAATTCAGATAAAGGCATTGTAGCCAAAGTTGATAAATTAATATCACAAAATTCTAAAAGAAAATCTTCCTCAGAATATCTAGCAACCATATCATCTTCATCATTCTTTAAAAACTCAGTACCATCTAAATAAATCATTTCAAAAATATTATCAATAGCAAGACCATTAACTAACAACATACAATCAGGTAAATAAACTCTACCATTATTTTCAATCAGTTCATTTATCAATTCTTTTTTACTATTAATCATTACAATCACCATCTACAATCATATCGTTTATCTTTTTCGTAATTTTTTTTCTCAGATTCTGTAACTTTTTTACAAAACTCTAAATCAAGCATATCCCAGTCACGAGCATACTCATCTTCTTCTAACCAATCATACCACCAATCACTTACATCACTAATACTTTTGAATTCATTACAGATTTCAAAGCATTCAACAGTATATAATGGTTCATCGTCTTCTTCACGATAACGACTCCAGAAACCTAAAATATATTCTTCATTGTTATTCATTCAAATCACCTTTAATATTAATTATTACCATTCATTTAATTTAAAACAAATTCTATTCTCACAATATTCATCAATCTCATATGTGAATATTTTCATTCCAAGTTTTTGATTTAATTCTTCAAAATACTTCTCAATTCTTGGTTTTACAATTTCAAATTCCTCTTGTAAATAAACTTGATATTCATATTCATCATAATTGAAATCAGCAATTGTTTTAAGTTCAATATCACCATTCAATGGTCTGTAATCTAATCGGAGACTGTTATCTCCAACCCATTCAAAACCATATTTCTCATTTAATTCTTTAAACATTTTTTGTAATTCATTTTTTATAGAAGTCATACCATCAACTCCTCATCATCAATTGATATTTTTTTATTTGCTCTAACAGTAATTACATCATCATCAGAATCCCAGAAGGAATCTCCTCTAACATCAATAAATTCTAAATCAACATAATCATAACACTCTTTAAAATCTCTCATATTCTCCACATCAGATTCATCAAATCTGAATGCGAATATTGTATTCCCATACATGTCCTCTAATTCTATAATCATAATTATCACACTCCATATAAAGCCTGCGGATCAACTCCGAAGCTTCTCGCATCCTTCAACATTCTCATGAACCTATTTTGAATAGTCTTATTATCTGCGAATAAACAAAAGCTTGTTAAGCCAGCATCCACAGTCACAATCCCATCATCAGTATAAGTCACACATTCTCTAAAATCATCCTTATTCAGGACACTATCTAAACAATTTACTAAATCCAAAATGTCATCATTATCATATTTTTCATAAAATCTCATATTATCTACCTCCTTTAATCATCTGAAAAGATTTTACAACTACCTTCCTCTTCTATCAAATCTATAAAATTATTCAATATCAGGCTTACAAGATACTCACCTAATCCTTCTCGAAGATATGTTTCTGTAACTTCTGGATAAACCATATCACATTCTGGTTTATCATGATAAGTCATATTCTCATATAACAATTCCGCATATAACTTGTTCAGGTCAATAACGATTTTTTCGTCATCATCATCAACCCATGTGTCATAGAAGAATTCCTCAGTCACATCTGCTTCTGATATTTCATCATTAAACAATAATGTTTCTTCCTGAACCGCTGTTCTTATCTTATCAACATCAAACTCCATGTTAATCACCTTTATATTAAGTTTATTATTTTATTACACCATACCGTACATTAATTGTTTATCACTATTTTATTAACAATATTACTACATATATCCAGATCAGTTTCAATAATAGTTTGAACATCTGAACACTCATCATCGTTAACAACAATTCCTATTTCATCATCACACTCTATATAAATCACTCCTAATCGATGTCCATGGATCACCTCTCCCCAAGCTTCTAATGAGAATCTAAAATACTCTGCATCTGATTCTAAATCCTCTATTATATGGTCTAGAACCTGATGATAATTAAAACATTCCAAAGCCAATTGTTCATGCCGATTTTTTTCTCCATCAAAATTAACAACATATATCATCCTCATGATAATCACCATACAATAATATAAAAAATTCATTGCTCATGGCAATGAATTAATAAACTCAATAACTTCCATCTCTTTTCTTTCCTCTTCATCTAATCTCTTTGCTTGCACTTCCAGATTGATGATTTTTTTATCAGAGTATTCGAAGTCCGCTTCATAATTCTCAATATAATCATTAATGGCTCTTCTGAGTATGTAAAGATTACTCTTTATTGTTACATAATCATCATAAGCGAGAGCTGATTGATTTATTGGATTGATTTCATCCAAACAATTTTTTCTTAACCATTCCTTTAAGACTCTTAAATTAACGATATTAATTCTTCCTGTGCTTACATGATAAGCGAAGTAATCATCATCAACACTTTCCATGATTTTCTGAATCACAATATCGTATTTTGATTCCAATATCAAGACACAAGGTTTTTGTCCTAAGCAAAACTGGTCAACTTCTTTAACATATTTCTTTTCTTTTAAAATCTCAATTAAACATTTAATATTCATATTATCACCATTTATTATTATATTTCACTAAACCGTAAATACATGATGCATAATTATGCACCATGCCGTTAATTATTACTTATAATATTACATACATTCCATTGCAGATTTCACTTGACTCGTAACAATCTTCGATATCAAAATTATCACAGATCTGCTCGCTTAACTTTTCCACCTCAATGTTAATATTCTCCATAGCTTCACACCATGGAACTCTATCTTCATCATAATTTATACAATAATCCTCTTCAGTATCATACCATTCACAAGGGTCGCAATTGAACTCAAACAACAACCAATACTCGTTTTCATCGCATTTATCAATATCAATCAATTTAAGGTTTGATTCTTTATTAATAAACTCTTTAATCTTGGCAATCATCATACTCAACTCCATAATCGATTATCTGTTGAATCAAAGATTCAATAACTTTTTCATATATAGGTCTTAAAGTCTTATCATATCCGTCTGCTTGTAATCCTCCAAAATGTTCATTATACAAAATCGCTAAATCAATAGCCTTTTGAACATCATCACTTCCAATTAACATATCCAAATCTTCTCTGCATGATTCGAAAAAATCATCAAAACAATTGACATCAGAAGTATCACTATTAAGGACAAAATGTAGTGAGGCTTGTATTACATGTTTGACGAATTTTCTTTGTTCACTCTTGATATTTTCATTATGATAGATATCAATTAATGTTAATAGATTCTTAATATTTGTCTTTTCTGAATTCATATAATCACCTTTTTTAAATATAATATAATGTAATATAATAAATATATTACACTTCTTCATTTTAAATTATTTTTTGTCTTTATCAAGTCTAAGATAATCCTCTACATATGTGGCTAAAACTTTAGGATGAATCAAGAAGCCAGTACAATCATAATAAACACAATCAGCAACATCATCACCTCGTTCATTATAATAACACATATCCTTCTCGTTCCATTTCCAGGTATAATTTTCTACTAATTCCATTACTTCTACTTTTATTACTTCTATTATTGTTTTGTTTAATTCAGAATTCATTTGCTCACCTTTTTAAATATTAATAATGTAATATAATGAATATATTACACCATACCGTATTATTTTTCAGGAACCCATACATACACGGCCATGCCATACTGACACCCGATGTTAAAATCACCAATGGTAATTTCAATACCATATTTGTCATATTTCTTTTTCAGTTCTTTAACTCTCATTTCAACATCATTAATGATATTCATGCATTCTCTTATATAAGTTCCGTTCAAATCATACTTATCAAAATTTCCACGATATTTTTCGAAATCATCATCGGGGCAGATCAATTCGGCGGAGAAGAATTCAATCATATATTTCCAATTTCCAACAGGTCTTGAAGCCATTTCATTAGGATTATTATATATATAACCGAATTCAATTATATTATCTTCTTCATTTAGAATATCTTTGATGATAGATTGATTGCTTGTATAATTGAGATTCTCTTCTATTATGAATCCCATCCAATGTTCCCAACCATCGCAACCATCATCGATAATACCATTATCGCCGAAACGAATGTTTAAAAAATTAAGATTCTTTTTTAACAATTCAAGCTTTATAAGCATATAATGCTCTAATATTTTTGCCTTTTCCAACTCGAAGTTTTTTGGAGGCTGAACATATTTTCCATTTAAACAAATCGGTCCTGTGCTAATGCTTAATCCAATAGTTAATTTGTCAGTTTCAATATCAATCAACTTATCAACATTTCTGGCATCTCCGGTCAGTCCATCGATTTCAATTGGAGAACCATTTTTCACACCGTCCAGAACCATCCATGTATCACTGACATGAACTCCTATTGAAGTCATGGCTTTATCAATTTCAATAACAGCTTCAATAATGTCTTGTATTTCATTTGCCATATTCTTATCTAATTTCATTCTATCATCTCCACATCAAATAAGTCTAAATTATAAATGAAATCTATGATTTTCTCAATATTCTCTTCATAGATCAGCTCATCATCTTCAACAAGCTCTTTAATATTTCCTTCAAAAGCTTCTATTAAAGAGTTATAACGATAAACCATATCATAATTTTCAAAGTCAACGAATATTATATGATTTAACATAGAGCCTTCAATGAAGCTAGTAAGCTTATCTCCCATCGGTAGAACATCTACCATATTATGAATATCATCTTTTGTGATAAAATCTACATTGTAAATATCACACATTCCTTCTGTTTGGGTGCAGATGTTTTTCATTACATTAACCATCTTGTCGAAATAGTAAGAATCTCCGATTCTTGTGTACTGCCTCAATGATTTTAACGGATTATCTCCGGCATCAAATAATTCATATAATAATTCACATAATTCTTTATTGTCTATTTTTTTCTTATTCATAACAATATCTATAACTTTCAAGTCATCCATTTTGAATTTCTCCTTTATTATTTTAACACTTATACATTATAACCATATAATGTACTAACCCGTATAAAATTATATTACATAAAGGACATTATTTATTGAATAACATCCTTTACATATATATTCAAAAACAATTTCTTTTCAAATAAACATTTACTCCGAATTCCTTGTGGAAGTACAAGTCATCATCTTTCCTGTCTTCACACACAAACAGAGAACATTCATAGTACTTCAATTCCTTATTGATATGGTCGCAGAATTCCACTATCTTGTTGGAAAACTCCAATGTGATATCATATATACTTATGACCCATTCTCGATACTCCTTAAAATTCTTGAGGTCACAAGGAGAAGTGTAGTCTGTGAGTACACATAAATGAGTAAGTAATTCACTCTCTTCAAGCTCCTCAATACAAGGTTCGCTATTGCAAGGGTCATGAGAAACAATGCTATCAAGATACCAGAACAAATCGTCATATTCTTTCAGTTCACTGTATATGTAATTCAATTCGTTTTTGCAGTTTTCAGCCAATTTTAAAACATTCATAGTCAATCACCATTCGTCCTCTTTTTTAAAATAATTACAGAAGATAATATCTTCATCATTTAAATCATTCATCCATTTACCATACCCATTACAATAATCATCCATAGTTTCTCTTGCAAATGGGTGTTCCTCAAAATGTTTGCAAATTTCACAATCCATAATACCATCATTTAATTTTGTTTTATATTTTTGATAAGGGAGAATATTAACTCCCATTTCTCTTCACTTATTTAACATCCAAAGTTTACTATTGCGGCATCTCTTACCTCATTATAGGTTTTGTCTGTCAAACCATAACATTTAATTCTATAATGAAGTTCATGATCTATGTCATCGACAAGGATAATAATATCATCATCTAACCAAATATGGATCAGTTTGACATTCGCTCCAATTTCTTGTTCTTGGACTTTGACTCCGTTGATGTTGATGTCTTTCGCAATATTTTTTAGGCATTTGTATGCATCTTCTACCTTTATTCTATTAGGTTTGTCTTCAAAATTTCCGGTTGGGTTTCTTTCGCTAATTTTTATATACATTTAATCACCTCTTAATTGTATTCTTACTTTATTTTCGGTATCATCAGTATCAATATCTGTGATACTTATATCTCCATCACATGTACCAATACTGACTCCTTCTTCTTCATTGTCCACAATCTCTACTGCTCCGATTATCTTTTCAGAATAATCTAATATCTCTATCTTCATATTATCACCTATATTTTTTTGTTTTTTTGAGGCTTTTAGCGACATCCTCCAGGTCGAGAGAAATTCATCTCTAAAATCAACAAACGAACAAACAACCGAATACGCATTCGTTTGGTTACAATCACTCTAATCCATTCCAATCCATGCAATGGGCTCTACGGTATTCATAATCTCTAATGTTCCGTTCAGCGATTGCTCTTTTGTATTCAGAGTCTCTCGGTCCGTTGTCACACACACCGCATGTTCCGTACTCGCATTTCTCACATAACTTTGGGTTATGGTGCTCATTGTTTCCCCAGGTTTCATATTCTGTCATGATATCACTTCATCTACCTTTATTCTTCATTTGCAAATAGCTGTTTCTCTTTATTTTCACATTCGTATAATGCTCTTTCTGTTTGCTCTAATTCTTTTGCTCTTTCACTTAAAATTATCTTCATATTCTCATCTCCTTTTTTAGTATAAATTAATTTTAACATAATAATTCTCTTTTAGTGCTTCATCAATTTTCTGGAAAACATCCTTATGTTTGTTCACGACTTCTTTAACTCTATCCTGTCTTTTATAAGCTTCTTTAAAACGGTCAAACTCTTCATCTACTATCTCAATTACTCCAACACATTCTTCATTGGTCATGTCATTCATATATGGACTTAAAACATCCCATATCTCAAAATCATGCCAGTTATTCCAAAGATACTCATTCTCTTCATGAACATATCTCTTACCATCAATAATCTTTACATCTTCGTGAACCAAGTAAGCTCTAACACTCATAATATCACCTTTTCCATCTCTTCTTCTATTTTTTTAAGAATTTTATATTCAAGATTTTCTCCTTCTTCCCAGAAGTCCAATCCCATCTACTTTTTCATATTCAACTTCATATTTTTCTGCAAGAGGAATAACTTCATCAAAGGACTCTTCAGCAGCTATTTCATCTCTTTTACAATACATGAATCTGCATTCATGATTTCCTTGCAACCAAGCTAATTCCATTAATCTCTTATCAATTCTGCTTTATCTATATCCATATTTAACACCTACATTATTATATACAATATATTATATATTGCATTATACCGTTTAAAATACGATATACCCATATTTAACATTATAATGAATTTCCATGTCGTTGTTTTTTATTTCTTTAGCTATTTCGTTAATTAAACACCCCAACTCATCGAACACAGTTTCTCCTGCCTCTGTATGACCATACTGGTCATAATTTAATTCACATTTAATTCCTTGATATTCTAAAGCTTCAATAGTGATTTTACTTTCTTCTTCAAAATCATATTCACGCTCTGTAAGTGTTGCCAGAGCTTCATCAGCTCTGACAAGGTCTATTAGTAACTGTATCTTATTACTAATTTTACAATCTCTGGTGATAATCATTCGATCAACTCCCAAATCTTCAACACACAATGATAATCTGGATATTCTTCCCCATCTAAGCCACATACACTAGATTCATCAGAATAATTATGAGAAAAAATAAATTTTTCATCTAATGTCTTATCCAACACATATAACAAGGTTTCAATTGACTCTTCGAAGCTTCCTTGCTTATCTAAATAATCAAACAAGTCAAAGACTAATCCTTTTTTATTACCTTCATCAAGTTCCATGACACTATAAACAAGAATATCTCCACCGATACACTGGTCTAAGATAGCTTTTTCAACATCATTTAAATTCATAACATCACCTTTATATTTTTTTTTGAGGCTTTTAACGACATCCTCCAGGTCGTGTTCGACTATCTTATTCCACTTTAAGGGTTGCCTTTAATAGTGGAATCATTAGTTCAAATCTCTTGTCGAGGGTTTCTTTCTGACCTTCTAATTTGAGGATTTCGCTCTCATATTTTTTTTCACCTTTCAGTTTGTTTTGGTACTTCTGATCCTGCTCGATGAGAGCAGTTGTTTTCTTATCAGTCATCTTTTTGATTCCGAATTCTTTTTCGGTTTCTTCGGATGACATTCTCGCGATTGACAATGTCATCTCACTTCTTCTCAATTCCTTTGCGTTCTTGAATTTGAAATGCAGTCTCCTGCATTCATCTAATTCTTTTTCTAACTGAGCTCTTTCGTTCAGTATGTTTTGCGCTACGATTGCTACATTGTTTTCCATATTTTCAGTCTCCTTCATTTAAGATATTGTGTAGTTATTCTTTTCTAATATTCTTTCGACTTCTTCTCTAATGTCTGCTTTTAAATCTGCTACTGCGAGATAACAATCTTTTTCGATACTGTCATCGGATACTTGTTTGTCATTTTTGTTCTCATACATTAATTCTTGGGCAATTATTTGCCCTATCTCTTTTGCATCCATGTTTTCAGCCTCCGGTATTTTTATAGTTGCCATTAGATCTTTACTTGCGAAGATATCATCTTTATCTCCATTGTTGATGATATTCTCGGGATTGATTTCTTTGAATTGTGTATCTGGATCAAAAGACTCTATAATATCTATTTCACCATTGTTTTCGTATAAACGCAGACCATACTCTTTTCCGTTTGTTTTTATTTTCAGTATCATTTTATCGCCACCTTAAATATAATTTTCTTCAATTTCGTTTTTTATTTCATTCCAATCTAAATGGGAAAATTCATTCTCCCAGGTTGCTTCGCAAGCTTCCCAGAATTTTGTTCCCATCACATCATCTTCTTCAATATCATCATGTATTACATGTAGGTAGTAAGCTACCTGTTTTATATCATCTTTGTCAAAATTATCCATTTCTCTTTCACTAAACATATTTAATCACCTTTTTTTATTTTTTTGTTTTGCATTTTTGATATGGGAGAATGCTAACTCCCAATAATTCGACAGTCTATTTGAAATCGTTCCAACAGGAAACCCTGATATAATTTTTTAGGTTTCCTTCTTTTGTATTATCGAACATGTCAAATTCGTCGTAATATAATGGGAGTCTTTCTTCTCCCTTTTTATTTAATCTCACTATTTCAAGTGTTTCCACTCCATCGTGGTGAAATGCCTTCATAATGAGTCTGTTTCTCATTCCCTTATACAGCTTCACCGCATCAGCTTTTTCGCCAAAATCTATTACTAATTCTTTGATATTTTTATAGAAGTTGGTCCAGCGATCTGTGTTGTTGGGACCGAATCCGTACTTTCTGTATGAATCCACACAATGGCCGGCATATTTGTATTCATTTTGAGGGAAGATGTTGTCAAAGTTTTCCCATATTATGTCATGTAAACTGTCAAAATCAGCTTCTTCTTCAATATCAAACATATCATATATATCATTACTCCATTTCATTTCCATATATATCACCTTTTATATTTTTTTGAGGCTTTTAGCGACATCCTCAGGTCGAGAGAAATTCATCAGTCTAATCCAAAAATACGATCCATTTTACGCATTCTTGTTTGCTCTTCACAGAAGAGTTTGCAACGTTCTTTGTCATCACAATCTTCTGATTTTATATAAAGAAGAAATTTATATGAACCCAATATCTTTATGTCATATTTTTCACACTCTCGTTTTAATACATTGCGCAAGGCCCATGCTGGACGCCAGTTGCTCCACCAGAGATAAACATTATCTATTTTGTTGTTTCTCTCGGTTGTAAAGACACCACATTTTAACATGTCCTTGAAATCCAAAAGATTTTCTTGCATTTCTGCATAGTCTGTTGAATTTTTAATAATTTGTACAACATTATCCACTACTTCCTTGTTAACCATAAATAGGGGACCACATTCGATATGGTAGTAGTCTTCAATTGTAGGCGCAATTTTGTCGATTATGCTTTGCGCATGATTTTCGACATTCTCGTGTTGGCTTTTTGCATATATATGATATATCATGCCATTTTCAAATGGGTCGTTAATGTTTATTTCTTTTACTTCATCTGCTTTTTCTATAAATTCTTGCATTTTCATATTATCACCTAATCTTTGTTTTGAGGCTTTTAGCGACATCCTCCAGGTCGAGAGAAATTCATCTCTAAAATCAACAAACGAACAAACAACCGAATACGGTTATTTGTTCATGGAGATTTTTCTATTAAATAGTATCTTATTCGGTGTATCACCTTTAATATTTTTCTCCATCTAATTCAATTTCTTCATTTATTTCAATTCCATAGTAGTCACCTAAATGACCACGTACTTCATTAATCAATGAGGCTCTTGCTGTTTTACCTTTAGATGTATGACATCTCCTAATATTCATTAAGATGATGTTTTTCACATCTTCGGAAACCAATTCACTTACAAAGATCTCAACGTCAGATGGTTTGAGATTTTCTACAAATTTTTCTAATGTTTCAAATTTCATTCTTCTTACCTTTTTTGTTTTTTGTTTTGCATTTTTGATAAGGGAGAATGCTAACTCCCAATCGTTCGACAGTCTTATTCAAATTCATTTTTCAAAAGCATGACTGAATTTCTAATTGAATCCATATAAGGATCCTGATTACATATTTCATCAGTCACGCTTTCATTAATCTGATAAGCGTATTCCTTCAACGCTTTTACATAGATTTCTGGAACATCCTCAGGCTTTGGTCTGAGAGGGATGTCCTCCTTTTTCGGAGGGATTTGATTCCCTTGGAGATATTCTGTGATTGTGTAACAATCATCATATCTTTTATTCCAAACTTCAATATTCAGGTTTAGGAGGTTCATAAACAATACATTATAATCCCCCAATGTAAATCTATTAATTAGAGTAGCCACTAATTGGATACTCTCTATATTACATATATACATACTCATTTTTATCACCATATTTTTTTTGAGGCTTTTAACGACATCCTCCAGGTCGCATTCAACAATCTTATTCCCAGTCGAAACCAGCTGGTTTCCAATATACTGAGTCAACTTTCACATCTCTCACATTTGTGAGGATTGTTTCTGATGCGGCACGATTTGGATAATCATGTTGCATAAAGATGAATACATTTTTTGTAATTCTGCTGATTTTCCTGACATCAGGCATAAATACTCTGTCATCACAACCATCGTTTACAATGACATTGTTGTGTCTGCCTGCTCTCAAAAGAACAATATCGTTCTCCATCACATCCTGTGTGATGTTTAGATTTGTTTTTTCGTAAACTGTCTTTACCTTCATTTCCTCAACATTTGCTACATTGCGGATACTAATATGTCCTCCACATTTTTCATTGGAATCGTTCACGGGATGAATTTCCCCTGTGATTTTTCCTTGATATGTATCTAAATTAATCGCATCCGCTTTTACACAGATGTTGTTAATTTTGATATATTTTGGCTCAAAGACAACGTCTTTGGCATTTAGTTCACCTTTTTCTATTTTTTTAAGATATTTTTTTATCATAGTATCTACCTCATACGTTTTGTTTTTTTTGAGGCTTTTAACGACATCCTCCAGGTCGAAACAATTCGTATAAAAACTTATCTGACTTTGTGACTTTCGACAATCTCTCCTTTGATTTTTACACCAACGATTACTCCTCCATACATGTCATTAGTACAGAAGAAGTCACCTACTTTTACTAGATTTTTGTCAACAATATCCCAGTTGTTATTGTTTCCAATCCCGTATGCGTGTTTTAAACTTCTGCCATCTAACTCGAAGCCGTAATCTTGGATGAATTTATCAAATGCATTTGCAACCATCTTTGTTTGCATTCTCTTTATTCCATAATCATATTCCTTATACTCTTCTTTATGATGTTGAATATAGGTGAGTGCTGGGTGTATGCACCTCTTGAACTCGTCCATACATTCACTTTCAACATAAACTCTTTCATCGTACTCTGTAATCATTTCATCTACCTCTTTAATTTTTTTGAGGCTTTTAACGACATCCTCCAGGTCGCATTCGACGGTTATTTATTTGAAGGTTATTTCAAGACGGTCCTCTTCGTATTCGTGGGAAAAGTGAATTCCTTTAAGATCTAAGTCATTAAGGAGGAATTCCTTTTCTTCATCATCAATATAGCAAACTAAAGTTCCGTCTCTAGCCTCGTAAGTGCCTGCATAGTGCTTTACAATCTTATCGATTTCTGAAAAAGTCTCAAAATCCATCTTATTCGCCTCCTTCAGGGACGGTGATTAGGCAAAAGCCTAACACCATCATCAAAGTGCATAGGAACAATCCAGTCCAAAGCATTGGATTGTCTCCGATCAAGAGGATTAATCCTCCGAAGACAAGACCAACCAGACTCATTGTCTCCGGTCTTGGGAGGAATATCATAAGTATTCCCCCATTTCTTTGATCAAAGAGTTGATCCAGTCGGTTAATCCAGCTTTTTCAAATTCATTAATTTCAGCTTCAAATCCCATACCGGTGTAGTATGGCATGTTTCCTCTGACTTTTGCAAGTAGTTTGCGTGCTTTCTTAGCCGCTTTGTTTGCGACTCTCTGTTCAACTGCTTCTTCGACTCCATTAAATTTAATAACTGCAACTTTTCTGCTTGTCATTATTTCACTTCTCTTTTTTTGTTTTTTTTGAGGCTTTTAACGACATCCTCCAGGTCGCGTTCGACGGTTATTTATTCATTTAATAAATCCTGAATGATTTCAGGATCTATTTTTTCTAATACTTCATCAGGAATGATTATTTTCATTCCTTTGAACTCTGGTACTTTTTTAAGTACCTCAATTAATTTTTCTTTTTGTTCCATATTATCGACCTCTTTTTTCCTTAATACTCGATTTTGAGTCTTGCGACACTCTTAAATCGAGTGAATGAGATTTTCTTAACTTCTTCTAACTCGCTTACTTCTGCCATTATTTTACATATTGTTTTAGGTTCTCCTCGGATTTCAATTCCGTGGCAGAACCCATTATAATAATGACCTTTGATATAGTCATTATCTACAATTTCTTTAATTTTTTCTTCAATATTCAATAGCATCACCATCCTTCTATGTCACTCTTTTTAGCCATCCAAATGGCGCTTGCGGCTTCTTCAGCCGCTGTCAACTTAGGGTAGATGCCTAAGTCTGCCCTGAGGTATGCCTGTACTTCAGCTACCTCATTATATTTAAGCAGATTTTCATTAGAAGGGTCTTGTAAAACCCTTTCTGCCATTTCCACCCTCTTATGGGTGAGTTCTACTAACTCTTCGAGTTTCTTTAACTCCACTACTTTTTTCATATTACCTACCTCTATAAAATAATTGGATTTTTAAGACTCACCATGTCAAATCAACAGTTTATCCAAGAGACTCGTAAATTAACTCTTTAACTGCATCATCAAGAGTCATTTCTGATTCAAATGACTCTTTGAATCTTTCTAAGATTTTATCCGGAGTGCAGGCTTCTAAAAGCCCGTCTATTTTAACTCCGGAAATTCTACCATTAGCAACAATGCAATCTCTTGCATTATCACATTCTTTTTTTAATTCCAAATACTCATCAGCATTTAAAATTATTTTAATCTCAACTTTCATATTATCACCTTTTTCTTTTTTTTCTTTTTTTCATATACGAACAGTCATCATGCATCATTCAAACTCACCATAACCATTCGTTCGCCCAAACCCACACCACACACCATTTTTTCGCGTCTCCCATTCAACCACTCACCCCTGATGTCACAATTTTTTGTGACATCAAGGGACCATCCTTTTTTAAATGTTTTATCCTACACATTATCACCTTTTTTTCACATCCTGATGTCACAATTTCCTAATCGTGGCATCAGATATATCTCAACTAGACGGGCACTAATTTGACCATTCCATTAATAACTTCTAATTCATAGAAGGTATCATAATGGTCAAAGGTGACCAGGATATCATCATCAGTTATTAATATCCTGATCCTTCTCCTGTTACTATAAGGAGTGGTTGCGACATCAATTTCTACGTCACCAGTATAATCTCTGATTCTATAGATTGTCGCGTCGACTCCTATACTCATAGGAGGTCCGCCTGACCATCCTTGGTCAAGCAAGTCCTCATAATCAACGTACCTGTCATCATTATAGACATTGAAATCAATGTGGTTTAATAATAACAAATCATTGATTATTTTTTGAGAGAAAACATTTGTTATCTCTTCCATTAATGCTTCTTTATCAACTTCGAAGCCAGGAACAGACCTTGCAAATCTTTCCTCCCAACTTAGGAAATTAGAATTATAATAAATGCTCTGACCTACATTATGACAATAATCAATGTCTGCTAAAGCCTTATCTCTACTAACTTCCTGAATGATATCATAAGTATGCTTATTATAACATCCCATGATACCATTTTGTCTCTCTAAATACCAAAGGTATTCAGAGTAACAATCATCAATGACTTCTTCTTCGAAATTATATCCTTTGATTGCTATTTGCACCTCTTCTTGGAGGTGCTTGTCATTTATAGGTAGATTTGTAAATCTACCTGTTTTTTTATTGCCTTTATGAAGCATTGACATGCACCTCCTTTTAATTTTATCATATGTTTCCGGTGCATAAGAAACTTATTTATAGGCGAATATGATACACCCGATATCTACGTGTTGGAATCGAACCAATCTTATTCCTAACCATAGGACGTAGATATGTTAATGGATTTGGATGTGCCATTGGGGGTTTGTTGAGACCCCCTAAAGCCTGTATCATGGAATCGAACCATGACTGAATCACCAGAACAGGCAATTCACAGCTTCAAGGTTTCTTTTTCTTGTTTAGGTGGAAACCAGGGCAAAGACACCTAGCATTCGTAGGCTTCGATGAGAGCCCAATCTTGGTTCTCACCGATGATGCGAATGTTTCTCATTATTTTCTTGACACCTTTTGTATTTCCTGTATTCAATGCTTTTTTCATTTCCTCTATAAGGAGACCGATTAATTCAATCTCCTCTAAGAGGAAATCTTTATTAAGACTTTGGATGAAACTTGCAGCTTCCTGCAAAGTTTCTTCCATTTCTTTTCTCTCGTTCATACTTTCACCTAATGTTTCGTTTTCGGATTTTTAAGACTCACCATGTCAATTCGACTACTTATTCAATGTAATTAGAGGCTTTCACCTCCAGTACTTCCCAAAATGTGTGGAGATATGCTCCACCATTGTGGGACTTCTCGGGAATGTAATTATCCCCGTTGAATTCCTTAAATCTCACTACAACTCTGCTCTCCCAGCAGTCATGGTTCATCTGGGAATAATGTCCTCTAAGGGCGTCCACATCGAACTCCCCTGATGATGTCATCACAATATCTCCTTTAGCCACTTGGTCTTGAGACCTTATGACTATTTCATCGACATTTACTGCCTCAGCTAAATACCACTCTTCTGTGAAGTCGTTGTAGACTTCTTTCCCAACAGTCTCTTGTGATTCGGTCACAGTTCCGTACCTACCTTTGTAGGTGATTTTTTTGCCGGTTGATAAACCTTCATATGTCATTCAGAATCCCTCCTTTTTTTATTGTCATGCTGGACAGGGATTGTCCTTGTTTATTGGCATGCATGACTCACCAGCCTATGATAATGACAAAATTCATAGGACTTGATAACTCATTAATGGAATCGAACCATTACAACGCCAACCATGGATGAGTTACTGTTTTGAACTCAATTCGACTACTTATTCAATGTAATTAGAGGCTTTCACCTCCAGTACTTCCCAAAATATGTGTAAATACCTTCCACCATTTCTGGATTTTTCCGGCACATAATGTGTACCGTCAAAATCAAGAAGTTTTGCGATTACTGTGCTTTCAAAATAATCTCTTTTGAGATTACAATAATCATACTCTAACGCATCAACGTCAAATTCACTGCTTGATGTCATAATGACATCTCCGAGTTTTGGTTCGTCCTTTGATGCGATGTTCAATACTGCCAGACCAGGGGCAGAGACTTGATACTCTTCCCCAAACTGGTTTGTTACTTCTTCGGTTACAGTTTCTATATCTTCATACATGGTGCCATAGGTACCCTTTATCATGATTTTTTCGTCCATAGTTTCACCTTGTTTGTTTTTTCGGATTTTTAAGACTCACCATGTCAAAGCCTGTATCATGGAATCGAACCATAACTGAATCACCAGAACAGGCGGTTAACAACTCAAGGTTTCTATTCTCACTTGGGGAGAAACCAGGTCAAACAACCCATATTATTCAGTTCATCTGCAGAAACGTCTGCGGGCTTCCGCAGTAAGTCTGAAGGATTTCTTGTAGTCTTCTTGATTTTTCCTTAAATCGAGAATTTCTTTTGTTTTTCTCCAATTTTGCTGATCTTTTTGATTTGCTGTAATTTTCATGTTATCACCTTTTTTTGTTTTTATTGGATTTTTAAGACTCACCATGTCAAAGCCTGTATCATGGAATCGAACCATGACGGGTCACCAGAACAGGCATCTACAATCTCAAGGTTTCTTGTTCTTGCTTATAGGTGGAAACCAGGACAAAGACACCTATTATCAAAGGATTAATATTTAACTTTTCCGCAATATAATGCGGATTTATTAATTCCCTTTTTCATGCTAACATTCTGGTATTTTTGAGATACCAGTTTGTTAGAGGATTTCTGATTCATTTTTGGCTCATTCTTTCTGAACTTTTTCTCGTTCTGATATTTAAATGAACGATAGAGAAGTTCAGAAATGAGTTCTATATCTTCCATATTTGTGAATGATATGAACCTAACTTTCTCTTTACTGATCATGTTTTCACCTCCTACATGATCACGCTTCATCAGGCACATCTCATGCCGAATCATCAGCGCAAAAAAATTCAACAATCTTTTTACATACGAACAACCATGATCTGTTATTTAAACTTACCACGAATGTTCATTTACTCAACAACACATCTTATGCTTTTTTTTCGCGTCTCCCATTCAACCGCTCACCCCTGATGTCACAATTTTTTGTGACATCAAGGGAACTATCTATAATTCGTTAATTCATTTCATTATTCCCCTCCATACGATGTCATGAGGACATAACATCATCAATTCATTAACGCCTTTTTAAGGAAGGCGTTAAATCCTTCTTTCGACTATCTAATCACATGAGGCTTTTACTGACATCCTCCAGGTCGATAGTTCAACACCTATTTCATATTCACCATTGTCACCATTGGAACTAATTTAGCCCCTTTTGGTAACTCAATCGCTCCTTCTTCGAGTCTTTTTCCACTATACGCTGGGACTATCACCCAACCTTTTTGCATTTTTACTGTAATCCTCTCGAATGGGATTTTTATCCCATATTCTGAGAGGATAAAATCGGCAGTGGCCTTATGGCCGAAACTGCCTATGATTTCAACAAAACCAAAACCGATTATATAGAATCGGTTTACGGAAGATTCAATCATTTTTACACACTCATCAATGTTTTCCCAAGTAGTTGCAAAGTCATCGGTATGATTTCCACAAATCTGTTCACACATATTAGGTGTGTAAACAGAGTTGAATATTATTTTATACTCCATTTTATCACCATTGTTATCATTGGATTTTTAAGACTCACCATGTCGAATCCTTGTTTTAATGGACATTTATGCAATAAAACCCATCTGATGGAATTGAACCACCATTATCAAACCATTGATGGGTGAAAGGAGGAAGGGGGAATTTGAGATTCCCCCTTTTGGTTGATGTGCTATGGGGGTTTTGCTGAGACCCCCTAAAGCCTGTATCATGGAATCGAACCATGACGGATCACCAGAACAGACAATTCACAGCTTCAAGGTTTCTATTCTCGCTTGGGAAGAAACCAGGGCAAAGAACCCATTTGTCTTTTAAAAGCCTCTACAGAAGCGTTTGCGTGCTTCTGCGGTAAGTTTAAAAGACTTTTTATAATCCTCTTCTTCTCTTCTAAGAGAGAGGATTTCCTGATTTTTTTGCCAGGTTTTTGTAGCTTTCTTCTTATCCATCTTATCACCATTAATAATTGTTTTGGATTTTTAAGACTCACCATGTCAGATTTTCAAGACTCACCATGTCATTTCAACAATGAGGAGTATTATAAATACTCCTTCATTTCCTTGATCAGTACCTTGATCCAACTGGTCTGACCAGTCTTTTCACACTCATCAATCTCATTTTCAAACGCCATACTTGTGTTGTATGACATGTTTTTTCTACCTTTTTCAAGTATTTTGCGTGCTTGATTTGCTGCTTTCACAGCTTCCATATTTACTTCAAACATATTATCACCATTAATAATTGTTTTGGATTTTTAAGACTCACCATGTCATTTCAACAATGAGGAGTATTATAAATACTTCTTCATTTCCTTGATCAGTACCTTGATCCAGCTGGTCTGACCAGTCTTTTCACACTCATCAATCTCATTTTCAAACGCCATACTTGTGTGGTATGACATGTTTTTTCTACCTTTTTCAAGTATTTTGCGTGCTTGATTTGCCGCTTTCACGGCTTCCATATTTACTTCAAACATATTATCACCATTTAAAAATTTATTGTAATTGTTACCATACGAACAGCAACAATCACATCTAAATCTCTTGTAACTGCTGCTGTTTTTAAATCCAACAACAACTACAAAGATTACACGAGCCAGAAAAAGTATCATACATTCAACAAAATTTCCCCAAAAAATCAATAAACGAAAACAAAAAAAGAACCGCAACCCAGCCATAAGGGGGGTGAAAATAAGGACATCGGCTTTCTCTTTCTTTCAATGAATGTGGTGTTCTCACAATTTCATTCCGTTTTTCCCATACGAAAAAACGAAACATTTAAATAGCATAAAAAACAGAGTATGTGTGTCAAAAGATTCATACAGCAAAAAAACACACTAAAATAACTGAAAGATTTTGATTGAATGAATCTTGGCGACATAGCACAGAACCAAAGATGGCTACAGCAAACATTAATGAAAAAGCAGGAAACTTTTCAGAGCCATCTTGGAGGTTTCATTATTATGTTAGATGAATTAAAAAAAGAATTGGACGTATCAGTAACCGAGAACGGGGCCCGAGGCCACGCGACTTCCGGGTCTTTGATAGTGGATTTCAACTTCATGGCTTCTTCGATGAGGGCCTGGTCCGGCGATGAAATCAGGGACTATTTCCTTGAGGTGTACTATGATGATCCGCTCTTGGCGTTGAGGTGGCTTTTTTATGCCCGTGACATCAGGATGGGCATGGGGGAACGCAGGCTTTTCCGTGAATGCTATAAGGCTTTGCCGGTCCCGGCGGCCGTGGCGAACTTGACTAATATTCCTTTTTATGGCAGGTGGGATGACCTGGTTTCCTTGTTTGGGGTGATGGGTTCTGTTGTTGATGAGGCTGTGGTGCGGATTATTGGCGCTCAGCTTGACTTGGACCTGCTCAGCATGGAGCGTGGTGGTTCTGTTTCCTTGTTGGCGAAGTGGATGCCGAGCGAGAACGCTTCGTCAATGGAGTCTAAGCGTTTGGCGAGGAAGCTGGCTAAGGCTTTGGACTTGTCATTCAAGGAGTACCGGAAGACCCTGTCATCTTTAAGGGGTTATATTGATGTTGTGGAATCAAGGATGTGCAGCGGCGACTGGTCCGGGATCGATTATGAACGAGTGCCTTCAATGGCCAATCTCAAATATGGTGATGCCTTTATGCGCCACGACCCTGCCCGAAGAGCCCGCTACCTCTCCGAGGTCTCCAATGGCGATGCGGACTTCAACATGTCCGTAGCTTCCCCGGTGGATGTGGTTCACAGGTATGTCGGCCGCCACAGAAGTCCTGATGAGCGGGATGATGTTCTCGAGCTGGCGTGGAAGAACCTGTCCGATGTGTTCGTGGATGATGTCCTGGTTGTCGCGGACGGCAGCGGAAGCATGACATGGGCCTTATCCGGGGTTCTGCCTTTGACTGTCGCGAACAGTCTCGCCTTGTACACGGCGGAGCATAATAGTGGTGAGTTCAGGAATCATTTCATCACATTCAGCTCCCACCCACGGCTCATTAAAATCCCCGAGGACGCCACTCTCTATGAGAAATTGAGAATCATGTCCAGGTACATGGAATGCTCATCCACCAATATCGAGGCCGTGTTCGATCTCGTCCTTGACGCCGCCGTCAATAATGAGATGACACAGGATGACATGCCCGGATCCGTACTGGTCATCTCCGACATGGAGTTCAACCAGGCGGTCTCAGGCGGCCCTGACAAGACACTCTTTGATGAGATCAAATCCAAATACGAGAGGCATGGGTATGTGATGCCCCGCCTGGTCTTCTGGAATGTCAGCAGCCGAACCGGGACAATCCCCGTCCGCACCAATGACATGGGAGTCGCATTGGTCAGCGGCTACTCCCAGAACACGCTCAAAATGGTCATGAGCGACAAGCTCGACCCGTATGATGTCCTTGTTGAGACATTGATGAGCCCCCGTTATGACCGGGTTGTTCCCGGATAATCATTTTTATCATATTACTACCTTTTTTTGTTTTTTTGTGGAAAAAAAAAGGCGGAAGCCCACAAGTGGCCTCCGCCTAGGATTTCCATCTCTTCTTTTTTTTACTGTTTTTATTATTAATCACCTAATGGTGGCTTCCCGATCACGTACCGAAGCCCATTCATTGAATGATAATCAAAGCTCCTATGTCCACCAGTCAATGGGTTCTTAGTGAGTCTTTGACCGTCAAGATTATATTTATATAGTTTTATATTGCTCCTTTGAACATTATACGCCTTGGGGAAAGTGTTCCTGCTGTTGCCCAGGTACCATGAGGACCCGCAGAGCCTGAACCAGTTATAATTCTTCGGGGTCTGGCTGACTTCGAAACAGAACACGTCCGCCCTGCCGATCATCAAGACAGCCTCCCTCATCTGCTTGAAGTTCCAGCACACATAATATGTTCCTGATTCCCTCTTCGCCCTGCCGAGGAACTTCTTCCTTAAGCTGAAAGGCTCGTCAACAAGCCAGAAGTCATTGATCCTGACACAATCCACAACCTCACCATTGATTGTGATGAAATCGCCGTCGCCGAATGCGTCGACATCAATCCTCTCCACCATGGGCTCACCCAGGGCTTCTGTCACCACCAATGGAAAACTAAGGCTTCTGCACATGAGGCTGGTCTTCGGAGCCGGAATCACAACCTCCCTGTCCGGGACAATCTTGCAGAACCTGCCCGTCTTGTTCCTCCTGAACTGTTTCTGAATGCATTGCCTGAGAATAGCTTCAAGGTCATGCTGATACTCGTAGACCTTGATGAAATCCATCGGGTTGAACATGAAGAACTTGTTCAGCTCCAGCACCTTGTCCACGAAATCCTGCCCCTGAACAACCTTTGACTCCTTAAATGGGATATCCTTGCACGGGGTCTCATCCCATCTCACAAAGAGATAATTGCAGAACCACAGCTTCCATCCATCCACGTCAAGGCTCGGCGCCAGAGTGTTTCTTTTTCCATATGTCCTTTCCCAGAACCTATGAACGGATTCTTCCTCCTGCATGAACTTGTTCTCTTTCTTCAATCCGTAATTTCGTTTGCTCACCATCTCATTATCCGCGTCCACCATTATAACAGCATCTCCATCATTGTTATCGCGACCTTTAAGTCGTCATCTGTCTTGTCGCACCGGTTCAGAGCCTTCGCTATGTTCTTCACGGCTTTTTCCCTGTTTCCTACTTTTTTCATCTTCAATACATACTTGAGATTCATTTCAAGCTTATCCTTTTCATCCATTTGTTCACCTCGTCATCAGGTATGTCATCGGTTATAACCTGTTCGTTTTCAGAATAATCATAATCGGGAGCTTCCTCTCTTTTTTTCAAGTAATCGGAATTATCATTATGTCCAGGGCTGACATTATATCCTATTTCACTATTATTGCTCCCATACATATCGATATAATGTTCTTCAACAAGATCCAGAGCCTCCTCCGGAACATCATCCGCAATTGTAGCCACTTTGAACGCGTCCTTCCCGTATTTTCTGACACCTCTTGACAGGCAGTTGTTGTAAGCCCTCTTGTTTTCATTATAAGCGTCAAGCAAGTGTTGCTTGAATCTTGTATCCACATCCTGAACTGTTTGTCCGATGTATATTTTACCATTGATGATGTTCATCATCATGTATATTTTTCCACGGTTTTTCATAATTAATATTTATATTGTTTAAATATTTATAATTAATGATTAATAGGAAGTTTTATATAACAAAAGAAACGATTATTAATTGTTTAAAACTTGCGAAAAGGATAATTATGAGAAATCAACCAGAATCAGGTAAAATTAAGCAGATACTTAAGAAATCAAAGGAGTATCCTAGTTTTTTTGCTAAAAGTTTTCTGATAGGCAAAGATGGAAGACCACTTAATCTTGAGCCACAACAGAGATATTTCGTAGATGATAAGACACCATTCAGAGTGTTTTTTGCATCAAGAAGAAGCGGGAAGAGTGTGGCGTTAAGTGTTGATATTCTGCATAAATTATTTTTCAATACAGACTTCAATATCATCGTATTAGCCCCGTCTCTTAAACAGTCAAAAGAGTTTGCAAATGTATTCGGAGATTTGATAGACAGGTCTCCAATGATAAGATCATCAGTAACAGTTGACAACAAGATGGAGAAGAAACTCGCGAACAGATCAAGAGTTAGCTTCTTCACCGCTGGCGGCTCATCAGGAAAAAAAGAAGACTCATCAGTAGTAGGATCTTCACCTGATGTCCTTTATGCGGACGAATTGCAATCCATTGGGGATGAAACCCTCGGAACAATCCTGCCGGCAGCTGTTGGACAGAGAAAACAGATGCAGATAATATATGCGGGAACTCCAAGACAAAGATCAGGAACATTCTATGAAGCTGTGTCAAATGCCAAATATATTACAGAATGGTATAATGATAAATTTATGCAGGTTCAAAATCCATCAGGCAGATTCTCTCTTCATCAGTTCAAAATCACCGAAACAGATGAAGACGGCAATGTATTATTATCAAGAAGCCCCAGGGTATCCATTGAAGACTTGGAAACAATTAAGGAATCAATAGGTCTTCAGAAATTCCAAAGGGAATTCGAACTTGAATTCCTTGATGCAAGCACAATAGTATATTATCAGGGCCTTATTGAGAAACAAGGTATACTCGACCCTCCAAAAACATTCTTCAGCCGACAAATAGCTGTTGGAGGCATAGATATAGGAAAACAGAGAAACAATACGGTCTTGACAATAGCTCTTATGGAAAAACCCGACCTATGGAATATCCAACACTACAAAAGCTGGGAATTAGGAACAAGATACAAGGATATACTTCATTATTTGAAAAATGTTCTACCTACAAAATTTCCAAACTTTAAATACCTCAGCATTGACAAGACAGGGGTAGGAAATGCGATTTACGAGGATATGGAGGGTTTCAAGAAATACGTGGTCGATGGAGTCATATTCTCACAGCCGTCAAAAATCACATTAGCCGAGGGTGCCGTGGCTAACTTGGAAAGCGGGCTGCTGCGTTTCTACCCACATAAGGTTCTTTTAAGAGAAATGGATGGATACAACAGAACCGAGACAGAACAAGGAAGAATTGTTTATGAAAAAGGAATATCTGATGATTTCATAGATAGTTTTAATCTTTGCAACTATTCAATAAACCAAGTGCTTAATCAAAGAATGCTGTTCGGAACAAATAAGAATATTGTATCATCACTCGGCAGAAAAACATTTGGAAGCAACCGGACCCAGACAAGGGATACCCCATACACAATGAAAAACTCAAGACAGAATAGAGGCCGATATTCATGGCAAAGAAAGTAGAAAATATAAAAAAAGTATACACGAGAGGATTCAGGGTATACGACAAATACGCTCATTATAGTGATTTAACTTATCAAATCCTTGATGGATTATACGAAAGAACAATAATGAATAAGATTATCAGAAAATATGTATCATCTATTGTGCCACCATTTTATAATATAAGAGTCGAAGATGAAGATGGAGATCGAATAATTGAAATCGAGAAGGTTTTGAAGAATCTCGACAGGCTTATAGATAGAACATTGCTGACTGAAATAATGAAATATTATTTTCTTTATGGTACAACCATAGTTTACAAAGGCAACATTGAAGAGGAAATCTTCCTGATAGATATGAGACTGCTGAGTCCGAAGATAAGCACAGACCACGAGCATCTTGGGGAGCTTCTTGGATTTGATTACACATATAAGGGAGAAATTGTGTTTCTGCCATTGGAAGATTTGGCGATCTTGGCGAATGATCCCCCAATGGGTGAGATATTTGGAAATTCAATAATGAACCACACCCTTGACACCATACATCAGTACTTGAATGATAACCTGGCTCTTGCTCAAATTCTTGATCAATATTCAGACCCAATCCTTTTATGGCTGGTTGATGTGTCAGAGCTTCAGATGACAGATGAGGACGCGTTCATTGAGAAGATCAAGAACGAATTATGGAAACAATTGGATGTCGGAGACGATATCGTAACTGACGCAAGAGTTACTCCAACACTTGTCGAGTTTTCCGAAACAGCAGCTCATCTTGTTGACATACTCAAGGAAGCAAGAACCGATCTCGGAATGCTTACAATTCCACAAGCTCTTCTTGGTGGTCCGGCTGACAACTTAAGCGCGATCAAGGTTCAGGTTGGAATCTATTATGAAGAGATAAACGGATACAAGGCCATACTCAACGATTTCATAGTTAGAGAAATATACATACCATATCTTGAAAGAAACGGATACATTCAGGGAGAAGATTTCCATAATATTTACCTTAATTTCGGAGTAGCCTCAGCGGAGCTTCAATCAGATTCAATCTTATGGTTGAAAACCGCATTCGAACTTGGAGCTATAACATTAAGCGAAGTCAGAGCGACACTCGGATTCAGAGGACAAGCCCCAGGAGTCACAGAGGAGCTGGAAAATTATTACATAGCCCAAACATTGAAAATAGACACAGGAGATAACTCAAATGACCCATACAACAAAACAACCCCAAAAAACAAAGACGGACGAGATCCGGACGGAACAAAAGGATGAATGCGATTGTAAATGCAAGGAATGTAAAATAAGAAAAATGAAAATGGGATTCAAAAAGAGATTTTCAGGAATAATTTAAATGTATACATTATATTCAATCACAAATAAGGATGGCAGAATATATTATGGCAGAACGCGAGATTTTCATAACCAGCTCTCGCTCCATGATGAATTTTTAAAAAAAAATATACATTTCAACAAGCTTCTTCAATGTGTTTATAATGATTATAAATATGATCCTGTTTTTGAAATCATAACTGAATCTGATGATCCGGAAGAAATCACTCTGAAATGCATTAATCTTATCAATGAAAATAAGACATACATGGCCGCTAATGGGTATAATCTTTTTACGGACGGATCTGGATTGAAGTCAAGGTTTTTCAATCCGCTTCTTTATAATGAAGACATATTCTTTCATTATTTAAAAAATGGAAAAACTTCCACTTTAAAAGAGTTTGATATATCTAATAATGTTTTAAATTATAAATTAAAGACATATGGTTTATTAAATCAAAAGAAGCCTCTGTTATCTTCATACGAAGAGGTTTACTCTTATGCACAATACGTCTTATTTTTAAATAAAGGATGGTTAAGTTCAGCGCAGATATTTGACCGACTGAATAATCATTATCAGATATCAAAACGTTTGAGAATCACTCCACACAAAATCGCAAAATCATTTACGGGGTATAAGAATATAATAAAGCAAAAACACTCCGGATTTATGAAATACAAGATGATATAACTAATATTTATATAAAAGCCAAAATTAAAGAATAATTATAATAAAAATTTTATTTTTATGAGGTTGACTGTATGACAGAAAAAATAACCTTGAATGAAAACAATTTATCCTATTCTGTCAATGATAAAGGAGACAGGATGATTCGTGGTTTCGCTATTCATCCGGGACAATATCATGAATATATTAGGATTAATGATGATGAAATAACTAATGCAACAAACTCACTTAAAGGAGCTATTCTTTTAAAAGATCATAATAATTCTGTCGATTCAGCAGTTGGCAGGGTTCATTACACAGAAACCAAGATGGACCCAGAAATCAACAAGTACGGCACTTATTATGAAGCAAGCATTGATGCAGAGGAAACCGATCTCATCAGGAAGATTGACAAAGGAATCGTGGATTCCACATCAATTGGTTTCAGTTACGACCCTGTATGTGGAATTTGTGGTGAAAACGTCAAGGAATGTCCTCATTGGGTATGGGATGATGGTTTCTTTATAGACGCTCAGAATGTTAAAGTGCATGAGTTATCTATTGTATCTATTCCTGCTGACGCAAACGCCACAGTAACTGGTTTTTCAGAGGAATTATTTAGTGATGATTTAGTTAAATCAATCGAATTTAAGAAGGAGAATAAAAATATGACTAATTTGGAAGAAAAATACGCTGCGTTATCCGAAAAATTAGCGGATGCTGCCGAAGCTCACAAAGCAGAACTTCAATCTGTCAAAGATTCATATGAGACTCAATTAAGTGAGTTAAAAGAAGAGCATGATGCTAAGTTTTCTGATAAAGTAGAAGAAATGCTTAAAGTTAAAAACGACTTGAAAGAACTTCAAGAGAAGTATGATGAATTATCCTCTTCTTATGATGAATTACAATCCAAAATGAGCGAAATTAAGGAAGCTGAATTATCCGAGCTCAGAGACAAGGTAACCGAATTATCCGAACAAGTCGGTGCCGGATTATCCGAAGAGGAAATTAAAGAATTTAGCGAAGCTACTTTAAACAGATATTTAGAAATCTTTGGTAATATCGCAAAACAAAACCAACCAGCAAATATCAAAAATGTTAAAGAAGCTCACGCACATTATGAAGATAATAAAGAGTTTGAAGAAGCTAGTCCTCTTGAAAAACTCTCTATGAGACTTAACAAATAAGGAGAGAAGAATATGATAGAAAGTTCAGGACAAATTCTTACCGCAAGAGCAGCAACTGACCTTGCGGCAGTAATCGAAGTAAACGCGGGAGCAGACGGCTTCCACAGAACAAAATATAAGGGATTAATGTTAGCTGATACTTTTCCTGAAGAAGACTCAAGAACCAAAGGTACTTGGGCAGTTATCAGCCAAACCGGTAATGAAGCTAAATTCCTTGGAGTAGTTGGAGACGACACCTCACCACACGCAAACATTAAACTGGACTCAGGCAGTCCTGTTCTCGAATGGTATCAATCCCACAACTTCAAACAAGGAGATGTTATGACCGTGGAAAGAAACGGAATCATTCCTGTAATCGCAGAAGGCGCTATCAAAGAGGGAGATCTCATCTGCCTCGGTGATGACGGAACTTTCAAGAAAACCACGAACATCGCTAATGCTGTAGGACGTTCTTACGAAAACGCCCAAGATGGAGAAGTCTTTAGAGCATTCATTAAAGCATTATAAGGAGAGAGTTAAAGATGAAAGATTTAGAACACTTCACTCACAGTCCGCAAACATCAGGCGGAAGATACAGAAACAACACCACAGTTGCTCCGGAAATCATCAAATACTTAGAAGATGAATCCGATTTAAGACAATTCTTCGTCTCTAAACCAATGAGAGGAGTATTATCCAAATCCTATAGAATCCAAAAAGATGAAGGTGTAGCTGTACAAATCGCAGGTAATGCAGAGGTTCCTCGTGCAGAGGACGTAGAAAAAATGTTCACCGTATTCCTGCACAGAAACGCAACCGGTTACAAGATCGATGATGACGATAGGAAAATCAACGCTGACGACCCAGGCTACGAATCCAGAAAAATGACCAGAGCAATGGAAAGGATGCTCAAAAAAGAAAGACTCGACATGGTTCAAGTTTTCAAAGCAGCTCCTCAGAACTCCATGAGTTATACTGGTTCCTTAACCGTAGACACCATCAGAGCAGCAACCAAAACAATGATACTCACCACCACCGGATACGGTACTGATGACATTCAACCAAGCATGATTTTCATGTCCTATTCCTCATTCGTTGACTTGCAAAACGACCCTAACTTCAAATATGTTCCAGAAATATTTGAAAGAATCCTGTTAGAAGGCAAAATCAGTCCTTCCTCAACCAGAAGCCCACTCAACGGCCCAACAGGACAAACCATCAACGGATTACCAATCTTCCTCGTTAACGAGTTAGAAGATGACATTATTTTAATGGACACCACTAAGGAAGCTCTCTGGTTAAACGAAGACCAAGAACCTACCATTACCGCTTACAGGGATTACGAACACATCTCTGACATTGTAGATATCAGACATGATGAACAACCTGTATGTGTACGTCCGGAATGTCTTTACAAGATTACTAAAAACTAATCCCTAAGGATATATAATTTTTTACTTTCTAAGATGATGAGGTGAGAAAAAATGGCACGTAAAGCAACAAGTAAAAAAACAACAACCACTAAAAAGACAACATCCAAAAAGAAATCAGAAAACATAAAATTAACCTTCAGACCATTATGGTCTGCAAGCAGAACCTATACGGCTTTCTTGACAAAGAAGACCGTCAAGGTTGAACATGGAACAGAGGTTGTTGTTAATGTACCAATGATTGAAGGATTGCCAACATTATTAACGGTTCATGCGGGAGAGATACTGGAAGTGACTCCTGAACAATTCAACGAGCTTGACGCCCTTGGTTTCATAGAATCACAGGAACAGGTTCAGAGAAGACAGGAGCTTGAAAGAAATCTTCCGAAACAACATCCTGAACGCATGACATATGACATGTTAGATAACAATATTGATAATAATATAAGACCGAGACAGGTCTCATCATTATATAATGATAAATTAATAGTAGTTGATTAAGATGTTTACAGTAGATGACATTCGAGGATTGTTGAGGTTGTCTGTGGAGGAATGCTCAGATGATGAGCTTGAAAGATACATAAACCTGTTCACTCTTCAGATTGCCGCGAAAATAGGGAAGGATCCGAATGATGAGGAATTGCTTAATTCACCATTGTTCGATGAAGCCTTGTTAAGCAAGATTGCGTGTCATCTCATTCAACTTGACCCCAAGATTTTCTCAGGGCTTACCGCTTATAAAGTCGGTGATACGAGCGAGGAATTTGATGATATTAACGATATTGAAAAAAGAGGAGTCCCAAGTTGGTGCAGTAGATACGATAATGCTTTAGAGAATTTAACAAATAGTTTTGCTGATGTTAATAATGTCCTTGTATTTAGAAGACGTGGTTTATCAGCACATCCAGGTTGGAAGCATCATGTCTTTTAAACATATAATGACTTATGTGAATCGCCCAGATGAGCGTATAACTCTTATGGGGCAAACTTATGGGGAGAAGGATGAATTTGGTTTCTCAAAGAAGATTTTTGGAGAAATCCAGGAACTTCAAGGGGTAATTCAAAGAGACCAAGATACCGAAATCGCCGAGAAAGGAACAGAATCCGAACCCTTATATACAGGTTATTTCATACCTGATTTCATAATCAACACGGCGAATGTGAATGATTACAGAATAAAATATGAAAGACCGCACGAGACTCTGATTTTGAAAATCAGAGAATATAATCCAAACCTGTTTCTTGAGCACTCAAGAGACCATATTCAATTAAGATTAATACTGGAAAAGAAAAATGTTTGAATTAGTTATAGATGATTCTGAATTGCAAGATGTCATGAGAAGAATCCAATTAATGGAGGAACAGGAAATCTCCGCCGCCACCCTTAATGACATAGGTCAGACAGGGGTTCAGAAGGCTCAGAATCATCTTCGTCAGAATGGAAGCGTGAAGACTCAGCAATTATTGAAGGGCATTTCATTTAAAACATATTCATCCCGCAATAATGAAAGAATCACATGGAACGCGACGGCTCATAATTCAAAAGGAGACAATTATGCTCCATATGTCGAATATGGAACAATCAAATCAACAGCCAAACCATTCATGCGTCCAATGTTATCCGAAATGGGACCAATAGCCGCCCAGAAAGCTATGGAAGAAAAGCTTAACGCTTTCACAAAAGGCAGGACGACATTGAAGAACAACATTTCAACACCATCAAAAAGTAACTTATCAACAAGAACAAAAACAAGAAACTACCAAGGTCACGTGAAATACCATAAAAGGGGATAATGAATGAATATCGCCATAAAAACAATATTGGAGGTTCTCGGGGATGAAACAGAACAAGGATACGCATTGCCTTTTTCACCAACCCTGTCAATTCCAATCTTTCTAAACAAGGATGATACAACAGTTTATCCCGAGATTCGCGTTTCACCATTCATCCAACAGGATGAATATCATGTGAATAGATGGACCAATCATTGTTTAAGGGAATACGTGGATTATCGTGTCGGGAAATTCCAGATCGATATATATGCCAGGGAACTGAGCCTTGTCAATAAGATATATGAAGTATTGAGAATCAGAATGTACGAGTTCTTCAATCTCGAAATATACACGTTTGATTATAATGAATACTTTGAAGTAGAAGATGACCATTACAAGAACATAAGCTATGGGATCGGAGATCTCTTTAATGACATATACTACATAACTGTTGATGAGAAACAGCTCACAAGAACCCAGTCTTTAGATGATTTGACAGATGACAGCTTTTTTGTCAATGATGAAGCCTTATATGTGAAAACCGATTTGGATTTAACAAAGATCAAGATAGCAGTGATAACCCAAGGCAGATTGTTAAGCAATCATGATTCATTATTAAACAGGGGAATAGTTTATTATGAAATATCCTCAGCCAAGAATCTCAGCGAATTGCAAAACAACGAGGTTGAAAGGTTGTCATTTGATATAGAAGTCTTGTTTGGATTGAAAAATCAAAGAAGCAAGATTCCAAAACTAAACAAAGTGATGCTCAATGGCGAGAACTAGAAAAACAAAAACAAAAGCAAAAGCAAAAAAGATTGAGCCAAAAAGATACACTTTTGGTGATATCAAGGAAATGTATGGATATACATTTGCGGAATTAAAATTAAAATATATAATAAATAATATTGATATTAATGACAAGCTCTCTAAAGAAGAGTTCGAAAAACTAAAATAAGGAGAAAAAATAATGGTTGTTAAAATACCTACATTTAGATTATTAGACGTAACTGCTGGAAATTTAGATGTTGTTAGAAACTCCGAATATCTTTTCGCATATGTCATTGAAGCGACCAAGGGACCTATTCTCACCCCTACTTTCGTTCGTTCCAATGGTGAAGCAAAAGATATCTTCGGAGTAGATTTTGGACCTCATTTCGACCAAAATCCAAAAGGACTGCTTATTGTCAGAGTACAATATGATGGTATGGAGTACAACTCTATCCAATACACATTTGAAGAAGCAGGAAGTTACACCATAAGAAGAACCAGTAAAGGAAAACCAATAGAAGACACCAAAGTATTAATCAAGAAAGATCCAGATTATGATGGATACAGATTAATCCTCAAAGTCCCTGAATTAGGAGAAAAAACCTATAAAGGTATCAGTTCATTAGGAAACGTATTCGACCGTATCCAAACCATGGCTGGAGATTACCTTGAAATCGTTGACGATGGTTTAACCGCCGAAAAGAATGATGGTCAGGATTATTTAGTAACCGCTACCGACAACAAGCTCAAAGGTTACTTTGAAATCACCTCAGAACCAGGAGACGGTGTGTTAACTGGAGGTTCTAATGGTAAAGTGCAAACTTCCGAAGCAGGAGAACCTACTGTCACCTACACTTATGAATCATACACTCCTAAAAAATATGTGCTCACAACCAGCATCCTTGAAGACAGTTCCGGTTCAAACTCATTCTTTGTCGATGCAAACGGAACAACCAAAACTTCCAACAGCGATGCAGTAACCACCTTTGAAGATGGAAAAACCGAAGACGATTACACCGAAGTATTTGAACAAAAATCCCATACCGAAACCGCTGAGGCAACCTACATGGATGTAGGAGCTGACGGAACTCTCGTTCCATCCCAAGCAACCGACATCGATGACGACGCTAAAGCAGCAGCCGCAGCAGGTCAGAAGAAAGTATTTGAAAAAGCATTCAGAGAATTAGAGGGAGAAGATGTTCTCGGAGTATCAGTATTATCCAGATCTCCAATACCACACGATGTAATGGTAACCCACGTCAACAGTATGAACGAAGAAGATGTTGCAAGAATCAGATTCGGTATCACCGGATTCATCCCAGAAAGTTCTGGAAAAGACTTCAACACGGGTGTTAAAAACAAACAAACCCCATACGGCTCTGCCGGAGCATACATTCAGGCAATGAGCGAAGCAGAAGCATACAACGACCCATACATCATCTACATCGGTCAAGGTGTAGTATTCAAAGAAGACGAATACTCCCAAGCAACCTACCTCGAACCATGGCAATGTGTACAATTATACACCGGTATCCGTTCTCACCTCGCATACCAGTACGCAATCTTTGGTGGAGAAGACAAGAAAGTTCTCAATGGTGTAAAAGACATCATTCCATTCGATTACAACATGGACATGAACGCTCTCAGAAACACCATGATTGAAATGAACCAAGCTGGATGTATCATCTTCAAGAAAGAATATGGTAAAGTAACCTTTGTAGAAGGAGTAACCACCTCCAGTTCCGATGTCTTATCCCACGAGTCCATCATGTCAATCGTGGCTCACGTAGAGAAAAGACTCATTACAATCTGCAAGCCTTACCAAGGTCAGAACTTAACTGAGGACTTAAAAGCTACCCTCAGAACCGCATTATCAAATGAATTAAGAAACATCACCGAAACCGATAAATCATTAATCTCTATCGAAGAATACGGCCTCACCCCATGGGATGTAGATGTATCCTCAGCAGCAATGGTAAGATTCGATGACAAAGGTACTCTTATCAGAGAATCCAAGATTGTTATCAGAACCAAGATTGTGCCTGTTGGAGCTTTAAGAGATATTGATTTAGGTGTAATTGTAATATAAGGAGGAATAATTAATGGCAGACGAAAACTCAACTCAAATCTGGACTAATGGTTATATTGTTCTCGGAGCTTCAACCAGAATCCCAGTAGAAGAAGTATCTATCGATTTAAGTCGTGATTTAAAAGAATATTACAATTCAGGAAGTCCAAAAGCAGCAGCTCTTATACCAGGAAATGAAAAGATTGATTTTAAAATCAAAAGAATCTTTTCCAACATCACCTTGATGAACATTTACCTGAAAAGATGTCAGTTCAACATGGTTCTTTTCAACAACACCGCTGACCCGGGAAACAACGCTACCGGACAACAGGTTTGTGCTTTAACCGGTTGCTTATTAGAAAAGAACAGTTTAGGAACTTTAGGTAAAGGGGATCCGGTTGAAGAAGATGTAAGTGGTAAAGCTTTAGATATCACCTTTAACATCACCGAAATCGCATCCTTTGTAAACCCTACCTGTAACAACTTATAAGAGCGTTTTTAATGATGATCCTATCATAGGATTGTCATTTTTTCTATTTTTCATATTAATATACATTATAATAAGTGTAAGATTTCAAAGATAAAAGCATTCCCATTTAGTCTTGTCGTGACGAGCGGCGAATTAGGTGCTCTATGGGTTCTTTGATTTTACACTTTTTCAATCAGATTAACAACACACTATTTTTTTTAATTAATCTTTAAATATTCATATATCTCATATTTAAATTATAAATAATATGAGGTAATGAAATGAATAACGATTATATCATACCAAATGAAGACTGGGACAGTCAAGAAAAAAAAGAAACCGTCAGAATGAAAAACGCAGATCTTCCAGAAGGATTAGAAATCATAGAAGACAAAACCTACACCGAAAAGGCTTTAGAAGACATTCAAGAAGCCGCAAAAGAAGAAGGTCTCGAAGGAACTGAAAATCTTGGAGGAGAAGGCGCTTCCCCAGAGGAAGTTATCGCTGCAATGAGAGCGGAATCTATGCCAGAAGGAGCTGTCAAAGCTAAAGTAGAGTATGAAGATAAAAAAATCAAAGAATTCAAGGAAATCACCGCTACAAGAGACATGCTTTTCAACAGATTAAAAAAGCCTGTAAAAGTATACATCGATGTTGGAGAAGATCCGGCAACACATGAACCGGTGAAAATGTCATTCATGGTTAGGAAATTATCCGAGACAGAAAACAATCACCTGTTGAATCACAGATTAATCGGAAAGAAACTCAATGAATTAACCATGGCGGAATATGAGGAATCCATGGCGTTCAGAAGAAGAACTCTGGCTTCAACTGTCATTCAACCAAGATTAACTGAACAGGAATGGGCGGATAATGTTGAAAATGGTATTATTGTAGCACTCTTTGATGAGGTTCAAAAAGTATTAACGGATATTTCCGATGTAGACTCATTTCAATAAATATTATGAGCAGATCAAGGATTCAAGACAATTGCAGCTTGATGGTGAATTATGCCTAATGTTAAGGAAGACACCATCGGAAATAGGTGAACTTGAAAGAAAAGGATTTCTTTCATATGAGGAGAAAATGTTTTTATACGCTTTCCTGCAATGGAGGCAGGAATTTCAATTAGAATATCATGTTAGTTTATTTTAGCATAACCGTTTAATGGTTATGCTTTTTTTTTAGAAAAATTTCAATAAAAAGGTCGTAAAATAATGGTTCAAGAAGATATGAATATTAACATGTCCTTTGTGGCAAAGGATATGAGCGGTATTGTAGCGGCTCAGACAAACCTCAACCAACTGGTTGGAGTATTCTCCAATGTTGGTGAGGGAATCGCTAGGAATGTTGGGGCGATAGATGCTGCCGTAGCGACAGCAGGGGTTAGCCTCGGTATTTTATCAACACAAGCCGCAAGGGCATATGGAGAGTTTGAAAGAGGACAGGCTATTGTACAAACTGTTTCAGGTTCAACTAATGCGGAAATGCAGATACTCGGTCATACAGCTCAGCAATTCTCATCAGAATTCAGGATGGGAATAGATGATGTGAACGAAGGACTGACCACATTAGGCAGAGCCGGTTTGACGGATGTGAACAATCAGATAGAAACATTAAGGCAAGGATTTTCCCTGGCTAAGATTGAGGGTATGAACTTAGCCACGGCTTTGGAAGAGATTGTTCAAACCACTTCATTATTAGGTGGTGACATTCAAAGTAGCGATTTTGGTATGGATACTGAAAAAGTCACCAATATGCTTGTTGGAACATCCTTAAGTGGCCCTTTGGATGTGAATGATGTTGTTCAGACCCTGAAATATGTTGGAGGTACCGCGGCGGCCGCAGGAGCGAACTTAAGCAATGAAGACCTATTATACGACCTTATGGGTACTACATCAGCTTTCGCTCAAAAAGGTGTAGTTGGTTCAATGGCCGGTACCGCATTAAGAGCTTTCCTGTCCAAACCAGCTACACAGGATAGTTCAGTATGGGAAGCGTTGAAGGAAATAGGCTTGGAACCGTATAGTCTCTGGGAAGATGGTCAGCAGGAAATGAAACCAATTTCAGAACAGATTCGTATCATTCGTCAGGCAATGAAGGATAATAACAAATCCACAATGGATCAGCTTGAAATATGGGGTAAGCTTGTTGGTACAAAGATGGGCCAGCAGATGATGAAGCTTGATGAAAATACGATTCAAGAAAGCACCGCGAAAATCCGTGAGAAGGCAAGCGCGGAGACTTTGGCTAATAGGAGCATGCAGAATTTCGCTTCACAACAAGAAGAGATAATGAAATCATTGGAAACCATTTGGAGAAATTATGGTAAGACCATAGCTGATGTCTTATCTCCAATACTTGAGATAATGAAGCCAATTGTTGATTTCCTTGCAAATGATTCATATGGTAGTAAGTTTGCTATCTGGGGTCTTGTTGCTGTGGTTAACTCTCTTTTAGGTAGGGCTCTTGGTTCTATCAAGGAAGTGTTGAAATTTGTTTGGGAACTGGTTTCCAAAACTCGAGAACAGGTTGGATTAACCAAACAAGAAGCTGTAACAACAGAAGATTTATTGGTTCAGAATAAGGCATTAACAAATGAATTACAACAGCAAGCTGCGGCTAAAAAACAAATCGCCACTTTCTCCAATGTTGATGAAACACATATGAGATACCAAACCGGAGGAAACGGTTTTGGAAAAACTTTATATATGCATCCAGATGCGGTTAACGCATTAACTCCTAACCAAAGAACTCAAAATGGATTATTATTAAATGAATTACAAGCTCTTAAAGAAGTTGGGAATACAAATGCCGCCATCAAGGATGAGTTTAAGAGTGTTGTTCAAAGCTATTATCAGCAAGAAGTTGCTCCATTCCTAGCGATGGGAGGAGATAAAAGTGATTTCTCAGGTTATATTGATGCAAGTGTAATAGATGAGAATCTCCCTAACACAATGAAAATGTTTGGTGGTGATTACAGTCCAGAACTTCAATATCACATCCGAAACGAGTTAGGTCGACAAATACGCAATGCCGCATTATATGGGAAAACTGATGCGAACGGCAACATTAAAGTTAGATATATCGGCAATATGATAGCGGATGCTTTTGGAGGAGCTATATATAAAAGCGGAGACTTTTCCGGAAACATCTTTTCATATGATAAAGGGCTTGGTCAATATGGTGTTTTGAATGCAAAAACAGGAACATTAGATACTCGTAAGGATTCAACAACAGGATATTTCGGTGTATCAAATTATGGACAATATGAAGATAAACCGGGGAATCCGGGAAAAGCCGTTGCTCTTATGGATCCAAATAAATTCATATCATCCGATGATGGCATGAATTATAGAAGAACTGTTTTAGATAGGATAAGCCGTGACCTAAGTAATACCACTCAGGGTTTAAATGATATTAACAATTCTATTGTTTCCGCAACTAATGTATTTTCTCAAAGTATACCTCAAAATAATACAGCGCTTCAGACTGATGCCGCTACGGGAAATTCAAACTCATCATCTGATTATAAGCGTAATTGGGGAGACAAGATTTCAACGAATTGGGCTAACAATCTGAATCGTGCGGCTGATAAATTATACGAAGCGGCAAGAAGATTAAGCAGCGATGATTTATATTATAATCGATTAGATAGAAACCGACGAGAATTCATAGGAAATTCATATGATGCAAATGGACAAAGAGTGAGCGGCAATGTTAAAATTAATCCAGCGACAAATCAGGTTTATATTAAAACCGATGATGGAAAATGGATTAATAAAGGAGCACAATTCAGAGGTAAGAAAGATGAAGAGTACGAAGTTTTAGAATATTCTAATTATTCAAAAGACTCTTCATTTGAACAAAGAAAACCTGTCATTGTTAGAGACAGATATAATAAAGTATTGAGATATGATTACAATAATGATGATTATTATCCTGTAACTTTAAATGATACTCGTTCAGAACAAGCCAGATATGCAGCGGAAGCTAATAGAAGACTTTATAACACAAGCAGAAGTGTTAAATATAATAAATTAGATTATGCTGGAAATGAATTTGTTCATTTCCAGGAAAATGATATAGATGAAGATAAGATCAAGAACCTCGGTTCCGACACTCGCCTGCAATCTCAGGCAACAGGACAAAAAGGACATTATGTCGCCAAGATCAATCCGGAAACAAACGCATTGGGATTAGCTCATGCAATGGAAGATGACAGAGGTTTCCAATGGGTTACATGGAAATGGTACGCCGATAGAGGAAAAGGCTTAAGCAATGAAGAATTATCACCATTTGGCTTGTCACATCCTGTGATTAATGGAAAAGAAGATAGGACAGTATTGCAGCATATGGTTGATGGGGTTGCAAAAGATATTGTTACAAATATGGAAAGAAACCCTGTTGCCGTGAGACAAGCGATAATCAATCAAAGAGATACTTTTGCGGGAGCTCAACGTCCATCAAAACAATATAGGGATTCCATATCAACAGGAGTGAACGGAATTGATATTGACAAATATTATCCTTATGGATATAGTGATAAGTATGATACGTATTTAGCTAAGAACAAAGAACAAACACCAAGGGATAACACGGTCAATGGATTATTGAATACAATCGTAGATAACTTAGGCACTATCAAAGGCCATACAAAACTCCTCAATAATATCAAGGGGTATCAAGACAATATCAGCAGTAAAGTCAGCAGTATCTATTATGACTTGAATAATTTTATTAACAGAAACACATACACATCCTTGAATGGAGATCAGAAAAACAATATTGGATTAGAATCAGGTAAGGCAGCGTTAGCTAGGGACTTAGGTGTTTATGATGACAACATGTCAGCAATGCGCCTCAATATTGATAAAAGATTAAGAGATATTGAAAATACATATCCATCCACCGGCAGCGGAAGATTTAAAACATATAATGATTCAGACATTCAAAGAGAATACAGTCAATTAATCGGGATTAAAAAAGAATTGGATAATGCTGAATACGCTCTAAACGGAAGACCTTTTGGAAACCAGTTTAGGGATAAATTCCTGGCGATTGATACGGAAAACACGGGTCTCGATCCAAGCAAACATAGGATGGTTCAGGTTGGTGTTCAGAAATTTGAAAACGGAATAGCGACAACAGGTTTTGAGAAGAACATAAATCAGCCTGATGAAATCGCCCGACTTATGGAACAAGAACCTGATTCTCCCGCTCTTAGAATGTTGCATAATATTGATGGACTGAGGTCAAATAACACTTTCGCAAATGGAGTTTCAGAACTTGACGCCTTAGTTGATTTGTTTAATATGTTCAAAGAGGAAGATGTTCTCTCAGGAGCAACTCCTTTAGTCGGTCAGAATATCACTTATGATATGAGCATGTTAAGAGAAGCCGTGCTTAGGAATGAAGAATTCTTGAAAGCCGCGGGATATAGTATTAATGACTTTAACAATATCAGATTCATAGACACTCAGACAATAGCATCAAGAGGATTTAATTTCTCAGATAACAAATTAGGCACAATCGCGAGAAACCTTGGCATTGATTTTAATGGAACACAACATACGGCACTTGCGGATGCGGACGTCACCGGAAGGTCATTAATTGAGATGTCAAACATTATCGATGCCGACATACCTCGCGATACATTGCAACATATTATTAATATAGAAAATCTTTTAAAGAGACAATTTGGAGGAACAAGACGAAGATTAAATTCTGACTCACAACAGTCATCAATAGGCGATGAATCTTCCACGATAAATAACCCAGTTTCAGGCTTTGAAGATGAAACGTTTATTTCCAATGAAAATAATGATTCTCAAAGAACTCTTGGAGGATTTTCTCGTGTTTCATTTGGAGATGGTTGGAGTAGGACAGTTGTTGATGGTTCTACGGAATATTTACATTCCCCAACGGGTGATACATATCATCGGACATTTGGAGAATCCGGTTGGTTTGATGAAAACAATGAACGCATTTCCAATATCTTACCTAATAAGGATGTTATGCAATTAGAGGGTCAGGCTCTTGAAGACGCTATTGCATATCAGAATACGGTCATCCCCAAACATGAGGAATATAATAAATTAATGAGTCAACGTGAAAAATTGTGGAAACAATTTGAAGAAGTAAGAGATATTCATTATGCGGCTGGATTACGAGGAGATGTTGAAACTTACGAAGCTTATGGTCAAACCGCAACCGTGCTTCGAACCAAAGTGGAGGAACTTGATAATCAATTATATGAAATAATGCCGTTCTTAGATATTGATGAGGCAGAAGAACGCAGACTAGAGTATGTTGGACAAAGAAAAGAACTATTAAATCAGATTTCCCGTTTAGAAACTGATTTAGCGGTTAACGAGGGGACACCTGTTGATCCAATAAGACGTAAGCCAAAACCTGGAACTAAATGGCGTTATGAAGACGCTAATCAAATCGCTAAAAACACACTTGACGAAGCTATTGCGTCAGCAAAAAAAGAAGCGATTACTTTTATGGGAACAAAGGAGTTTCAGGAACGTTTCCCAACAGAAGTTATTCCAGATAATTATATGAACGAACCCGGTAGGAATAATTTCAGAAAACCTAGGGCAGGCAGTAAGAATTATGAAAAACGTCTTGAAAAATATGAAACAAGAGTAAGAAATTATGAAAACAGAAGAGATGTTCTTGCGGAACAATTTGGATATTTAACAGATCTTCGTAATAATCCTGCTTACAATGTCTTTGATGAGAAAGGAGAGCTTGATGATTATCTGTTAACAAATTCAAGAAGCAAGAGTTTTGGCCCCGGATCAAGAAGCGGTAAAAAACTTTTAAATGATATTTGGAGAATAAACACAAGAAACAAGGAGAAGATTGAAGTCTCCAATGGTTATATAGAGATTGAAAAAGACGCCGCCGAAATCGAACAGGAAACAAGAGAAATCAGAGAAAAGAGTGAAAGGATAAAGGCAAAACTAACAGCTAAAAAAGCAGAACTGGCTGCCATTGAAGCAAAAATTGATAAAGCAAATCAAATATCAACATTCCATGAAAATGCTCCTTTCGATCCAAGAAGCGATATCTTTAATCTTGATGATATCAGCAGGAGAACTGATGATACCATTCATGTCATTGGGAAATATTTGCGAGGGCTTGGTTATGATATGACACTTGGAGCGGTTGGAGATGATATAATTAAGGCTACGGTTCTCGGAAGTCTTGAAGACATGCCTTTGGTTCTGCCCGAAGAAGTACAAAAAGTCAGACAAGGCGCATTGCCTGAACAGGTTCTCAGCAAGGATATAATTGATGCGAGAATAGCAGATTTCAGACCAAACGCTGGACCTATTACGGGTGTAGAAGCTGCTCAATTAGCAATGAATCAAATCACTCAATTAGTTATTGATAGTGGTAAGCACGAACGTCTCGGAACCGCTATGAACCCAATACAAATCATTGATGATATTTTTAGAGGAACAGTTTCTAATCCATATACATTATTATCAATGAAAGGAAAATTCAATACTGAGGAAGAGGCTAGGAACATTGCTCAGTTTTTAAATCCTGTTTTCTTAAAGGATGTTATGAGTGGAACGATTGATCGGGATAACTGGACATTAGACCTTGATCCTAATAAATTACTTGAATTTGGGCTTGAACCTGATTGGGTATTTGAGACTTTGCAACGTAGTTTTGGCAATATTCCAATGTCAATTTCTGATAATCAAATAAAATTCAACCCAACAAATGATACTGATAAGCATCAAATAAAAAACTGGATTAGTGAAGCTCAAATTAGTGGTATGACTGGAATCAAACCTATTAATTTGGATAGTGATGTTTTTAAATATTATAATGAAGAAGGTGTCGAAGAATGGAAGATTCTTGCTCAAGGTAGTAATGTTGCTTTCTTAGATAGTCTTTTAGGGGCAGATTTTTTACTCAAGGACGCATTCGATTTCATTACAACTGATTTTCGAGATGTAGAGAATGTTCGTGGAGTTGAAGCAGCCAGACAGGTATTAACTGCTCAATTAAGAGCGACTTTGCAAAGTTTGGGTCTTAATATTTCAGATGATATCATTAAAGCTATTACGAGTATGATGACAGCCTCTGGAAAAGTTGTTTCTGTTAGTGATATTGTTCATCAGAGAAACAATCCTTTGGAGAGAGCGGCTTTCGAGGATAGTATGAGAGTTATGTATCAAGCTTCCTTACATGGTGAAACAGCTCATACAACTCCTACTGTAAACACTATCATTGGACAGGAAACACCACCTTTATTAGAAACATTGAATGCCGATACAGCTGAGAAAATACTATATGAAGATAACAATTTGGAATATACTAGACCGTCCATTGATAAAGATACTCTGAAGGGTATTCATAGAAATCAAATGGACGAGTATAATACGATGTTGGCTAAGGATACTCGCGAGAATCCACAACGTGCCAGGGTTGTTGCAGAGCAATCAAATCCTATTCCACCAGCCGCTTTTAAGGATGCAAGAAGCCTTCAGTTATTACAGATGCTGGCTGCGGAGTCACTTAATAAGCAATATGAAATAATGAATGGTACGCAAGGAGCATTAGCTAATCTGGATAAACGCAGACAATTATTAATGGAAAAGAAAAACGCTTTGGCGGCGAAAATTGAAAGCGATGCTCAAATTGATGAAAACGATAGGATCCAGTTGGAAGAACTGGAATCTCGGATCAAAGGTATTGACGCTGCAACCGCAGATATCAGACAAGGGAAAGCCGCTTTCAGTTATGCTGAATTAAACAGGTCTGCTAGTGAAACATTGAACCCTAATCCTCTTTACGAAGAAGATTTGGCTGTGATCAGACAAAGTCTTCAGGAACGTGTTGATAATGGTAAAATGGCTCAGTCAACAATGGATTATATTTTATCAGGAGAAGGAACACAAAGGGGTCCGTCAGCATGGGATAGTGCCGGAATCCTTAAAGAAGAAAGCATCGAAACAATGGCGTCAAGGGTTCGAGATTTAGCACCAGACGAGGTTTTCGCGGGAGTTGAAGATCTTTTTGAGGAATTAAGAAGAAATTCAATCAATGATTATGATGCTCATCAATTTATTAATTGGATTGGCAAACAATTCGGAATGGAATTAGATGGAAATGGTGTTGCGGATCCGACAAAAATTGTTGGTGGATTACACAGCAATATTGGAGCGAAGGGCTTCCATGGAATGGGAGCTGTGCCAATTAGAATGGCAGGCATAATGCAGGTTATGGAGGCTCTTAAGGATTCTGACGCCAGCTTGCCTGAGGGAGCTATTCCAATGCCTCGTCTTGAAAAGACACAAGGTAACCTCAGCAACCCTATTTATAATATAACCGAGGGATTGACTAATGAAGTTATGGCCGCTAAAGTTGTGGCTGACACATATCGTGTCACTCACGCCCGTATGGAAGATTTATTGTATAGTACAAGCATTATAGCTCGAACTGATGGAAGAACGGATTTAAGATATCAAACAGAAGAACTTCAAAGATTGAATGACGAATTTGACGAGTTATTTAAAATTGATATAGACGGCAGAAGACGAAGTTTCTTTGGTTTGGATAATGAAGACTGGGCTGATCCGGCAATTGTTGAAGAATTCAACAAGCGAGTTAAAGAACGGGAAGAGTTTATTAGAAGATATTATGAACGAATGATTGCATTTAGAGAACAGATTAAGGAAGAAGATGCTGCAATCATAAAAGATCAGGATAAACGTATTCATGCGAATAGTGAATTGGGTTATTATCATAGTTATGATGAAGATGGTAATTATCTTGGTCTCACTCCTACAATAAATAGGGATGGTCAATTTAGGGATATAGATAAATCAAGAAAAACAATTCTTGCAATGAAGGAAAGATATCCTAATATGCCTGAACTTGATGAACCAAAAATAACAACAATAGGAGACGTTACTCCTTCATTCAGTCAGGGTTCACTCCTTAATGATGAAGTTGAAAAAGGAGTATTCACCGTTCCAGAACCAAATCAAGTTGAAAACATGGCAAAAACAATAGAAGGGTTAAGTGATCGTAATAAGGCTCAACAAGAGAAATCCCATGCTTATTATATGGACAAGATTGTTAATGGTACATTAAGAGAACAACAGGAAGCCTATTCCCGTTTCTATGCAAAGAATTATGATGAATTGATCAACTGGTTCAGAGCGTTCCATGTTGAAGATGATGTCATAAACAAATTTGTATCAGAAAAAGGAGTTCTTCATGACAATCTAAATATCGCCAGATTATTAAGTCAATTCGATGATAATATAGAGAAGGGTATCGCTCCGGTTCATACCGTTAAAGCACTTATTGATGAATTGGATGAAACGAGAAATCCTTATCGTAGAATGAAAATCCATGAAGGGCGTGGAGATACCCCTGAAAGTGTAAGGGGTTACCCATTCAAGATGCTGGCGGAAAATGAATTGTTAAGCGCACAAAAGGGATTCTTTGATCATGACAAGTTTGTAGAATGGTGGAAAGAAGCTAGTGTAGAAGAACAGGAATTATTTGGACGCAATATCAAACAAGGTGTTTATGCTCGTCAGGCTGATACTCCAAATTTACCAGGTTTTGATGATTTCCTAACCGAAGAAGGTCAGAAGCAATTCGGAACAATAACTAACATGTTGAAGTTTGAGGAAAAATTGGAAGAGATTAAGCAAATAGAATCTCAGCAATTATCAGCTTTGGAAAGAATATTGAGTGAAGGCAGATTCTTGAATCCTGATGATATGAATAAAATTAATGATGAGTATTTCAATAGTGAAGAGTATAAAGCTTCTAAACGTGAGAAAATATTGCAAAATGCAAGTGGTGAGTATACGTATGCGGGTGGAAGATTCTTTGGAACTGGAGATGTTGTTTTACTTGATAATTTAAATGATGATTTTCTTTCTAATCTTGCGAATGCGGATTTGACACCATTTAGGGATGAATTTGAACTACCACCTTTTGTACGTCCTTATGGACCTGTTTATCGTGATCCGGAAGCTGTTTCAAAATGGCGAAGAAAACAAGTTGATGGTAAGAATTTAGAAGACCCTCTTCTTGGTTTGGATCAGTTGTTTGGTGTTGAAAGTACGGCAGAGGAAAGAGCTGTACGATTAGATAAGCTGAATGAAAAACAAGCTAACAAGGTTAAAAAATATCAGGATGATATTGCCGAAAATAATAAAAGACACGCAGAACAAATGAACGCTAAATATGGACCAGGTAAAGGTAGTTTATCATTTGAACAACTTAGAGCATTACCTGATAGTGCTGGAAAAGATATATTGATGAAAGAGTATATGTCAGGACTAAGTCCTTTCCAAAGATTTAAGGCACGTCTTGGTATCGCCCCATCCACTTATACTGACAAGGATGGTCAAGTACAAACCAGAGGCTTCGGTGAAAGAATAAAGGACTCAACAGGAGCTCTCGGAAAACTAGGAGGAGCTATTGGATCAGTAACCAATCTTATGGGCGGACCAATGATGGCCGCAATGACTATCTTCCAAGGTGTTATGCAAGCCTATTCCGCAGTCGTTGAAAAGGAATCTGAAAGAATCACAAAAATCCAAACAGAAACGTCCGAGGCTCAGGAGAGATATTCACAAGCTGAATCAAATTTCCTAACCAGCAAAGAACGAGCTGATGAAAACTTCTCCAATGTTAGTGAAGATGATAAGGAAACAGCAATCGAAGAAGCTTTGAAAGAAGGTCGGGATAAAGATGTTACAATGCAGGATCTCAGACTCTTAACGGATGAGAATCTCGAGTTAACTGAATCAGAACAGCTCAATAAAGATTTAACCGCTCTTGAAGCAAATACTCGATTATTGTACACATCACAATTGCAAATGACCGCGGCATTAAGAAATGAAGCTAATGTTGAAGATGATACCGGACAATTAGGACATTACGGAACACAAGCTGATTTCACGGAATGGTATGAAGGTAGCGGTATTAAGAATTCTAAAGATGAATATGGTTTAGGAGATATACTTGACATTAATGCTTGGAAAACAAAATTTGGACTCACAGATAAAGGAGAGGAATATCTTGAAGATATTGCTCAATCATCTGAAAATGGATTGCAGTTTACTACTCGTATTAAAAACGCTGAGGATTTGGAAACAGATTTTGAAAAGTTAGCGGCGTCATTTGATAAAAGGAATGTTGGCGGAAATGACATATCAACAATCTTTGGAGGAAATAAGGGATTATATCCTCAATATAATAGTTATTGGAATGATATTGGTACTCACAATGGAGGATACTCAGCAACTCAATTAGCGAAACTTGGAAAACAATATGATAAACAATTAAACCGCTTTGAACGTAAGAACTTTAGATTTGAATTCAAAAATGGTCGATTAGTTCTAAAAAATATTCAAAACATTGATAAGAAATTCGCTAATCTTGGTCAGCGTTTAGGTATTAGTAAAATCGCGGCCCAACAATTAGTAATGTTACATACTTTAAACGATTTATATCAAGTTGCTGAAACACAAGTTAAACCTGAATTAATTAATCAAACACAAGGATTATACTCTCAATTAGCTACCAGCAGCGGTATTCACTCTAATACTGGATCAAGTGTTAGTGTTGAGCAGGCAATGAACCAAGGTTTAGCTGTTATTAGTCAACAATTAAGTCAAGTTATTGTCAGTACAGCGAATGAAGCAGCCGTTGATTCTTATAATGCCGTATCTGATACTCCAGTAGAGAGTGTTGGAGAATTAAACAAAATAATTAAAGACGGAAATAAAAGCAGCGATGAGTATAAAAATGCTGTAAAGGCAATGGATACCAAATATCAAACTCAAGCGTATCAGGCAAAATATTACGAAAGATTGAACGCCGGAGATACTCCAGCTGAAGCTATGAAGAAAGCTCAAAAAAGTTCTGAAGAATATTTGAAAAAATATGGAGTAGAAAATGGTTCATATTGGAAAACCCACCAAAAGTATACTGACATAGCTAAGGAATATGAGAGTCCAACTATTGGAAATTTCATGAAAAGACTTGCATCAAATATCCCTGGTTTTCCATCAAGTGGTTATTCAGATTATAACGCAACAGATATCATGAAACTTAATGATGAAGTTGTTAAGAATAATCCAGATGTTATTAAATACTTGATGAACTTAACAAACACAATCAATGAAAGCAATATGGATGCCGAAGATGCTGCTGATGATGAGACAGGTGGCTCCGGAAAAGGCGGTGGTGGCAAAGATTATGATAACAACAACAGGCAGCGTTATGTTCAATTGGCTATCTGTAACAAGAAAGCCATACCAAAACTCAATGTGAACCTGTTCAAAAAGGCTCCGAGCTTCACGGTCATGAATAAGAACTTCAAGCTCCGTGACATCAAAATCAACACGGCCGACAAGGCAAAGAATATTGAGAGTGCGGTTAAGAACGCCATCATTGATGTTCAGGAAAGATCCGATCCTAAGATCATACAGGATGAGGAGGCGGAGTACGACCCAGTCGGAGCTACCGACGGGGACAACCTCCCTACCGGAACAACCCAGACAAACAACAACTAATGAGGTATAAGATATTATGACAGAGTTTTCATTAACAAAAGGTTCTGTCTTGATAATCCCCGGATATACTGACGCGGAGAACCTGCAGAACTATTACAATCAGAAGAACAACAACAAGAAGACCTCATCTTCAGAGGACCTGGGGTCTTCATACACCGACAAGACCACGGGAAACACAACAAACAGCATAGTGTCAAAGGATGATGTGACCAAGGATAAGTACAAGAAGGTAGAACCTCCTCATGCGATGTATTTCAATGTCCGGAATGTTGAATTCACGCCGCATGGGAAGGATTATGAGGAATTTGATTCCGCTCAGGGAATGATACTTGTTGAAAAGGCTTGTGACAGGTTCGCCGAGGTTCAGCTCGAAGTTCTTGTCCATCAAAGGCTCAGCTCTGTGACGGGAAAGTTATCATATGAGAACAACAATCAGGATGTTGACATACACGTCGAGGACTTCCATTACAATACTGATGAGGAGTTCTCATTCCTATGGGTTTATCCAGAGGATTATGATGACAAGTTTGTGGAGTTGAGAAAATCATTCTTCGACAACCTGCAGGGCAGGCCATTGACAGTCATCTCTCCATTATTCCCTACAATCGTTGTAGGATACATGACCGAATGCGATTACAGCATAGGAGAGGGAGAAGAGGAATCCGCATGGAGCATCACCATCAGGGAAGTAAACAACTGGGGATTCTAAAATGTCAACTAAAAGATATGATTACAATGGACTCTCAGAAGTGTTGAGAGTTGAAACATACCCTGACGGCAAGATCCATGATTACATCACGGCTTTCGACCTTGATTGCGACAAGAACGATATCGTGACAACAGCGGTCCTGCACATGCCTTATGATCCGGACTTGATGGCTTATTGGGAGCCAGGTCGGATGTCATGCGCCATTTATGGCGGAACATATGACCGGGAGAAACTGTTCTCCGGGAGAGTCAGGGAAATCATGCACACGGGGTATGAGATACAGGTCACATGTGAGAATATCGGATGGAAGCTCAAGCAGTTGTGTCCAGCTTCCGTCCTGGATTATCTTGATGGCAAACCCGTCAAGGATGTTGTATACACATTATTAGGAATGGCTAATGTCAAATACCATGTGAATCTGGATGGAATAACCGACCTGAACAAGTATGTATATGAAAGCGGAGGCTCTGTCGCCATAGGAGGCACAACGGTCGAGTCAATTCCCGATCTTAATCAGGTAATCAAAAACATGAAAGGAAGCGATATAGACCAGGCTGTGGCTGATGCGAAATATACAAAGGAAAACACGGAAGTCAGCAGGGAATTCAATAACAGAGAACTCTACAAGCTGACTCAGGTTGTGGGGTCAAGCAATTATTATTATCCTTCATCAATCCGCAACTCATGGACGATCAATAACAATGTTAATTTGAAAACGGCTTCAAGGATAACATCAAAGAATGACTTGGAGAATCTGTCGGAATATTATGTGACCGGGATAGACAAGAAATCAAGCGCCTACAAGAGCCTTCAGAAGAAGATGAAATCCGAAGCCAAGGCGAAGGCGAAAGCCGCCGCGAAGGCTTCACAGGAATCAGAATCATCAGGAGATTCATCATCTGATGTACCGTCATCTGATTCAACATCCTCCGAGACAACACCGGCCCCGAAACCAAAGGCGTACAGCAAAGCCTACTACAAACAGATATGGGAAGCCTGGTACGGCAATGCGACATCCCATAGTGGTACGGGCAAGCAGGCATGGATAGACAAGGCTTATAAGAAACAAACATATTACGGCACTCCCGCCCAGAACAGGAGAAAGATTCAAAGAACAATTGAAAGTCAAAGATACGTAAGCGGGGTTCACATATGACACAGGTTTTCGACTCAATCTACACCCATTTAAGATGGGCCTATCCAACATACAGCAAGAAACAATTATACAGCTTCTCAAAAAGACTGGCAGGAGCACGGTGCGCATGGAGAAACATAGCCCTCATAACTAATGAGATGGGCGGTCCTTTCTCCCATTATAAGAACCAGAATGCTCTGATAAGGGATATCATGAGGATAAAAGGATGCGAAACATCCGCCTCCGATGACCTTGAAGAACCTGACGCTACTGATGAAGATTCATTGTTAAGCGGTGACTCAGAATCATCAGGAGGTGGTTCTTCCGGAAGCGGCTCATCCGATTCCGATGATTCCTCAGCGGACAAGGCTGATAATGAAGATTTAACCTTTGATGATGTTCTTCACAGCATAGCATCCGCCATTGATGCGCATTATTACATAGTTAATGATACAGTATATTTTGTATCCTTTAACACATTATTCGCCGGAGGGTACAAGGAAACCGGCTTTCCTGACAAGCCGATAGTGATTGATTATTGGATGCAGGAAGATGGAAGCCTTGATGTTGATGTCAATCAGGCGGGAATGATAAATACTGTCATCCTGCATTACAGGAATGGAACTGTCAAAGTATGCAATGAAGACCTTGTTAATATATATGGCGAGGTTTCTGCAACCTATTCCGACAAGACCCTTTCATATACTCAAGCGAGGGTGAAAGCAGAAGCATACTTGAGTGCGAACATTAGAGATTTTAACATGACCGTTCAAGTATCCGCACTCTATAGTGGCAAGCTTGCGGTCGGACAATACATAAAATTAAGAAACCCCCTCACAATGACGGAAAACCTTTACTACATATACGGCTTGTCAGTAAACTGGAACGCTAGTGAAAAAACATTCGTAGCGGACCTCGACCTGAGATACGGCCCCGAAAACCCCGACAATCCGGAAGTCCCGGAAACCGGTGGCGGATATTATACTAATAACAGCAGCGGAAGCAGCGGTGGTGGTGGCCAGATGGCGGGAAACCCATCAGGCACCGTGGCTGATTTCGCCAAAAAGATAGTAGGCAACGCCACCACTAATGATGAAAAAGTCCAGAAAATATGGGCCTGGTGGAAATCAAATATGCATTATGGACATTATGAATGTAGTAGACAAAGTACAGAACAAGTTCTTAGCAGCAAATCCGCTAATTGTACAGATACAGCCAAGGCATTATGTGATTTATTCACAGCGGTTGGAGTTCCAAACAAACTCCATCATTGTTTCTCAGTTACATTCACAACAGGACATACCGCGGGACACTATTACCCAGAAGCCAAATATGGGAACGGATGGGTAATTGTAGATGGCGTAAGCCGTTATGCCGGATGGGGCGGAAAGAACATGGTTTCAAAATCAAATTGCAAAGAACTTTCAAGTGTTTCGGAAGTTTGCTAGAGGTGATAAGAGATGTCAGAAAAAGATCAGAATACAGCTGAAGCTTACATTAAATTAAAGAAAGCGGGTTTCCTAAAACCCAACAACAACAGAAAGCTTGGGATTGATGATAATACATCATATAAGAGTCCGAACTTCAAAACCCAAGTCAATGTATGGACGAATACTGATAAGCAGACACATACCTACTTTCATTCATTAAGCATTGACGTGCAGGTGTCTGAATTCATGGGAACGGCGGAGCTGAGATGTCCTTTCGACTCCGACCTGATGGAGTACTGGGAACCTTTAAGAGCTACATGTGTAATATATGGGGCAAACAAGGGAGCTCCAAAGATATTATTTGTAGGAAGATGCCGTGAAGTCAGACAAGATGGATACGAGCTTGTTGTTTCATTGCAGAATTATGGATGGAAATTCGAGCAGAACGCATCATCAGCTTTTGTCAATGACAATGTGGTGAACAAGGATGGGTATACTGTCATGAAGTTGATATTTGAAGCCTTGAAGATTGACAAGTACGTCATATCCCCTAATGCGAAAAAAAGATTAAAAGAGATTGGTTTTGATGAGAACGGCAATGTGACAATGAATGGAGAGGAGATTACTGAAATCCCTGACCTCATTGACAGGATCAAAAAGACCAACCCAAGCGACACTATAAACAAGTATACCTTGCAGAACAAACTGGACGAAGATAAACTGAATAACCTTTATCATATAAATTACACCTTGAAATATAGTAAAGTCACCCCCACAATGAGCAAGATCGCAAAAGGAAACACTTACAGCGGAAGCGGAGCGTCAGTCTACGGCACAACATACGGAGGAGCCGCCCAATCAGGAGCTCAGGAGTCAACACAGAACACGAGCACTTATTCTCCATCAGCAAATGGTCAACCAACTGGTGGAAATGCTGGTCAGGAGAATGTGAAGAAATGGTTGAAGAGTGCTTACAATGCAAGGTACTGGGCTAAGAATCCTACAGCCTTGAATTCTGTCGCCACAATCTACAGAATATGGTATTCTGGGGTTTCACCATCAAAGGCTGTTGGCAGACCATCTCCAACATATTATCTAAATCGAATATATAAAGGACGTACTGATAAAAATCTATTGTTAAAGGACTTGAAAACTTTTAAACAAGGAGCGAAAACAAATAAATCCTGGTGGCCGAAATCATTGGGAGCAGAACCAACAAGCTCATCATCAAGTGGCGGAAATGGTTTATTGAATGCATTATCAAATCTCTTCGGGTGATATCATGGCATTGGACGGAGTTAAAGCCGAATACTCACAGGATAAGAAAATCATCCACACATGGTCATACCCCGGCAGGGATGGATATTCATACGAATTAACAGAACATTACTGGAAAAACAAATGCCCATTATGTGGAAAGGAAGGAACATTATTATTCAATCCCAAGAAAACCGCCGAGGGAGAATTGACATGCAGTGCTTGCGATGCCGATTATGATTGTGTGAACGGAGAGGATAAGTGGACCCCGTCAAGAGGAACACTGACCCCAGCATCCAATGAGATGAACCCGGTAAGCGCCGGTGGTTCTTCATCTTCATCATCTTCATCATCAGAAGCCGCCTACAACCCTGTTTTAAGTGGTGAGAAAACATTCAAGGATCTTATTGGTGAAATCTGCAACGGGATCGACGTGCAATTTCTATGCAAGAGAAACATGATTGTCGTGACCGATGTGGAAACATTATATGCGGAAGCCGCATACCTGAGGGAGAAACAAAAAAACAGCGCCGAAGACATAGCATTATGGCAGCTTCAGGACGGAACTTACGACCTTGATGTCAATGAATACGGATTCTTCAACACGGTTTATGTTCAATACAGGAACGGGGTTGTCAAGGAATCCTTCCCCGATCTTGTCAGAGTGTATGGCGAGGTTCCGAAGACATACAAGGAAAAGAAGCTGAGTAAAACCCAGGCTCAGAAAAAAGCCAAGATGTACCTCGCCGCCCATATGAGAGATTTCGGAATGGGAATCAAGGCAAGCATCCTTCATGATGGAGGCATAGACATAGGGGATATTGTCACATTGGAGAACCCATTGACATTGAAGAATGAGATAAAGAAACAGGAAGGCGAGCTTCCCGAGTTTTATTTTGTCAAAGGATTAAACATCGAATGGGATGAAGGCCCGATCACATGTGATTTGGAATTATCCTACAGCCCGGAAGCTCCTGAGCGGGATGAATCAGGAACATCATCAAACACTACTTCTTCATCATCAGGGGGTAGTGGAGGCGGTAATGGGTCTTCAGGCTCTTCAGATGATTCCGGAACAACCGGTGAGGCAGAAGATGTTCCAACAACAGAGACAACCGAGGACACAGGCAACAGCAAGGTCTGGACCGAGATATCAAAAGTCATTCAAAACGCTTACCCGAGAAACCGGACAACAGAAAAAGCCAGGATCGTCGGGACCCTGATGAAAACCCCATGCGCATACAGAAACATTGCCCTTGTAGTCAACACCCTCGGTCCGATAACACATTACAAAAACCAGAACGCGGTCATAAATGCGATAAGAAAAGCCAAGGGGTGCTTATAGATGGATATCATAATGGGGTGCGACAGCAACAACATATCCGAAGACAGGGTTACATTGCAGAAAATGGCCAAGGTTTTAAGAGATGCCGGACACACGGTTAAAACAGTACCGGTTGGACCAAGTCCCTTGCAGAATACCTGCCTGTCATCAAGCACTTCAGGAAAAGTAGCTGTGATGCTAGTGAACGGTGCTGACCTGCAAACATATAAGGATTTCCATGATGGAATCAGCAAAGGATACTACCATGTCTCACATTGTTACTTCGCCCTTCAAGGATGGATAGAAACAAACACATGCACATGCAGCGGAGCGACAACGGCGAAGCTCAACTGGGTTGCGGATGGTGTGGCTCCTCGTTCATACGTAGCCGAACTCATCGGAATGACAACAGCCGAGGTCATGCAGAAATACCCCGAATGCGACTATGCCTGCGGATCATCATTTGACGAATTAGCTCAGAACCTTCTCTCTGTACTGGGTGGACAGACCAATGGTTCATCATCCGATTACGAAACCCAGCAAGGCGATTCCGCCCTGATGAATCCAATGCTGAGTGGTGAAAGAACCTTTCAGGACATAATAGGAGATATCTGCAACGGATTGGATATTCTCTTCTTATGCAAGAGAAACATGGTCGTTGTTACCGATTTTGAATCAATCTATAATGAAGCCCAGGAGATAAGAGACAAGAAAAAGGTTTCATCAAGCGAAGACATTAAACTATGGCAGATAGAAGACGGCTCATACGAGGTTGATGTGAACCAGTTTGGATTCTATAACACAGTATATGTCAAATACTCAAACGGGGTTGTCAAGGAGCAATACAATGACCTTGTCGCCGTATATGGAGAACACCCCATCACATATAAAGAGCCAAAGCTCAGCAAGACACAGGCCATAAGGAAAGCCAAGACATACCTCGCCGCCCATGTCAGAGAATTTTCAATGACAATGGGAGTGTCTCTTCTTCATGATGGAGACATAGATGTGGGAGACATAGTAACCTTGGACAATCCTCACATGCTTCATAACACCGGAAAGAATCAGGAATTCTATTTCGTTAAAGGAGTCGGAGTTGAATGGGATGAAGGCCCCATACAGGTTGACCTGGAGCTTGAGTTCTCCCCGGAAAGCCCTGACAACCCGGAGGTCCCGGAGACTGGGACAGGCGGATACTCCCCTGAAAGCAGCTCAGGGAATGTCGGCAGCGATTGCTGGAACAAGTATTGGGATATCGCGAAAAACTCAGTATGGTCCCATAATTATTCAATGAGCAACCCCCATGATCCCGCCGAAGCTTATAAGGTTTTCGGAGAAAACACGTCCAGGAAACAATGGGATTGCTACTCATCTACGGCATGGCTGTATTATGTTCTTAACTTCAAATGCAACGTCCCGGCAAGGGATGTTGTCGGAGCCGGAAGCGGTGTGAGTGGAACTCACCATGTCATACAAGTGAAACAGGGGGGAGAATGGATATTCCCACCCGAACAGAGCGAAATGCCGAGCGGCTTGACCCCGACATCAGCGATGAAAGCGGGACACTACCATGTATCAAGAGCTCCTCCGTCAGACATGAACAACCCTAGTTCATACCCTGGTTATCAGAACCCTTGGTATGGAAACCACTCATAATTAATATTTAAATAAAAAATTTAGGGAAAAATTAAAACATAAGAGGTTGTTTAAATGGTAAGAAGTTCATATCGTCCTACAAATAAGAGATTCCGAGACAGGTTTCAGGAATTCGCCGGAACAAAAACTAAGAAAGGACATTTCGACCAGGATGAGGATACAAAGGAAAAAACGGGAACATTGAAGAAGATAGACAAGAGCAAGCTGTTTGGAAAAGGATGGTATGTTGAGATCAATGGACAGGTTCATCCATGCACATACAGCGGATACGATGGAGTCCTGCCTGAGGGAAAGGAGACGGACAAGTTTCTATATCCAAAGCAAAAACTGACATGCGATGTCGCGGTAAACAAGAAGGAGAAAAAATACGACATCCAAAGGATCGAGAACCTGAAACAAAGCCCGACATCAGTAAAAGAAGGGACCATCACAATCCAGAACAATCTATCATCAAATGATTACAAAAACATCATCCTAAAAAACGAAAGCACAAATGTATCATTAACAGAGGAAAGCATCAACCTGAACTCTGCCAATGTCAACATCAACGGAAACAACATCAACGAAACAATCGACGGACTTCAAACTCAAATCAATGATCTACAGGATGAAAACATGAAACTCAAAGCCAAAATAGAGGGTGAAGAATGAGCAATGAAGAAATAAACATCATGAACAATGATAATCAGAAATATTACATAGGCGAAGCCTTGTCAAGGGAGAACCTGACAAAACAGTATCAGTACGTCCTAGACCTCATCATAGCATATGGTGGGGAAGGTTCAAAGATAGATGCCGACATGCTGGACGGACATCATGCCAGCGATTTCATCACAAAAGATGATTACTATCTCAATGTGCTGCAGTCAGGAATGTATATCGGAAGCACTCAGATCAACAATTACAAGACAATCAACAGTCAGTTCCTCAGGGATGTGGATGTTAAATTGTCTGATATGGAATGCTCCATATTCGATGTGTATAAGGATGATTCCATATCAAACGACAGCGTCCTGACAAACATCAATGATGTTCATTACGCATTGGAGCTTCTTGGAAGACATGCCGAGGAGAGCGAGTATAATTTTGGGGAATTCATGAATGAGTATGAAGTGTTTGTGAACAAGGAAGAATCAAGATGGGCAAATGCATTAGATCCAGAGGATGCCCTCGAGCTTCAAAGAATCCTGAACAATCATTCCGTGGAGGCTGTTGATGTCAATAATAACCTTGTGCATTATTACAACAAGATTCCTGTCATATATGATCCCAACATCACGGATGAAGAAGGAGAAGTTGTAGAATTGTATCAGGATTATAATGGAACATGCTTGTTTGTTGCGAATGTTCCCGACATCTCATGTGAACTATTGGATGAGGAAACCAACGAAACATCAGAATATTGCCTGTTCACTCTCAACTCACGCTATATCGATGAGGATTATCTCCTGGATGCCCAACCTGTCAATGATGACGGCACTCCAAACGAAGACTACATAGAAGTATATAAGAAGATTGAGGAAGATGAGGAGACAAGTTATCATAGAAAATACATCCTAGAATCAAGGGTTTCAGAGTCACAATACAATACTAATACATTCTTCTCCGCCGATATGGTGAACGGGCTTCAATTCATACTTATAACACAAGAGGAATATGATAACCTGGATGCCGAATTAAAAGACAACTGGCATTATGTTTACATAATAAGAGATGATATAAACACGTTTGATGATTACGCCGACCCGACAAAGATATATACAACATCAGGGTTAAGATTTAAATTCAGAGTCGATCCGGAAACACAGGAAAGCGACAATCCAAAATTACAATTCGCCGTCAATGATAGAGAATGGCAGGAATTCACAAACCTATACTACATCAAGGGAAAAAATGATACTGGATTAATCCCATATAACAATCTCCAAACCACTTTTGAAGAGAAAACCAATAAGGAAACAACATTGGCATCATTCAACGAAAACAACAACAGCATCGACAAATATCCATCAAATAAGATCCTGACCGAGTCACTTGATGAATTGCAGACATTGATAGATGATGTCAATTCAAAGATAAAGAAGCTGAATGGTGGTCAAACGGTAACCCACGCAACTTCAATGACGATAGAACAAATCATCAGACAAATCTCTGATGATGAGTATAATATAACCAGTATTAACTCCCAAATCTCAAGCATTAACGAGAGCCTCGGTGAGATACAAAGTGCGATAGATAATTTAACAAGCACCACAAACAGTTTAAGCAGTTCTAATTCATCATTAAATACCAAAGTCAATAACCATATTAACAACAAGAGCAATCCACATACAGTCACTAAATCACAGATTGGATTAGGAAATGTGAGAAACTTCTCCATATATATGGGATCCTTCTCACAGAAGGTTGGTGCGAAAGATTCTAAATATTATGATGTTAAAAGCGGAATCCCCAAGGACAGAAAGGGTCATGTTTATATTACCTGCAATAATAATACCATACACAGAACAGCTCGTTTAGATGACAATAAAGCAGGCAGCTTTCGAATTTGTTGCATAAACGACACAAACTCCGCCGTGAACATCAGCGGTTATTGGTTATGGATAGGATAAGGGAAACAGGAGGAATCAATAAATGCCAATCTACAATGGACGAACAAGAATCAGCGATGAAAACATCTGGCGAGTAGTTGATATAAAAACAACAACCGTCACCTCAGCATTATACGAAAGCCTTGAAGAGAACATTCAGGAAGATCTTCAGATTGGAGATTTCGTGCTTGAAATCACGGAAGTCAATCAGTACATATCAGATGATGATGTCCTGGACAATAAGATCAACAACATCAATATCCCAAATGGGGAGATAAGAAAAACATATGCCGTCATATTATCAAAGGAAAACTACAACAAGCTTCAATACCTCACAGGATTCACAACCAACACAAACTACTCAACCTTCGGGTCATTGGAAAACGATATCGACAACCTTGAGACAAACATAGTCTATCTCATCCAGAATGAGAACAAGTATGATGAATATATCCTGGCCGGATCCGGAGATGACAAGGAACTGGTCAAGATAGGGGATACCGGCATAGCCTTCGATAACAGCAACTTTGTGGATCTCAGCGAGTTCCTGCAGCTCAGAGCCGATTTGAAACAATCCTATGATGAGTTAAGCAATAGAATATCATCAGGCGGCATAGATACATCAGAAATCACAAACAGCATTCAAACCCTTACTGATGAGAACCTTTCCATCCAAAACGATTTAAGCGATGTCGAAGCCGACATGACAACTTTGAAAAGAGAAATCTGGGGATCCAACACTACAACAGGCGACAGCAGAATAGATTTACTGGAGGATACATCACAAAACAAGGAACGGGTTGAGATTGACTACCTTGACATGGACACAACTATAAATCCAGATTATTATAATGTAGTGAACCAGAACGGAAACGGCTTCTCAATCACATATAAGACATCTGAAAACGGAGCCTCATCCACGATTGAAAACATCACAAAAGCCCCTATGGACGTTCACTCAACCATCTTGAATGGGGTTTCATATGTGATGCAGAGAATCATAATAGGTGATAAGGCATACACGAGGTACTTGAATGTATCATCAAATACGATAGGATCATGGATGGCTGATCCGGTTGTGACCAACACCGTCACAAACACGCCGAATAAGATTCCGACAAGCCAGGCTGTCGTCAATTATGTCGCGACCCACTCCGGGAGCGGATCAGGGACTACTCCGGCCGGAGCCGAATTACTGGAAAACAAGCAGACAAGCGACACTTCCTTTGATGTCACAAGCGATATAATGTACCCATCCAACAAGGCCGTGGCCAACTTGATAGATTCAGATATAGATATGATGCTTTACAACCTAGCCACGGAGATTAACAGTTTATGATGATAATTTTTATATAATAGGAGATTTTGATACTTATGGTTGATACTAGTAAGATCAATGCGTTCGTGAATGCATTGAACAGTAAATTTGAAAACAAGCAAAGCAATAAGAAGACCGACATATCCGGTGACTTCAGCAGCGACACCACCAGCTATCCAACCGTCAAGGCGGTCAAGGATTACATCAGCGGATTATGGACCACCGCCACAACCACCGCCGCCGGTTTGATGAGTTCTTCTGACAAGACGAAACTGGATAATATCGAAGCCGAGGCGAACAAGTATGTTCACCCCTCACAGACCGCAAGAACCGGGAAGCCTGCCGCGAATCAGACTCCCACGTTTGGAGACAGCGTAACTGTTTCACAAATTATAAATGATAATCAGGGTCATGTAACAGGAATGACCGACAGGACAATCACAATCCCATCCACTACCGCGTCTGCTACGGCAGCCGGTTTAATGAGTCCAACCGATAAATCTAAACTGGACAGCATCAGCGCCAATGCCAATCAGGTAACCATAGACACGGCTCTCTCCGGAATCTCAACTAATCCGGTTCAGAACAAGGTTATCAAGGAAGCTCTGGATGCTAAAGCCGATACAGATGATATCCCAACGAAGACCAGCGAACTGACCAATGACAGCGGTTTCCTGACCACTCATCAGAGTCTTGACAGCAAAACCGTGACCGTTGAAAAACAAGCCACCGCCGAATCCGGATACATCGCAACCTATCATGTGAAACAGAACGGAGCAAAAGTCGGAGCATCCATCAACATTCCAAAGGATTACTTGGTCAAATCCGCGACCGTGGGAACAGTATCCACGGCAGACACTCCCGTAACCGGTTATGAGGTCGGAGACAAGTACCTTGATTTCGTAATCAATACAAAGGACTCAAGCGGCACGGACGAACACTTATACGTATTAGTAAGTGATTTGATAGATACTTATACGGCCGGATCAGGATTAACATTAACCGGCAACCAGTTCAGTATTTCAAGCGGAGCTATCTCAAAGTCAATGCTTGTCTCCGGGGTTCAAACCAGCCTTGGTTATGCGGATAACTGGAACAGCAGCGCCGCCAAGGGAATAACAAGCGCGAATATCAGTTCCTGGAATAATAAATCCGACCTTGCAATCAGCGATGTTGATGACGAGATAGAAGATTATCTTGATGCGATAACAACCGCATTAACAAATTAAACAGGATGGTGAAGAAACATGCCCAGCCAAGGTGTAACCAATGTGGCAAATGCGATAATCAATAAAATAAACAATCTCATCTCTTCCCATAACAGCAACAGTAATGCTCATCAGGATATAAGAGAAAGCATTCCATCCGCTACAAGTGAATTAAACAATAATAGTGGATTCATCACAAGCTCAAGTGTTCCAAGCGCTTCTTCAGCAACTCCATCCGCCGATACAACCAATGGTAGTGTCGGCACCGGCACGACCTGGGCGAGAAGCGACCACAGACACCCCAAGAGCAGTTTGTATGCAGAAGCAAGTCACACTCATACCAAGTCACAAATAACAGACTTCCCAACATTTTTTGATGGGGATTATAATAACTTGACTAATAAGCCAAGCATTCCTTCAAATACGAGTGATTTGAATAATGATAGTGGCTTCATCACCAGCAATGGTATAATTAATAATGACAGCTTCTGTGATTATAAGACTCTGATTCCCCTCGTCGATGAAAATAAAAACATATTCGACATTTCTTTTGAAGATTATGATTTTGACATAATATTCACAATCAATCCTAACATAGAGGATAATGATTGTCAAGGAAGTATAGAGATAGGAGACCCCGCTGTTGGCGGTGTTTTCGTACAATATTTAAATCAAGAAATTCAAATTCAAACACAAAGTGGTGATGAATTCAATACAGCATTGAATATGACCTCTGAAAATACTGTCAAGATAAAGCAAGACAAGTTAACTAATGATTTAACAATTACAGTTAACAATCATGAATTTATTAGCACAGACAATTCTGAAATTACTAAAAATATAATAGAAATAAGAACAAGTGTTGGAACAATATCAAGTTTCAGAGTGAAAACTTGCACACGAATCATAACCGAAGCGACAATAGATGAACTTATAAAATATGGGGAGGAACGATTATGACAGTAACTTATGACCTGACACCTTTGAATGGAATTCTTGGCGATGAAATCACTTTGACATATGATGCTTCTTCCGAGCCTGAATATAAACTGGCGATATGGTGGATTAATTACAACGAAGAAACAGATGGAAACAAAACATATAGCAATTCATTCAATGATGATAAAAGGTTAGCAACTGCGACATCAACAAGCACCAACGGGACTATTCAAATCACACAAAAACTATTAGATACGGATATAAAAACAATATCATTATTCTATATTCAAACAGGTACTAGTTCAGCAAGATTTACCACTCCTCTTTCAGAAGCTACATTATTGAAAACTTGGAATGTTCATTATGAAAAAACGAATTTGTACTATAAACTTCGCACACTTGGGAATCAATGGTTCTACACAAAACCTGAAATAGACAAAGGAACAATCACTCCAACAAATAAAAACCTCATAACAACAAGCTTCACACCAGCAAAACTTATCACAAATGATCTACAATACACAGCGACAATAACAAATAAAGGAAACTCAATAAGTTTCGCAGAAAATGACGGAATCAAATTCACATTCTCTTGCAATACAAATGAATATTATCAATTCAATGTCGTAGTAGCAACAGATGCACTTTCATTATATAGTGATGCATTCGAATTTCAGTATAAACATTCATTATCAGTTGGAACTCACAATGTCAAAGTAACAGAAGACAAACTAATAATTGATAATACCACTATTGACGATGATTTTGATGGAAAATTGGTACTTAGAAACGACACAACGAGTAATGTGGAATTAACATTAAGCAATAAGCAATGGTACCATGAAGCCACTTTCTTCGACAAGATATACCCTATCGGCTCTGTACATATCACAACTAATAGTGTAAACCCTTCCAATTACTTCGATGGCGAATGGGAAAGAATACGAGACACATTCCTGTTGGCGAGTGGAACAACATATGAGAATGGTGCGACTGGTGGTAGTGCGGAAGTAAAATTAACCGCTAGTCAAAGTGGAGTGCCTGCTCACAATCATACATATGCACATTCAGACACAACCTACAAGCTCAACACTACAAACCGAAAGCCAGGAACTTCAACTGCTGTTGCGTATGGTACAAGCATAACTGCAACTGCAAACAACACAACCAAAACATCAAACGACAATACCGCGCAAAATGCGTCAGAAGCGCATAACAACATGCCACCATATTTAGCGGTTTATATGTGGGAGCGAGTAGGATAAAGGATATGAAAATAAATATTAAAAAAATAAATATGAAATAAAAGGAGGATGCTTATGATTGAAGAATTATTAATTGGAATTGGAGTCATGGGAATAATATTATTCATTCTCGTACTGGCAGTACTGCCATTTATCTGTACGATTATCCTGGGAACTTACCTGGCAACCGCATTAGGATTGACCGGATGGGTCTGGTGGAGTTTTGTGATAGTATTCTACTTTATCATCGCAGGATTATTAGGATTAATGGCACGCATATAATAACAATATAACAGAAAACAATACGCATCATGAAGAAAACAATACTTCATATGAGAATGATACAATAACAAACAACACAATTACAGACAAACCTAATGAGCAAACAATAAAAAACCCTATTGTTTCATTAGAAACAAATAAAAAAACTGGATATCCAATCGTTCTCCTATTAACATCTATCTTGTTTATCTTCATTATAAGGATAAGAAAATAATATATTATCCTTTCTTTTTTTTATAAAAAATAACTTGAATTAACATTTAAAAAATTCTTCAGAAAAAAATTTAAATAAGTGAAATATTACAATTTTTTTGGAGGATGCGATTTTTGGTTAAAATTTTAAAAAAAGACTTATTAAAGGAATCACAAGAGATTAAGGTGTTTATTGAAAAAAACAAAACTTTGCCAAATTTTTCCACAATCAACAGCAAACAATATAATAATTACACAATAACATACCTAATATCAAAAGTCATATATAATATAAAACAAAATGATGTGACCTTGAAGAACATGAACAGATATAATATAAGCTTTTCCTCTTCAACCAGTAATCTGAAAATCATGAAAAACGATTATCTTGATATGATCAAGCGATTTATTGATTATTGCGAGACAAACTCAAGAGTTCCGGCTTATATATCTCATAAAGGGTATAAGATTGATTATGAATTATTCAGTTATTGTGTCGCTAAGATTGGGAATTTTTATCTGACAAACAATGTTTTGCCGAATTATTGTATGTTTAATTCAAATGATTTGAAAAAGAAAGCTTCCGCAAGCACAAAAAAAGCGGAAACATTTAATGGAATATATGTATCAAAACCTCATCTCACCACTTCAGAAGCAGGATTAGGACAGAACACCAGTTATAATTGCGGTCCAAATGCTGTTCAACAGGCTATGAAAAAGCTTTTGAATATAACAATCAAGGAATCTCTCTTAGCAAGCAAAATGGGTACGACATCTGCGGGCACGGGACATCCTGGAATCGAATCCGGAATAATGTGGTGCGGAAAGACATATGGCGCTGTTTTTAAGATACAATGGAAATATTATAGCGATATGGGAAAGACAACGGAAGAGAAACTGAAAAACATTGGAAAACTTATTGACAAGCCAAATACGGCTATAATATGGCACATTGGTTATCAAGATAGTGGTGTGAACTACGGAAGCAATTATTCAATCTTCGGCCATTATGAAATGTTAGATAAGATTAATATAAACACAAAATTCGTAAGGGTTCTTAATTCATTAGGTAATAGGAAATCTGATGGTGGTTATTTCGGCCACCTGCAGGATCGAAAGTACGCTGCTCAGGATTATTATGCAAAACATACCCCGGGAAATCAAAAAGCCCTATGTATAATAACGAGAGAAAAATAGGTGATGTTACATGAGTTATTTAGATATTCTACAAAGATACAATAATTTTATGTTCAACCATTTCGGCGCCAGGAATCATGTTATGGAGATGCAATGGTTTATCAATAGCAAACGCAACGCCAAGAACTCTCCGGATAAGGATGATATATTGGATAATGGTTTTTCACAATAATTAATCTTTAAATAAGAAATTTTGAAAATATGTTATATATTAAAAGTGATGATAATGGATAGTGAGAACGAGCCTCGTTTTTCTTTTAAACAAGACTTTTGGGTCAGTCACTTTGTCAAAACAACCGTAAGCACAACCCTGATCGCTTTGGCTTTTGACTTTATATTTATGGGAGCGAAGGCACATCCAATGGATTATATTCAAATTCTGTTAGGAATTGTAGCTTTTTTATTAGCCATACTGACTGTTTTTATGATTGATAAATTCCATGAGGAAATCGCTGTTTATAAATACCAAAATTATAAGAATTTAGAACAGAATCAACAACAAATTATGAATAATCAATTAAGCAGAGAAGACTTGCATGATGAAATTCGAGAAGTTTTACAAGAAATGATAAAGGGATAACATGAAAATGGAAATATGTATTGCGATAATTATCGCTTTGGTTTTTAGAATTATAATAATGAGAGGATATTTTGTCTTCCCTCAATTTTATGAATTGAATGGAGAGAGAAGATTTAATCTGGGATCAATCGGAACTGTTGTCATTGGTGTTGTCGCGGCTTTGACCTTGGGAGAAACAAATCCTGAATTGTTCGCCTCACCATTTGTGGCTTTCTTAACCGCTTACACAGCCCCTCAAATCCTTGATGCTACAATATCAGCGGGCACAAGAGTTGCGAATGACATGGAAGAGAAAGAAAAAGATATTGACGAGGGGGCCTGAACATGGGAAAAATGAACAAAAACCCTGGAAAAAGATGGCAGGAATTATTAGGATTGACGGTTGTTCCGTTTTTTGAACAGGATACTTTTTCATATCAAGATGATAATGAATCTTCTTTTACCTTCGATCCCGACACAATGTCATTAATCAATCCTATTGATATTGAAAACGGATTATATAATAAAAACGCCTTTGATGATGGATTATACACTCCCATGTATGATGAGAATGATGTCTTCCTCGGGTACGCTTATCAGAATGATGATTTCGCATACTTGGACAACTTCCTTAATGATGAGAAATATCATTCCCAAAAGGGCAGTCCTGAAATCAATATTGAAAAGGGAAGTGTCACGGCAAGATTCGTCAGCATGTTCATAAGTGATGAATTTACGACAGACACCCAGTATGAATTATCATTTACGTATGAATGTAATATCCCTAAAAATGTATACAGGAATGTGATTTTCTTTGGTTATGATGAAGATTTATCAACAGGATACAGATTGGGAATAGATATACCTTCAAAAGGATTCGGTATAGAAACTTTTGTTGATGATGAACGTACAGATTATCAGCAATATGATGAAATCATGTTTGGACCTGGTGTTTATGAAATCAAAATCATTAGAGACGGGGACAAGGCAGGATTCTTTGTTGATGGTAAAATGATTGGAGTAGTGGAGAATGTCGAAAGGAACACGATTGGTTTATGGAACTGGGGTGGAGGTTTGACAAGCATTAAAGATATATACTTGAAAGAAGACATATCAACCCCACGAGACCCTGTCGCTCCTCCTTCAAAATTCGCTAACATTTCAGTTACAGTCACCGATGGAGAAAAACCTGTTGAATCAGCCACCGTAACCCTGACAAGCACCGGTCGAGAAAGTTCTAAAACAGGAACAACCGGAAGCGCCGGAGGATGCACGTTAAGAGATGTTGACCCTGGAACATACGTGGTAACCGCAACAGCGGAAGGATATAATGCCTACACCGCCGCAGAGAATCTTGTTGTTACAGGAGACACCAGCTTAAATATAGTATTAACAAAAACAAATTAAGGAGGCCTTAAATGGCAATAGAGGTGACAGTTCTTGATGAATATGAAATCCTTGCCGACCTACAACGAATCGCTCAGGAAAAAGGATTGATCAATGAGGTTTTTGAAACATCAAGAATAAATATTTATTACGCTGTTTTTGCAAGGGTTTTCGGAACAATCCTGCAAACCATAGCTTCGTATATAAGCAACATACAAATAGATGATTGTACAGATGAGGCTGTTTTGGAAATCCTACTTAAACCTTTTATTGAAAAAAGAACATCAAGAGTTGCGAAGACAATATTAACATTCACAAGAAGAAATTTTGGGGAAAACACCGAAGACATATTCATCCCAAGAGGATTGGAAGTCGAAACAGAAGAAATGAACCCCATTGTTTTCAGGACAGCGGAATCAAAAATATTCTGGAAGGATGCGTATCAGGTAAGGATTCCCGCATATTGTGTTGATTTTGGAACAATTGGCAACGTCGCCGAAAACACATTAAGATATTTTGAAGGGGATCTGTTTCAGGAAGTCGATGTGACGAATGAGTTTCCTGCATTCGGAGGCGTCGATGAAGAAACAGCTTTTGATACAAGGAACAGACTCGCCAATTATCGATATATACGAGACGGAAGCAAACAGCAAATAGAAGATGCGATTGGCGAACTGGGATACTTTGGATCTGACTATAATATCAAGGAATACTGGGATGGACTCGGAAGCGTATTAATCGCATTAGATTGCAACTCCGATGATGAATTTTACGATGCTGTCGCTCAGCTTGAAAGAAAAAAAGTCGTAGGAGTCAAGTACCACTACATGAGAGTTATGCGTGTCAATGTTGATTTCCAAGTCAATGTTAAAATCCTGGGAAAACAAACATATGACAGCTACACCGTTAATGATTTAGAAGACTCAATTAAAACAGCTGTGAATATATTTTTCAATCAAAACATTTACGTTGGATTTAATGTTAACATTAAAAAATTAGAAGCTTTCATATTAAATTACATCATCAGCAGTTATGATATTTACGCATTAGAGGTTATACCAAAACCTAAGGGCGAGATTGAGATTGATGAAGAGACTCAAAGATTAATAATCCAGCCTTATCAAAGAATCCTGGCTAATGATATCACTATCGATACCGATTATGATTATACAGAGGATGATGCTTATGGCACGTGGTGAGATTCAGGACTTATTAACAGATAAAGGAAATAATTTCTGGCCCGGAGCGATTGATTTTGATGAAACTACTGTTATTGAAAAGGATGACATTATAATACTTGAGAATCAGGAAGCTCTTTGGCAAGGCATTGTTGGATGCCTGCATACTCCATTAGGAATAATTGATGGGGTTGGGCTTGAAAATTATGGAAGCAGGCTGTTAGAATTAAGAGGAATGAATTTAACATATCATACAATTGAGCTAGCTAAAGTTTATATAAAAGATACCATTCCTCAATTTCAAAACAAGGTTAATGATTTTCCTAAAATCGATATTGTCAAACCATCCCCTAATCAACGATATGATAAGTATGGTCGTTTCACAATGAGAATAGATCTTACGGTTGATTCAGTATATGGTGTTTTTTCACGAAGATTATATTTATGAGGTTAGAAAATGGGAGCTTTTGATGTTGAAAATTATGAAATATGGACAAGACTGCCTGAATGGTGGAAAGATGATTTATTCTTAACTGTTGTTAATCATTATTCTTCAGTTGTCATTAGAGACGTGCTTAAGGAGTTTCTTCCATACATGGCTGTCATGCAACCATGGATGTTATGGAAATACTTGCCTGAGGAAGTGAATTGGAAGCATGAGTATGTTCCATATAAGGATGATTGGATAAAACAAAACAAGGGATTGACTTTGCAGAAAGACAACCCCATAGTAGTGGGTTTTCCTAATACCAAGCGCGACTGCGATGTCATTATTGATCTGGAATTGCATCCTTATCATAGGGATGCTGATGGCTTGAAGAGTTTTGACATCAATATATATAAGATAAAGACATTGAGAATCACAAATGCGAATCAGGAGCTCTTAATTCATGATATAGATACCAAATCTCATATTGTAATCGACACCAAGGAAGAAAAGGTCCTTATTAATGATGAAGATGCTATAGGACAAAGAAGCTATGTGGATGGACGATATGTCGATCGGGTTGAAGGCAATCTTAAAAAAATCAAGCCTGTCCAGAGAGATGAGGAAACCGATAATGTTTTGGATGAGAATAAGAAGACAGAGCTTCAGATTGATATTGAATATTTCAAGGATAATGCTGATTGTGTATGTGATTTGAATGTGGAATTGCTTCGTCCTGTATATGTAACGGAACAAAATGTAAGATTATGGACTCCAAGTGCTTTTCCTTTAAGACGGGTAAGATTATTTGGGTACTTCTGTCATGAATTTAACTCTAATGAAGGGTGGAGTGAATTATATGTTAAGACATATTCAAGCCTTGAGCGAGTCACATATGATATGATAACAACAGAATTCGATTGTGAAATATTCTACGCAATAATCGAATACTACGGAATCGAATATCCAATCGCCATAGGATTCCCTCAGGAAGAGTATTCAGTATTAAACACCAACTACAATAATGAATTAATTGATGTCACATTTGACACAAACAAGGTTCTTGATCATTGGGGAAAAATCTTCAACATGCCTCGACGATATTACAGAACAGATATAACCGCCGAAGAAGAGAGATACACATACCCAAGGTACTACAGGTATGATATAGAACAGGACTATTGGTACGAAAAAAGACTGTTAAACGAGTATAAAGAGAACTATGACGCTATCAATGGATGTTTCATATCAGATACCGACGGCAATAACCTGGCATATGTGGAAGTTACGGATCCTTATATTGAAGACCTTTACTTATACACCGAAACCGTGCCGTCCACCGAGAATCTCACAACCTCAACAGGACCGGTCAAGCCAACAAATAAAATCAATATAAAAACAAACAAGACATTATCACAAAAGGAATGGAAGAACATCAACGCATTAACATCACAAGCGGATGACAGTTATGCGGAGATAGAACTGAACCCATATAAAGAAGATTATATCGCTGAAAGATCATTTGAAACGGAAACGATAATTCTTCCGTTCCAAGTTCCAAGAATCCCGCAGAACACGGAAATAACGGGAATGGAAATCAAATTCCATGGCAAGCATGACATATATTCCAATCACTTGACTTTGACAGAAGATTCATATGTTAATATAGCGAACAAATATAGTGAAATGTATGTTCATCAGGACTCTGATATAGAATATGTTCAACTCAACATCGGAGATGAATATGTTGAATGGGAAAGAGGGAAATCAACATACACGATTGGAGACAAAAACCATGTGTTCAACTACCCAAATGAAAAAATCTCAAACAACCAGCTTCAGCAGATAATATACCTGCATCTTGGTTTCCAAAACCTTGACCCGATAAACAAGGCTAAATTTAAGATAAATAAGATAACTCTCACAGTATATTATAAATTTGTCGAAGAAAAATATAAGGCATCAATGTACATCAGCAACACTCCATCCGTCGATGAACCAAATCTTGATGAAGCTGAAAAAGTATATTGTTATAATATTGTAGATGGAGATACGATCGATGTGAGGGATTCAGAAAACAAGACTTATAGAGTAAGGCTTGTTGGAGTGAACTGTCCTGAGATTCCGCATACCCTGGCCGATGAGGTCGAAGCCGAAACTGATGAAAAGGTCAGAGAGGAATATGAACGCGGACGCCTCGCGATGGATTTCACATATGAAAAATGTTATCAGAAATACTTATACATTGATAAGGATACAGATGATGATGGCAATGTAAGAACAACTTATGGAAGAACTCTTGCGGTTGTCTATTACCCATACAGGGATGGATATATGAACCTGAATAAGTCACTCCTCAATGAGGGTCATGCGGAGATCATGTATATCCCTCCTTCAAAATTCTATCCATACTCATGGGAGAGATGGTGGAATGGAGAAAGCCAAAAGATAGTTGATATTTATGTGAAAAACAATGGGGATGTCAATATCAACAATAAAAGATTGTTCCTGGTTCTGCCTCCTGAAATAGAATATTATGATAATTCAACTAACATGTGGATGCATTCAGACGGTCCTATCATCATTCAATTACCGAAAACATTCAATAAGGGTGAAAACTTATCCATCCATGTTCCAATACGATATTCACAAACCGGAGTTTATGATATATCCTTGATTTGCGACAAGGAGATAATAACAAAAACAATAAGACATACAACAGGTGTTATTAATGACGAGTGTGACTGAATACTTAAAAAGATATCATCAAAAATTCGTGATAAAAATTGAAACGGATGAGAATCATGATCCAGAGGAAATACAATCTGTTGTGAATCTGAAAATTAGCTTAGATAGCTTACCTGTTTTATCTGCGAACATATATAATGATGATTATTCAAACATCGCGTTTACCGACAATGACAATCACATATTCAAGTATGAATATTATAAAGGCTGGTTTTATATAAGATGTGATTACTTAACAAATGGATTAATTATGCATGTTCTTCCAAAAGAGGTGCATAATATGGATTATTTGATCCTTCATAATGATGAAGATACAGATGAAGAGGGAATTCATAATGATGATGAATCTCTTCATGAATACATAAGTCCATTAAGAGATGTCGATCCATTAATGAAAAACATACAGATTGATATTGTTGGGGAGTTAAGCAGAATAAATGTGATTGGATTATTGGATTCAACAAATACTGAATGGGATTCCACATCCTTGATGCTTAGCAAATTAAACACTCAAAAGAATATCCTACAGAATGCAAAAAAAGAAGATGATGATGAAGACTACGAATTCAATATTGATAACAATTATGTATTTTCAGAACGCAATATGAGAAATGGATTTCCAGAAACATTATTAGAGAATGAAAAATACGTATCCACATTAAAGTATATCTCCGAAGATTTGTTTGTAGATACACATACTGAATATTATACTGATAGACAATTGAATTGTTACCCTCAAACCGGCACGTTCACAAAATGGAAAGAAGAGAATGAGATTCCATTATCAGCATATCAAGACACAGACGAGGTTGAAGAATAATGGCAACAATTAAACAACTAAAACCAAAAACAATTAAAGCCATTGATGAACACAAGAAGATTGGAAAAAAACATTATTATAATGATGGTCAAGGATGGAAGACATGTCCATGGGCTGGAGATAATCAGTATTATCACGACTGGGATAATCTCAACAACCTAAAAAATGGAAAAGTAGCTCAATGCGGACATAAAAATAATCATTCATGCAGCCACGCTGAATATTATGGAATAAAAGGATTCAGGAATGTTTGTCCAATCGCTGGGGCATGTGGTGATTATGTTCAGCCATCTCCTATAAGATTTTCAAATTTCAATTTTGAAGAACATAATGTAAAAGGAAGAATAAAGATAAAAAAGATCGTTGTGTCACTTAAACATAAAAATTGCGGCATAGATGTGTCTAATGGGAAACAATACAATAATTGGGGAGGATTCTTTGAACATTGTTATATAAAGACGCCAAAAAATAAAAAATCAGCGAATGGACCAAAAATTGGTGAATACAATGCAATCTCACTCACATTCAATGAAGATTTTGAAGTAGACACATCAAAGGATGAGTTTGAAATAACATTATCATATGATAAAAACATCAGAACAAATCCTTGCATAATTTATTTGAAGGATTTTAACATATCCATTGACTATGTTCCTTTGGACGGTCCTAAATTCACAATCACAACCCAAGGAAATACTTTATATAAAAACCAGGACGGGCTTGACAACAACAAATGTTATAAGACAATCACACATACTGTGAAAATGAATAACAAAGAAGCTTATCAAACATTAAAGCCCGTTTATGAGAACAACAACATTAAACTAATTCAAACCATCTCAAATGAAAATTCTCTTACAAAAACATACATATATAAAGCTACGGAGAAAGCGGTAGCGAAAACTTATGCAATATATTATCAAAGCACATCCAATTCAATCAAGAAAACATCTGGGAAATATAATGTCAATGTTGTTATGACAAAAACACCATCAGTAAGTATTATCAATAAATTTACCCTTGGATACCCATATGATAGCAAAACCAATTATTTTAATGTTATTGATAGTAAAGAAACATGTTATAATAATATATCATTGAAGATATATGATTACAACAGCAACCAGGAAACCGAGGTATCTCCTGAACCCGATCTTAATCAAGGATTATATAATGAATTATCAAAATTAGCATGTGGAATATATAATGTAAGAGTATATTTTGATAATCATACAACCCCTGATCAGAATCAGGATATTATCATAAGGGGTCCGAATTTTCAATTCAAGACAGAAATCATTGATGAATCAGGAAATAAGTTTAATAAAAAAACTTTTCAAAGTTATAAAGAAGATCCAACAAAATATTATTATATAATTAAAAGAATCGACACAGAACCTGTTGAAACTCCGGAGATTTATGTAATAAATCCAACATTCGATGAAAACAAAACAAACCCAAGGTATACAATCGATGGAAATGGTAATATCAGAACAGAAATTGGAAAATACTTCGCAGGTCAATTTGAAATCGGATTTTCTTATAATAACAAATGTAAAGATATAACAGAAACAGAAACAATACAAATCACTCGTCAACATCAAAAATATGCTGATAAACTATACATAAGAAGCCGAGGAGAATTCTCTTATGATTCATTAGTAATAAGAGAAGGAGATAACATAACCTACCCAATCTATGCTTATGTTGATGAATATGATGATTACTATGATAAGATATTCTGCAAAATAAACGGAGGAAAAGCTCCTTTATTTGAATTAAGACATGGATTATTAACAATAAAAAACAAAAGCGATGAAGATTTAAAAAATGTTTATATAGAGTTAAACCCATTTGTTTATGATGATGAAAACAATGAATATGTTTACAGTAATGAATGGGGCAGCGATGGAATATTCAATAATTTTAAAACATATTTCTACGAATTAAATCCAAATCTCACATTTATTAAGATAATAGATGACGACACAACAAATGTCTGTATTGCCTTAAACACTTTATATGCAAATGAAGAAATCACCATGAAACTTCCATTTTCAGATGATGAGAAACGAGAAGTTTTCTTAAACTTAAAAATCAATGGAACTCCAATTACTACTTATAGTTATAATGAAAATGAAGTCGATAATGTAATGTATGATTATCTTCATAATGCTGCGAAATTTATTGTAAATGATTTGATTATTGTCGAAACAAACATATGTCCAATCCCAGATGATGATTTGAAAATTATCTGTGAAGATGATTATATAGATATTGATGCGGGAATGGAATATGATGGATGCAATGTGAAGATTACAGATGGAGAGTACACTATAACGAGAGATCGGGAAGGAAACATCATATCAGTTTTAAATGAAAATAATGAAGATGTATCTAAAGATTATATCGGTGAAGAATGTTACATCAATCTTAGATACACAATTAAAAATTTAGACACAACATACGATATCCCGAAAGACAAGTTATGGGTGCAAATTCAGAATTCTCCTGAAATGATAGAAGTCAGTTCCGATAATGGATATATTGAAGATGGCAAATTGTATTTCTCTGGAGATGAGTTATATGTAACGAACGCCTCAGGAGATGACACTCTAAAAGCAAATCAAAAAACATATGTCGATGTAAGATATAAGGCGATTAAAAACAATCAAACATTTAAAACAAGCATCTCAACAATCCCTAATGATGACTTCATTAATCTTGTTAAGACTAAAAGAATTTTCTACAATACTCCGACTAATCTTGAAATAAATGGTTATTTATCTCAGAAAATTGTTCAACAGAATAATTTAAATATTTTAACAGTTCAGATTAAAAACAAAAGCAAACCTAATAAGGATGTGAATATTGTAATTAGCTTGGGTGATTATGACCTAATAAATGTCACAAGCCTAACAAATGGAAGCTATGATTATGTAAAACATAGTACGAAAAACAATTACTTATATTGGACTTTAAATAATATTGAATCAAATCGTACTGAAATCATGAAAATACAATTAAAGGCTAATAATCTGAATTCAAATTCCCATATCAAAATACAAGCATATAATTATGAAAACAAATATGATATTGAAAAGACAAATGCGGTAATCGAAACTCAAGTGTATAATGAAGAATCATTCAATAACATTTCATTCGGTTCTGAGATAGAGTCCTGTTCTCCGGGGGATACAATTGTTATTGTAAACACTATATCCGAAGAAGCTGATAATTTAATAGGAGAACCTATAGAACATATTCAGGTCAATAATGAAATAAATAACAAGCAGTTAATCACTCAAACAAGCAAGTTGCCAAATGGAAATATATGTTCTGTATTATATTATCAAATTCCAATAGATTACGATAATGATTATATAGATATTATAACTAATATTGATAACGATTATTACCAAAAAGCAACAAAGGAAAAAAGATTAATAGTAAATATTTAAAGAGGCGAAAGAATGGCTGATAGGTGTATACCAACAAAATGTTTAGGATCCAGCATCATTAATGAAAAGAAAAAACTCATCATCAATGTTAATCAAAGCACAACCTTTGTATTTCCAAATCAACATTATCAATATGAATTATATGTAAAGAATGCTTCATCATCTTTAATGACGAATGTTAGAGTTTGGATTTTGAACCAGGAGCCTGTTGTTTTTACAAATGCGAAAACAAGAGGCGAAACCTTAACAAACACATATTATGAGATTGGTGATTTAAGAGCTGGAGAATCAATTTTATTAACTTTTGATGTATTCTGTTCAGAATCAGGAGCTTATAATGTCAATTTCCTCACATATGGAGATAGTACATCTGTTGAATTTACGAATACGGTAATAACTTGTGGATATACAAAATATGTCCCGGAAACATATCATCGGATTGATGTGTTAAATTTTGACCCTTATGAGAAAGGATATTATCTGAAAAGCTCAGATTATAATGATAACGTAACACAGCTTACAAAGGAAATTCATAAGGCGTGGAAGAAAAAAGAATTCTATTACTCCTTATCCAAAGTTGAACTAGACTTATATGATCAGGACATTGAATTGAAGAACAAGGATTACTTCCCATTAACATATTTAGGACGAGAAGAGAATACTTCAAATGTTATTGAAACTTTTGAAGGAAGCTCTTTAAGAGATTTGATCAGACATATTAATGAAAATTCCAATGTAATAAACATTAATTATTTGAGAAGCGGCAATAATGAGATGAAATTGGATTTGCAGCCGTTACATCCTGAGGGTTTCATCAATCGTTTTGGATTGCTGAGAAGTGAAATCTATCAAAAAATCGGAGTTATCCCAACTTTCTCATATATGGTTGATCGACTATTCAGATGGGCGAGAGAAGATGATGAAATCGCTAATCTCATTTATCCGCCATTGAGGGATTACAATTGGGATGAAAACAAATGGGTTGGTCATGGATGGTATGTATATACATATTATGATGATTATGAAAACAATGAACATTGGTCAGAAGAAACAATGTTCTGTGAAACAGAAGAAGAAGCTTTAACATATATAGCGGCTTTGAAAAGCTGGGATGAATATAGCGGAATGAATAAATATGATGAAGACGGCACTTTAATCAGAGGTTATAGGTATTACACAAAAGAATCCCTATACTCCGAGGGTGTTTTCTTTATAAACATTCCTGTAGACCAAATTCCTAAAAATTTCTATCCAATCGTAAATTCTGAATTAGCCCCTATCATAGAAAAAACAAAACCATATGGATTAAAGCCTATCGTTCGATTCATCATTAACGGCAGTTTTGATCTGGATATGGATTTCGACTTCTATGTGAATAGAAGCTTCACATATGATTTAGACATTGGAGATTTCGATAATATAAAATATAATATCTCAAAAACAAAATATGATGATATAAATAAAAAATGGATTTCCTTGCAACATAGCAGCAACTATTACTACCCAATCTTAGAACCCGGCATGCAATTATCACAAATGAGGGCATCCATTGATACAACAGATGATGTTTTTGAAGATAACGAACTATTATGGAATGATTCTCAAACAATAGAAACAAAGCCATTATTGAAGATGTATGAACCAGATAATGCTTTCCCAATGATAATCAATTCAAACTCAGAAAGATTATCATTTTATAAGAAAACAAATACTCTTCAACCGTTTGATAAACAAAATAATGATGTTCATGTCTTCTCAAACGCCAACATATTATCATATAGTCAGGTATTCAAGCAAAGTAAATTCATCAATATCAAGGATACCAATGAAGATATTCCAATAGAAAATAGAAAAATCATATTATTAAATGTAACTCAGTTTGAAGAATTTGTAGAAAGAGCAATCGTATTTAATAAGAAACATATTTTTTCATATGAATATGTGAAAAATTATAACTCATACTTATTATCTTATAAAATATTTGAAAACGATAAAGTAACAACAGTCAAATCATTTTTAGATAATGAGGTAAATAAAATTGCATGTGAAATATATCAAGATACAGCAACAAAAAGAAACATTGTATTCTTCTACTCATTTAAAAAAGGACAGCTGCATTATCTAACACATGTTGATGTTAAAGACTTTAACACAATAGATGCGACTATAAGAAATACAAATCGTATTAAAAACACTTCAACATTAAGATGTGATGATATTGAATACGCCGATAAATTTGACCTTGAGGATAATATAATAGATGAGATTACTTATAATACTCCTCAATTTTATGATATTGTCCATACCGATTCATATGAGATTCTTGATTTAGAAAACTCAAAATGGAATAAATTATATCGTATCAATGATGACGAGAATTCCTATGCTAGTTTGAAAGCGGTTGAAGATTCATCCGATACAAACATCTCTTTATTCATACCAAATCCAAATCTTCCTGAAAACGCAATAGTAAAAGGTATCGGAATCAATACGATTATAAATAATAATGCAAGCAATTATATGAAGGTTGATTATAAAAACAACATCAATTATACTCAGGATACAACAACCAAAGACATCATACTGGATTACTCAAAAATCAGTTTTGCGAGAACCCAGCAAGATAACCAAGAGTATTTGAGATTCCAAAAACAAATTTATGAAAGCAATCCTGACAAAACTCAGGAGTATAATAACGCTTTAAAAGAATCAATCACATTCAATAAAAATCATCAAAAGAATGTTGGTGATGATTTTGTTTTAATTGATGGAAATTATTGGACGGAATTTGATTTCAAAAACGATTTCAATATATCATTAAGAGATGTGTCAAAAATAGAATTAATATGTGATGGGTATAATAATTCCTTTGATACAATAGGTTCTGTTGAATTATTCACAGCAACCCAAGGCTTTGGAAGTAAAGACATAAACATTCAAAAGGGATATTTTGAAATACATATGCCATTGAACATACAAACCAGTAATCTCTTAAGCAATATATTATGCAGAATAAAAATCGATACCAAAGATAGTAATGTGAAAATATCAAATTTAAAATTAAAAGTGACCTTCAATAATAAACAGGAATTACGTTCAAAATTATCATATTCAAAAGAAAAGCAATTTGTAACAATCAATAACATCAATCAATATTTCTTGTTAGATAATGTTGAAATGGATGCTCGGTATTGTAATACGGGAATCTTATTAAACTTTGATTTTGGATCAATAAAGAAGGGACAGATTATTAATATTTATAAAATTGATATTGATATAATATATCAAAGACAACATTCAGAATTATTAATTGATAAAATTGATAAAACAAATCTTGTTATAAATGGTGAACCAACTTCCTCAACGATTTACAACACACTTGTATATAATGAGGCGACAAATGTTGAGCAGCCAAAATATACTGATATAGTGAATAATAAGCCATATGATGGAATTAAACTTACAAATACTGTATACCAAAGTTTTGAAGCGAATGATCCAGATATAACAAGCTTGACACTATACCCAAACGGATTTTTTGGAAATCCTGACAATACTTTGAAGATAAGTTTAATGGATGACTATGGAGGATCACCGAACAAGGAGTTAAAGACAATTTATGTTAACGCCTGGAAAAGCGGAATGAAAACAATGAATTATTCCTTTAATTATGATAAATTAGAACAGGATAAAACATATTGGATTAAAATTAAATCCTTAACTCAAGATAAAAACAATTATTATAAATTGAAAGGAACTCCAACCAACAATGGCAATTTTAAAATGTGTGTGGAGGATGGCGAAGACCTGACACATATCACATCTAATTTAAGATTCTCCCTGCAGAAAGATAATAATTATATCAATTACACTCATTTCCCAATAGCTCATTTAGGGGGCGAATTAGATATAGAGAACCCTTATATATTATTAAAAATAAATAATGAGATAGGGGAGATTTCCAAATTAAATATCTATACGGAAGAATGAATATGAATAAAAAAGACATTAACATAGGTTCAATTGATATTACATTAAAAGAAGTTATTGAAAAAAGAAAAGACAACAACGAGGATGATGAAAATGACTAGTCAATGTATTTGTAGAGCTGGAAAAGAATATGCTTTGAAAAAAATGTTTCTTGAAGATGACGCTATCTTTGGGTATCTTGCTTTAGGATATTCAAATGACATTATCGGACAAGATGCGAAGACGGGTAAACTGATAAACTTTGAAGAGATTGAAAACAAAGATAATTATTCAAGAGCCCCATTGGAAAGTAATAGCACTACCATTACAGCCATCAGCGACAGCAAGGTTCAAATAGAGGTCACAGCCACTTTTGATACCGATAATATTAATGTATCAGAGGATAATGCTGTTGAGATTAATCAATTCGCAATCTGTGATAGACAAAACCAAGATGAAACAGAAACAATCTATTTTGGAGCAAGCAGCTGTACACCATATGCAAAATCTAATCAAAATGCATTAACTTTTGTAATAAATCTTACATTATAAGGTGATTAAATGAATTTTTACAGCCGTGTGATAGGAGATATACGTCCTGGCCACTTAGCAAGATCAAGCGACGTCAATATGATACAAACACATATCGAGGATATGTCAAAGCTTATGTGGAACAAACTTCAGGAAAATGATCCTTTTATTGTAGGAAGCGATGAATATGCATTCCTACTTACTCCAGCCACAAAAAGAGGCAAAAGATATGTTGATACAATGAACATCACAAATGAAGTCGAATGGCTTTCATTTAACAAACATACTCTGAAACAGCCTATACATAAAACAAAAAGTTCATGTTATTCTATCATGCTGAATATTAGAAATGCTGATGTTGAAGATAGAGAAGTTCATCTTGAATTAAAAAGAGCTGATGGAAGAACAATTCCCGATTCTCGTAAAAAGATAACAATATCAAAAGAAACCCCAAATGGGGAATGGTATGAAGTAATATTCAATATTGGACATCTGGCGGTGGCTCATGGAAGAGATCCTGAGCAGATAGAAGTATTAGGAGACATGCACTTACAGCCCAATACGGATGATTTCTATATTGATAATCAACCGATAGATGAAGCTCTCGGAATAAAGGGCAATAGTACTGGAACACCAAGCATATATCTTGTGATAAACGCTTTGGGGTTATCATTAGATGATAATCTGTTCGCTGTGGAAGTTGATAAATCTGGAGGATATCCTTATGGGAAACTCGCTACAAAAGGAATCGGAACACCTGATTCAGAATATCAGGATACCATATATAGCTTGATGTTCAAGGATATATATGCAAACAATCCAACTTATTTATGTGAATTTGGAGAAGCCGTAATAGATGGAGATCTTGTTCAATTAAATGATACTCATATCAGTATAGATGGAGCAAGCACATATGGAGACACAAAAACATATGTCACAATGGATAAGGACGGCTTTCTGAATGGATATACTTCTCCTGCATATACAAACATTGATGATGTTGAAATTCCAATGGATGTTATGCCAAACCAGTTATTGATTGGTATAATAACAACATACATGAACGATGTCAAATCTCCAAAGATAGAGCAGGATGACACCAACTTAATAACAAGGATGAGGTCTCATCATGAAAGACTGCGCAGACTTGAGAAAGAGATGAAATATCAAAGAGATATCACAATCCCACCACGAATGAAGTATGTTCTTCAGGATTAGATATCATCACCGATAACCTCAAAGATGTATCAGTTACATCAGGGGATGATTTATGGAAGATTGAAGATAGCGTTATTGAACCAAACAACACATTCCTGACTACGGACGAATTTGGAAACCCTGTTATCAAATCAACACAAGCAACTGTGATAAACATCCCAGCTACTTTCAAGGGCTCTCAAACAACAAACAACAAAACTGGTGAAGCCCTGGGAAAAGTCATTGCGAATCATAATAATGTTAGTATTGATACAACAAACGGAATCGTTCAATTATCAACAAAAACTGTTAAATCAACAAAAGATAAAAAATCAACAAGCAATATCAAATATTCCACAGGTGTTACCAAAACGGAAGCAGATAAGACATTGAATATATGGGATGATTATAAGGCAAACAGACATAAAGGAACAATCGACAAAGATGATAAGATTACAAGAAAATTCACAGTTGATAAAGACAAGGTTGGTAGAAACGCTTGGTCCAGCGAATACCCAGCTATGACTTTTTATGTTTCAAAACCATTCACTCTGCATAAATTAACTGTTCCTGTTGTAAGATTTAAAAACTGTTCCCATGTCATATTTGAAATCTGGGAAAGACAAACTTCAAATAATAAAAAGAATACCGTATATCCGTTAAAAGAAAGAAAACTCAGAACAAAAAAATACTCATTGAAACATGCCAAAGTAAAAGATAATATACAAACTTTAAGCGAACCGATTACAATTGATTTAAAAGCCGCTGGAAAGAGTCTGTATTTAGATAAAGCACAATATATCGTACTGGTTCTACCTGTGCCAAAATCAGGAAAAGGTTCTGTATACATATACACATATAAACCACAAGGCACCAGAGACTTCTTGATCAGATACTATGGAAGCGCCGATGCATCACATTTCCTACTAAAAGACAGGTATTTCGAGGTTTGGTATGATCCAATACATTTAACAGGTTCGACATCAACAAAACAAACCGAAGTCACAAAAACGGAATATGCAAGAAGCGGATTCATTGAATCAGGAGAGGTTGTCTGGAATGACAATACAGAAGAACCTATCGCATCAGTATCATATGATATTAATGCGACAACTGATGATGGATGTGGTTATGCCGTCTCTGTCAATGCCGGTAATGGATGGGTCAAGCTTCCAAATGAAAACACGGCCGTGAATATTGTTGGTGGTCAAAACACTTTCAAATGGAGAATAGACTTAACATCCAATGGAGAAGGCACTCCAAAAATCAAATACAACAGTAATCAAAAGTATGCGATTAATTTTACTGTTACAAAACAAGCGCCACACATATCCGGGGATTTCAATAAATTGGAAGATGAGTTCAATGAAGTCATCACAACACAAACGTTATATCCTGGAGACATATTGAATAAATACATAAATGATGATTTCTTTGATGGATCATCAAGATTCTCCAATTACGAATGGCTGCGTTTATGGGCAAGAGATAGTGATTCTCATAAATTGATTTGTGATATTCAGGCATCAGATGTGAGAAGCGTGATGAAATCAGTTAATGGAGGATATAAATGGGTTGATACAATAAACTCCAGAGCTGTAAGACCAAGAACATATACCAAGAATGGAAACAGGTATACAGAAGTGGATATGTATACATTGCATTACGCCGACCTAACACTTGATGACTTCACACGGGATAGTGTTGATTATTCAAATTATGACCCTGATCTTGAATATGATGAGCATAATCTGCGTTTCAAAATAGATACCGATCAGTCATACAATGATGACAACATAGTTCTATATAATAACGATGATATCACATTCATTGTTGAATCACAAGCCACGGCTGATGGTACAACATTCACATATGGAAATGAATCAGTAGATAATGTTGATGATGATGGAAATGTTACTTCAACGAATATGAAAGCCCTGAATATTCCGGCTAACTATACTTCAAATGAGAATGAAATCCTTTTGAAATTTACTAATACAAATCGTATTGACTTAAGCAATTATAGTGCGTTAAAATTATCATATGCATTAAACGGAAGTTCAAAAAGCTCAACAATATCTGGTTTGGGATTATATATCAGTCAGAATATTGAAGAAGAAGCGCCTACCTTAAATGATGATGTTGAACTGTCAACAACAACCCTTCCTGAAGTGATAGATCCTAATGATGATATTGAGAACATTATAGAATCATGGGTCGGAAAAGTGTTCAAGGAATCATATCAGGACAGTTATACTGGTGCGACAGGTTATGCGTATTATGAATACAAACTCAACGGGGATGGCGTTTACAAGAAACAACAATACCATAATGTAAATTCCTACACATTGTTTAGACTTCCACCTTTAACCGCAAATAACCAAGTATTAATCCCTATTGACAAATATAATGAAAATTTCCAAAACATTAAAGAAATAGGATTAATAACATTAGTGGGAGATGGAATCGAATTCAATATTTCAGGAGCAACCAAAACAGATGAAACAAATTCATTAGTAAAGGTTCAAGATTTAAACAATTCTGAAATGACCTATTACGCATATACATCTTCATTAATGAAAGAACCTCCTTTGGTCCAAGTAGGCGATAACGACTTTGTAAGAAAAAGTGATACATCAGATACCCCTGGGGTAGGTTACACACCAAACTCATATAATAACAAAATCGTATATTTAGTATCTCAAAACGTTACACACTTCAAATATGTTGATGCGGGATTATATGAAAACGAAGTCAAACAAGATGTAAGAATATATATCGCAACAAACTATACATATTTCAACTCACCGGAAGTATTTGGCGAAGACAAATATTACAAGTTCAGAGATAACAATCAAGATAGATATATTCCTTATCATAATAATAATGATGCGAATAATGATTCAACCAATCCAAAACTAATCACATCATACAATCCAAACAGTTCAACAAACAATAGAGATATAATATTAACAAATGTCACATATGATAATAAAACATATTATATTTATCCAGCTGATTTATATGATGCGGTTCTGATTAACGCAGATTGGGAATCCCCAGCAGATGGATTAACATTAAGCGGGAACAATTGGAATTTAGTAATCAAACAAATCAAAAGCGTTGCCGAAGGGTTTAATACAATCTTTGATGGAAGCGGATCCTTTATCCCATATCAAAGTGAATCCAATCGTCCAGATGGAAAATATCTAATGAACAACACATATTTAAGTGATGGAAACAAGATATTCAGATTAAATATTTATCCAGCTAATTTAGCGGACGATGGTGAAATTTTATGTTATTGGACCAACAATTCAATTACCACAGATTTCAATCATTTTGCAATACAAATGATTGCGGATAACTACATTCCAAAGAACGCATTGAAGATTAATTTCTGTTCAGATTTATATGGTAGAAAACCTATAGAATCATTATCCTTGAATGTTCCAACCTTGAATTATATATTCTATGAAGCGACAAAAGAATATAGAGGAACAGGAATATCCAACTTTGTCTGGACCGATCTTGTGCAAAACTCTCAATATGTGCAAAACCTGATATCATATGATACAGAAGAGAGCGAATCAGCTGCTAAAGCTCCAACGGAAACAGTAAAAGAAGTGACAAATATTATTGAAAACTTGGAGCAAAATGTAACAGATACGAAAAAATTGATAACATATTATACTAATAATAAATTGACCGCTATAAAAATCAATGATGCTGTCGTGGGATATGATACCGGATCCGCATCAAGTACAACATCCTCAAGTGGCCAGGTTGCAAGCATAAGTTCAACTAAGGTTCTTATGAATGCGATTGATGGTTTCCTCGCTAAATTCTTAAATGATAGAGGCGTAGATGATTTCATGGACTTGCAAACCGCATTTGATGCTTTTAAAGTATATGGATTAAGTCCGATTGGAAAAGCGATTGATACAAATGCAAACTTTGATTTAATCGCTACAAATGATAATAGTTTGTATCCTCGTAAATATGTTGTCAAACAAAGCAAGACTCCAACTGAGTTTGTGATTGTTAAGAAAATCAAGAAGTCAAGTAATGTTTCTGAGACTTCAAGTTCAAGTGAAACTGTTGACGAGGATAAAGGCAATAGTTCTACGAATGGAGATATGAATATATCAGTTTCAAATAAGGGAAATGGATATGTAATCGAAAAAACATATCAGGAAACAATTGTCCAATATACAAAGCAGGAGAAATCCAAATCAAAAGAAGAAACCAATCCAAAAGACGGTAATCCAAAGGATGGTAATCCAAAGGACGGCAATCCAAAAGAAGGCTCAAGTGGATCAAGCAGTTCAAGTGGATCAAATAGTTCAAAGAGTTCTTATACAAAAACAACTACAAAGAAGACACATAAAGAAACCATAACCATTAGTTATGATATATTGAAGTATTCAGAAAACATGTCATATTCAGAGGGAACAAGTTTCACATTCAGAAACCATAAAGTTAGTGACATAACATTCTGTACTAAAAAATATCAACCTAGGGCTCAGGATAAAATAACAATTGATGAATTATTTACAGACTTTGTTGTCAAGGATGGAGATAAAACAAAAACCACAAAAATTGTAGATAAGGAATTATTCACAAAAGATTGGGTTCTTGCGAATGACAATAACAAGGATGATGCGACAAACACAATCTTGGAGAGAACAAGATCCAAAAGCGAATTCGATGATTATGTGAAAAATAAATTATATAATGTTGAAAGATTAGAATATAATGATGAAGATGATGCGTTATGGAGTTATCTCTTCTCATCATATAGAGGTGACTCAATTGAAAATAAAATAAATAAACATATAGACTTCACATACCAAGGAAGTGTGAAATCTCAATATGAAGGATTAACTGAAGCTATAGCCATCAAAGTCACATTCTATGAAGACATAATCGAATTAGAAGATGAAAAAGAAACAAACAAGCCTGAACCTAAATTCTCTCAAATCTTTAAGAAAATCAATGATGATGAAACGATAAATTCAATCAGCATATCAACAACCGAAAAATTCAAACCATTCATGGAAAAGATAATGAATGCTAACTTTGAAAATGAGAGACGGCTGGGATTAGGTGGAAAAAGTGTATTAACAATATTCATTGATGACATTGTTCTTCATGAAGCCGAACATATACCGTTATTCCATCCAAATGTAAGGTTGAAATTATATTCAAAACCATTAAGCAGTAGTGTCGCAAATAGTACAAACAAACCAAGCATCCGCAAATTTGGAGCGGTAATAGAATATAGGTGATCAATATGGGGATAGAAATTGAAGCTCAGACCGATAGTCAGGTCAAGAACATCAGAGCCAGACAAGAAATGAAACAACAAATCAAAGTGTTGAAAAAAGAATCAGCTTCAATATCTACTATCTCACCTGAAATAAGTGAGATAAAGGATATTGTTCAAACAAATCTTGAATCGCAAACAAATCTGGACGATATTCAAGAGAATATCGAAGAAAGATTGAATGAGCAAGATGCGAAATTAGATAAAATCTTAAGACTTTTAGGAGAGTAATATAAATTATTCACGATACATTATCAGATAATTTATTATATGCTGTTAAACAACAATTAGATAAATGTAAAGATATTGAAGAAATCCCTGTAAATATATTTTTAAAAACAGGAGAAATCTACCCACTATCCTTTATTGTTTATGAAACAGATAATTATCTAAATATTGTATCCACCACAACAGATGGAATGGAAAAAATATGCATTCTGAATAAGGAATGCATATCATCCATTGAAATGTGTTATTTAAATGATATATTATTTGAGCAAAAAGAAGAAGAACAAGACAATATGTTTCATTGATAATTATGAAAAGAAGCAGTAAAGATAATGAGTTCATCCTTATATATGCAAAGCAATGTGTTGATTGCGTATTGGATGGGGATGAAAGATGCGAATTAAATGTTAAATTTAATGAATGCATCACTCCATTAAAATATATTGAAAAAGAAAAAGATGAATATTATTAATCATAGATTCAATATAATTAATAATATATTATTAAAAATAATTTTATAATAATATGATGTACATCATATTATTCTTTTTTTATAATTTATGCCTATATCTATCTTTGAATTCCTGTAGTTTACCATTGTTGAAACCTCCTCCATTCTTAGATGCTACAGGTTGATAATAACCAGTAATACGGGACATAACCAACAGGTCATCGCTGCCACATCTTGGACAGGTTTCTCCCAGGAGATTTAATTGAATTGTTGTATGACAATTCCTGCAGTATGTGTAATCATTGGTGAACGCCCAGAATTTAATATTTGTTTTAGCTATTTTTTTATTCAAAGAGTAGAGAGCCTCAGGATCAGGATATGCCTCACCCAGCCATAAATGGCAGATGTTTCCTGCAACCGCATACTTATGAAATACATCAGCATTCTTAATATGTTCAACCAGATCAGCTTCGCTGTTGACATCGATGTGGCTGCTGTTTGTTAAATAGTAACTGCCCTTAACGCCCTGGACGCATGCTGTATCAGGATGTTTTTTCATATTGATTTCGGCAAATCTATGAGCTGTTGATTCGGCCGGACTAAAGAATAAACTCCATCTTAAACCATCAGCCTCTTTATATTCATTTAATCTATTAGTCATATATTTAACAATATCTTCTCCAAGATCCACACCATCAATAATGTCTTCTCCTGATAATTCAAGAACACATTCATTTAAACCACATAAGCCTATGCTGAATGAACATCTTTCGATATCATATAATTGTTCACCTGTGATCTTATCTTTCTGAAGAAGGAAGTCTGACATGTGTTTAGTGTATAATATGTCTTCAATATTTGCTTTTCTATCCATTAAGGCTGTTTTGCTTACATCCATATAATATCCTAATTTTTCATAAAACTCTTCAAGATTGCTGCTCTCTAATGCTATTAATGGAAGATTGATTGTTGTGTAATGGAAATTTCCAACATTCAGACAATCTTTTGCATAATCACCGGTGAATGTCTGAGGCATACGTGTTCTGCAGCCCATTGTCACAGCGTTCTCTGTATATTTATCGTTTACATTAGAGAAATAGATAGTCGGATTTTCAGCTAATAACTCATGAACCATTTTAACTTCTTCATTGTATTCGTCGAGAGTTCCTTCTCTAATCATGAAAATGTTATTCGGGAATGTGTGGTATCTTCCATTGGCATCTTTTTCTTTTAAGACTTCTATTATAGCTCTGAATATTAGATGAGCTTCTTCTTCGTAATCTCCGTAAACACCTTGAATTACTCCTCCTGGAGCTACGGCGGGTTCGTTTTTTAAAAATTCAGGAACACCAAATTCAAGATTGACACTACTGAAGATTGTTTGGCCGCCCCTTGCTATTAAAGCGCAATTGCTGTTGAACCAATAGTTCTGCATTGCTTGTTTGATTTCCTTATAGGTTCTGCCCTTCGCATAAGGGGCCAGATAAACATTGAAGCTGCTGAATGACTGGCCACCACTAAGGAATAATGCTCCCGCCATCATGAACTCCAGCATATGATTTAATAAGACTTCCAAACTTTTGGCGGGGTTTGTTGTGCTTCCATATTCACCATTATCATCAAATTTCATACCATTACGGGCAATAAAAGGAATTGACCAGTTAGCACAATTTGGGCGAGTGTTCCAATATTCTAAGTCATGTAAGTGTATATATCCTTGTTCATAAGCTTCGGAACAAATTTTCGGCATACTTAATAAAGCATATTCTTTCATTGATCTATCGGCCGCATATTTGGTTATCATTTCAGGAGAATAGAAGATATTGGCGTTATCCCTATTCCCATTTTCAAGTAAATCTTCAAAGTCTGAAACGGACATTCCGAGTTTTCTTGTCTTCTTTTCTTCTTCGATATAACCTTTGTGTATTAATTGTTGTGTAATTAGGGATCGAATTACGGATGTTGAGACAACATCATCTGGGCCATATTGATTCTTCAATAAGTATGTGATATTGTTTTGAATTTTCTCCGCTTCAGCCTTGTCAAAGTCGGGGATTTCTAACATGATTTTTTGCACAATACGTTTTGGTTTATATTCTGAAATTTCACTATATTTATTTACTACTTGCATAAAAATACCTCATATATCAATAAATTTTAGTATTATTTAGATAATTTTTACAAAAATATTTTAAATTTCATAATATTTAAAATTTAATTATGGAAGTTTAAAACAAATTACATTGAAAAATTTTGTCACTTTAAACTCTGGTGGAATATCCTCCGGATATAACTCAATGGATAAAACACCATCCTTCATAACCATTGACTTTAATCGACAATCAAGATCTTCACAAATCTCCTGAGCTAAATCATAACAATCATTGAAACACCCTGATGGTAAATAATAATCTGTTATATCAAAGTCTCTAAAATTCTGAACATTATTTCTTTCCTTTAGTTCTTCCTTAGGTTTAAGTTCATCAAATTGAGGAACTTTAATCTTCATTATAATCACCATCATATAAGACTCCATCATCATCTGTTTTATAGAAAACAGCCTGGACAACTCTTTCATATTTAGAGATAACCATATCATTCATGCATTGGAAACCAACAATAATATGTCCATGAAAACCTTTATCTCCCACGGATGATATTATTTGCCCTCCTCCCCTCATAAGGGTGGATCTTATATAAAATAATGTAATGCAATCATCTAATAATTCATGATAACCCAGATCCCACAAATAATAATGTCCTTTTTTAAAATAGAAAATAGCAGCATCTGGGATGCATTGTTTCACCTGAGGGAGTTTTTTCCTATTATCAACTATTCCTGTTAGGTGTGACTCATCATCGATAACCTGTACATCATGTAAACGATAGTCAATCCCGTTTGATGTAAACATGTCTTCATCATAAGTTTCGCCGTATCTTTTTTGCAATTCCTGTTTTCCTAAAATCATTGTAATGTCTCCTGTGTCAAATAAACTATATTAACGCTCTGATTAAATAAAGATATAAAATATTTATCTTCTTCCTTGTAAACATCTGGGAGTAACCCCAGCCTAAGAAATTCATTAGGATTATAACCATCCAAAGTATCAACTTCTAAAAAATACATTTCGCTTGGTTCTAACGCAAACAAATTATCCATTTTCTTATTATCCAAGACACGCGTTATTGTGCTCATCTTTTCAAGCTTGGGTCTGCGTATTTGATTTTTATCTATCATATAAATATCATCATAATCCTTCAACATATGATAAAAGGTTTTAATAAACATAAAAATCTCCTAATTCTTCTTTCTTGTTTAAACGTTTCCAATTGAAATACAACTCTTTCAGGAATTGTTTCACAACAACTCTCTTAGCCATATTGTGAATATGTTCCTTAGTTCTCTGAGGATGTTTTTCTAATAAATCCTCATAAGCCTGTTCATAGACAAACATATATAAAACATTTTTTTGAGATAAATCGTATGAAATCTTTAAAAGAAGATTATGGATTCTTTTATTATAATTTCTGCGACTTTTAGGAACAAAACCCGTATAGGCTAACAAATTATTAAATTTTGGAAATCTCTCAATATCTTTAATGAGACATATCAATGATGCTGCATCATATATAGTTAAACCTTCGACATGTTTTAGAAATTGAGTGTAAATAGGAATAAGATTTAAAACTCTTTCAATTTCTTTTGTGAGAAAACTCAAAGGGATATTGAGTTGGTTGATCACATTATCGTAAAGAAAGTTTCTTACATGAACATCTGAAAAACGCTGATTTTTAATTCTTGATCGATTGGATTTTTTTGTTTCAAAAATACTTGTTGATATATTATTTAATATTGTCAGTAATTCAATTGATTCATCTTGCATTTGTGACTTCTCCTTCAATTAATTTATAAAATTCGGAAATAAATGTTTTGTTTTTGGCGTTCTGTTTTTTGCGGGCTTTCATTTTCGCATCTCTCCCCTTGAATGTTCTTAAATCAATTTTTAACATTTTTAAGTATTCGGAGACATATGATACAGCAACGCCATAGTGATCGGCTATCTCTTGAAGAGTATATCCTTTTTTTAAATAATCAATTAACTCTTCCTTGGGGAGTCTCTTTCTTGGTCTGAATTTTCTTTGAGCCATTTGATCATCTCATTCCATTTTCATAAATTTCTTTCAATTCTTTGATATTCGCCACCATGCTTTTTCCAACGCCTTTGATTTTTAATAATTCTTCTCGGTCAGCGTATAATACATTTTTAACACTTCCGAAATTATCAAGAAGCATTTCAGCTTTCTTCTGACCTATAGCTGGTTGAGCCATCAGCATGCTAAGATCAGGACGTGATTTCACTCTTGCGGATATTTTTGTAGAATCCAAAGATTTTTTATAATTCTTCTCAACTGATTGAGCTAAAAGAAGTGATAATCTAAGGTAGGAAATTTCATTATCGACAAAGAAAACAGGTGTTTTATACATTAACATTATGTTTCCAACCATCTTCTGAACAGAATTTTGATTGATATGTTTTAAAGTTGGAATGTTTCTACATTGATGTATATTCCCATATACTATTACGGCGAAAAATTCTTTTTGATTCATCCTAATACATTGTTCCTGCAGATGTCCACTAATATAACTTGATAGGAAATCACAATATGTCTTCCTTTCAATATATAATTCATGACCATCCTGAAGATGAAATACCAGGTCGCCATCTTCATTCATTTTTTTATCCGCAATAATCTTCTGCTTCTTAAAAAAGATTAATGATTTCTGAACCATATTTTGTTCTCGAACATCAACATCAACTTTCATTACTCTTCATCTCCATAGCCTTATCAAAAACCTTATTTAAATAATCAACTAAAAATGCCGTCAAATACGTGCAATTAATTCCCAGATTCAATAACAAACCAAAATCTGGGTCTCCAAAAGGAGCTGTTTGACATATTACCCATCTTTGTTCATCATGTGATGTGCATAAGTTAGTATTCTCATCAAAATCAGGACAATGCATTGTCCTGCAACAGTATCCACATTGAGAACAGGCATCGAAATCAACAACTTCCTGAGCGGTGATAATGTCTTTATTATGAAGGATTACATATTCAATCATATTATTTTTATATGATTCGTCGAGTTCCTTATATTCAAAACGATAATAATTCTTCAACCACTTGCAAAGTCTCCTCCATTCGTATTTAGCCATTTTTTAACAACCTCCTCGTCTCATCATAAACTTCCTCCATTATATCTATTTCATTGTCATCATAATATAAGATAGTTGAAAGGCTGCCGATTTCTGACATATCATCATAAGAAGGATCTCCAATGATTCTTAAGACCAGTCCATTGGTGAAATAAATGAGTATTTGATGATGATTCTTCCCAACTGATATGATGTTGTCCACTTTCAAATCTTTAATATGTTGCTGCAGCTTCCTAGTGATGATATTATTCTCCAACATATTGCAGTTCTGGAAAACCAATTCAGTACAATGGCTATCAACACTATCAACATCTTCTTTGGCTACGCAAAAAACCTCTCCATCAACATCTCTACTGAAAGGACAGGAATCTTGTTTGAAAACATAATATCTGCATTCTTCTGATTCCTTCCTGTCTCGAAACCAAAAATGACAATTATGCGCCAACGCGCATGTGCGACATTTTGTTGAAAACATTTATACACATCCGTAAATATTTGTGAAAGGATTTGACATATCTTCTGAATCAGCTACAAAATACATTATTATTGATCCTTCCTCAAGGTTTTCTGGATAATTATTAACACACATTCTGCCTGTTAATACATCTTTTTCGTTCTGAAGTATGTCAAAACGAACGCAGTCATTGCCCTTTTTTGACATGAAAAAGTTTGTATTCACAGCGATTCCAACATTAATGTTGTTATATTTTTGTTTATAATGATGTAATTGCTGGAAAATTGTTCCATCCAAGAGAGATTCTTCCTTGCGGTATTGAGATGTGTCTTTCAGATTCAGCATATTAATGAATGTGGCTTTTCCATTTCTTACTCTTAATTTAATAATGACGGGGGATCCTGTTGTTTTCATTAATGTTATGTATTTGTCAATATTTTTTTGAGAGCAGTATATGCTGAGGGAATCTTGGTTGTCACTAACTGTTAAGAATCCGTAATTGTCCTTTGATTTAAATCCAGTTATCATCACTTTTATGTAAATAATTTGGTCTTCTGTTATTTTCTTCAAGGATGATATTGAAGTTGGAGTAATATTATAATTTGATATATCATAAAAGGATAATAAATCTCCTTTTGGATTTATTTTTAATCTATTATATTCTCTAAACAATCTCTCTTCCTCCGACCATGGAACATACTGTTCGCCGTTCACAGTCGCCATTAAGAGGGCTCTGTTTGTATTAAAAGAATCAAAGCAGCCGCTTTCAACCAAAGCTTCAACTACTCTTCTATTAACCTTACGGGAATCTTTTCGATTCATGAAATCATCAAAAGAAAGATACGGCTGTTCATCTATGATTGACTTGATCGCCTTTTCTCCAATACCCTTGATTAATGAAAATGACAAATAAACATCATTATCTCGATTAACCATCACCTCTTTGCTAATGTTAATGTCAGGGTTCTTGATGTTTTTATCAATTGTTTTCATCTCATTATATATTTTTGTTCTTTTTTCCTCATCATCTGTATTATTTAATAAAGCCAGATAAAATTCGATAGGATAATATGTTTTCAAATAAGCTGTCTGATAAGTAATCATTGAATACCCTACACTATGAGATTTATTAAAGGAATATGAAGAACTTTTTTCAATTTTATTCCAAATTATTTCAGCTGTTTCTTGATCAATATTGTTGTCTAAACAACCTTGGATGAACTTTGGCTTATATTCTTCAAAAATGTAATCAAGTTTTTTTCCTATTCCTTTTCTAAGAATATCCGCTTCGGAATCTGTAAATCCTGCAAGTGACTTGGCGATTTGCATGGCTTGCTCCTGATAGATGATACAACCCATTGTTGATGATAAGATAGGTTGTAAGGATGGATGGTCATAACTTACTTCTTCCAATCCGTCTTTGACTCTTAAAAAGGTGTCGGCATCCCCGGAATCCATAGCTCCTGGTCTTACAAGTGCCAGATCAGCGACTATCATGTCAAAGTTATCTGGTTTGAGCTTGTAAGTATATTCTGCTGCGCCCATTCCTTCAAGTTGGAAGATTCCTAATGTGCTTGTATTGATTGTTTCATATACTTTTTGATCATCTAAATCATAATCAAAGTCTTCAAAATCCTCGACTCCGATTAATTCAAATGTATCTTGGATAATTGATAATGTCTTCAAACCAAGTAGGTCTTGTTTTAAAAATAAATTATCTTCCAAAACCCTTTTATCATACCCAATGACATCCAATCCATTGACCTTAACAAGAGAAGCGTAATTATCTATTGAATCAGGAGCTAAAATTATTCCACCAGCATGAACTCCATAAGAACGATTCAAATCAATTAAGTATGGATACATTTGTTTGATCTGCGGATATTTGTTTAAAAAATCTTGAACCTCTCGATCATTTTGAGAATTCATTTTTGATGTGATTCTGTTTATAATATCAAAAGGAACATTAAAAATTCTGGCCAAATCCTTTAAAGCTGTCTTTTCTGTGAATTTTATAATATTAATAAATTGATATGTTGAATCCTCACCAAATTCTTGTTTCATCAATTGAATAACTTCTTGCCTTTGTTTTGTACCCACATCAATATCAATATCCGGTAAGGATGATGACCTACCTGGGTTCAGAAATCTTGCAAAACTCAAATCAAACTTCAAGGGATCAATATTTGTGATTCCCATCGCATAAGCAACCAAAGAGCCTCCGACAGAGCCTCTTCCTGGTCCTATCAAAATGTTTTTTGACTTGCATAACAGACAAATATATGAAACATCAAGGATGAAATCTGCAAATCCAAATTTATTAATAATATTTAATTCATCTTCTAATCTCTGAATGTAATCCTTGTCTTTGTCATAATTAGAAGATTGAATACAGCCTCTTCGTCTCAGGCCATCATAGGCTTTGTTTCTTAAGTATTCTCGATTATCCAAGTTACCACCTGACTTGTTCAAATAATTCATCTAATTTATCATGTTTGTTGAATACAGGAATTTTGGGATAAGCTCCTTCCAATTGAGCGTTGCATTTTTGAGAGATTCGTTCAGTTTGGTGTAAGGCTTTTTTCACAATATCCAAATCAAAAGATGTTTCTTTGGCAAATTTAAGAATCAAATCATCATTGCCTAAGCAATTGCTTTTCAAAGATTCATCGACATCTTCAAAACTTTTGTGCCAAGAAATAGCCTGGACAGCTCTTCTTAAGTACCTTTGATTCTCATCTAAGAAATGAGCATCAGATGAAACAGATAATGGAATACCATATCCATCTGCGATTTGAATTAATGAATTGTTAATTATATCCTGGTCTGCATAATTAGGATGAAATTGCAATTCCAAAGAAAAATTGCCATCGAATATCTCATCAAAAAATTCCGCATACTGTTCAGCTTCTTTGAAATTATTATTCAATATATTTTTTGATATAGAACTCAAAGAGCACGCTGAAGTACAATATATTCCTGAGGTATGTTCTTTTAATACTTCATAAGATAAGATTGGTCTGTAATAAAAATGTTCAACAGATATTTTCTGTAATGTTCTAATATTATGCAATCCTTCCTGATTCATCGCTAATAAAACTAAATGATCTCTGCGGGTCTTATTGTCATCGTTATAGCTATCTACGCAATAAAACTCATTGCCAAAAATTGGCTTTATGTCTTGATCAAGACATGCTTTGTTAAAATCATACCAACCTGATATGCTGCCATGATCTGTGATTGCGCATGCGTCCTGTTTATATTTTTTTAAAAGAGCAGCTAAATCATTAGGTTTAATAACAGAATCCTGAAGAGAATACATTGTATGCACATGAAGATTAATCATACTATCCCTCAAATGGTATAAACTCATCTTCTTCTTTGTTTGTATTTTCTGATTCAAACATTTTTGCTAATTCCAAATCGGATTTCAACAAATAAAAATATTCTACTTTTAATTTCCGATATAATTTATTCGCAAAACCCCTCAGTTCTGGATCTTGAATAACCTGTAAATCATTCTGTAAAGTCTTGATTCTCTGTTCAAGCTCTTTCATAAGAATAAGAAAATTTGTATTAGGATCATTAAACTCTTCATCTATATCCATATTAACACCTCTTAATCGTCATCTTTATCTTCTAATTTAAAAGATTCCACATTCACATATTCCGCATCAATAATATCCGCCTCATCATAGTCTTCGGAGTCATCATTCAAATCCATCTCTGTTATCATATTAGCTAAATTGTTAGAAAAGTTAACAGATAATTTCTGACCTTCTTGGATATTATTAATTGTTTTAGCAATATTAACCAGACTATTTATTGCAGCCTGAGTGTCTTGATTCAAACCTAAACCTAATTCCTGTTCATATTTAATCCCTTCATTAACTCTTGTCGCTTCAATCGCATATATTTGCTTTAAAACTTCAACAGGTTCAAAATATACCTTTGATAATTCCAAGGCAGCACGCATGGAATCCTCAGGCAAATCATTAAGAGCTATTCTCAAAAGAGATGTTGGTTCATCATTTAAACTAATGAAACTATCATCCTGCATTAAAGAAACACCTTCCTTTTCCGCTTCCTCAGGAAACTCTCTAACCTGCTGAATTGTTGAAATTGATGAGACTGGAGGAACATGGTTTTGTGTCTGAGTCTTACTTAACTCATCTCCAAAAAGAGATTTTTTAATAAAATAAGGATAGCATGATGCAAAAATCTGTTTCTCTTTTCTTGTCAATTCACTATACTTTTTCTGCAAAGGGATAAGATCAAAATTATTAGCCATCTCTCCCCAACTCCATATCATTAGTGAATAATGCATAACAAAGTTCTGTAAATTTCTGATCATGCATCGCCTTCATCTGCTCTCTAACAAAAACCAAGAAAAAGATTGTGCTGATCTTCTCATGTATGCCTTTGGATTGTAAAAGAGCTATGAAAGCCGGTAAAACCTCTTCATTTAATATACGCATCTGTTGAGCATATTCTGATAATGTATCGTCATCTAATATATTAACACCTCCAAAAAAAAAGACAAGCAAATGTTACTTTACATTTAATATTTAATAACTTACATATATGAGGTGTTTAAACATTTGCTCATATATAAATTAAGTTATTGTTTTAATAAAGATTAATTAATAGCATTAATATATTCCTGAATACATTGAGAATATATTAATTCAACATTTGCTGACATATTAATGTTTAAAATTTTTGGTTTGACAGTTAAACAATATTTGATATATTTCCGTAAAAACGCTGTACCAATATGAGTGACCCCCCCAAAATCAACCACAACAACACCAATATTGCTGTTTTTATATTTACCCAATTCCGTGGCGATGTTTTCAAAAACCTTATCCGCTATATTCCCACATGATATCCCGTCCAAATTTTTGTCTGGGATTGTGTAAATAATATAAGATAAATCTGTGGTTGGAGATTCTATTCTATATGCGTCTTGTTTTAAAACATTTTTATATTGTCCATACAACATTTCAATCACTTAGTATTCTATATAAATCTTGCATTCCATTTGTGTTGAATTATATTCATTCAATAAACCTGGATATTCAATACAAAGATGGTACAAGTAACATTTTCTTAATAAATAATCGATTAAATCTTCAGCATCTTTTTGTTTATCCGCCTCAGTTGGTAAAGAATCATATAAGAAATGAGCCACTCCCTTATCATCTGTAATCAAAGCCGCTTTAATTGCATTTCCATTTTCATCCTTCCAAACATAATCACCTTTGGCATCTCTTAAATACAAATAAATAACCTTATTAGAAAGCCCATGACCTAACGCATTTGATAATTTAATATCAAGCGCAATTTGATCGCCATCCTTGATAAGAATCTCATCCGTATCATCAATCAAGCCTAAAAAAGTATCTTCAAGAGTATTTGAATTAATAACTATATCCTGAATGCTTGCATCCATGGTTGCTGAATAAAAAATTGAAGAATCATCATCACTAACTGATTTCGCGTCCACATCATATTCCAAAGCGCTTTTTAATGTTAATTCTCTCAAAGATACGCTGATTTGATCTTTTTCGAGAAAATCTTCAATATACTCATCAACATCATCGGATATTTGATTGACAATATGAAGCGCTAATTCTTTTAATATGTTTCTATAATCAGAACTGAATTGATTCAAACAATTTTTAAAATCAAAACCATCTATTCCTGTAACTAATGTATTATTAATACATTCTGTAACAAGATTATCCTGGGCTATAAATTCAATCTCATTAAGTATTTTGGCATCTAAAATTGGATTAATTAAGTTATCTCGAAGTCTTTTTTTATAATCAAAATCAAAATCCGCCAAATATGAAGTAAAACTCACATCATCATTCACATACTGTGATAAAAAGTCATCAATATTTTGATCGATATTGACAAATACACTTGCTCCGTTTTCTTCTATTATATTGTAAGCCAGATCTTTTAAAAGCTGCTTATAATGCGGACTGAATTGTTGCAAATATAATTTAACTTCATTGTGATCACAATTATCAAATGCTTTGATACCTACGACTTCAACAAAATAATCTGAAGTGCTTTGTAAATACAAGCCTAAAAATTCACTAATAGCATCACTTAGCATAATATCTTTTCCTTAATATGATTTAACAAAAAAACCAATAATGATTTATTTATATTGACATTATTATTGGTATCTCGTTCCTGATTAACCTGAAATGTTAATCCCCGTGGAGACGTAAAAATTACCTGATGAGTCAGGCTTTTTTTATAAATTATGATAAAATGTCTAAAAGCTGTTGTATTCACTCCGAATGCTTGTAAGCAACAGCTCCGAATTTCAAACCAATAATCATCCTTGGAGAATAACCTAAGAAGTTCCTTCCGAATCTTGTCTGATTCTTCATATAATACATCTTTGTTGATTTGCAGTAAAGCAAGTGTACATCCACCTCGTAAAAGTTCTTTGATTTGAAAAATTCTATCTCTTGTTTCTGCGTCTCCGGATTTACTTGATTGTATTCCTTTAATAACGTCTCCAAAAATGATATCGATTCTGTCGTCTCCATTTATATCAACTTCTTTTAAAAAAAAAGGAGGAAATACGGAAGAAACACTTTCCCTCCATATCTCCTCCTCACGAACATCTGAAGAACTTATTATAAAATTCATAATCACACTTCTATCTCACATATAAAAGTATTATGAGGATTAAGAGTCTTATAATAATCATAAACCTCATCTAAATTGTCACTTTTATAAATTATTTTTCCGTTTGATATAATCCCATAGATTATATCTATTCCACAAAAGATTGGATGACTTGTTTTGGTTTTAAATCCTCTCCCTGAAATGCTGTGTATTCAGTTAAAAGCATACAATTAGGGTTTGAGTTTAAAAATTTAAACAATTTGCTTGCAGATAATATGGTTGAATCAAAGTCTTGAGCTCTGCCAAATAATATGGAAAATCCTGATGCTTGTTTGGAACTGGATGAATTAAACCAGAAATGATCAAGGACTGGTTCACCATTTTCTTTTAGTTTAACATTTCCTGACTCATCAAATGCTGGATAAAATCTTAATCCACCAAATCCATCCCTGGATATAACCTTGTCACCTGTTTTAGGATCTTCAAACTCGGTTGAGACCATTAATCTTACAGGGTAATATTTTTTGTTAATATCACTATCATTAACTCTCAATTGATTATTTAAAATCAATTCCATTCCAATGACTCTGCCTCTAACCGGTTCTTCCAAAATGACCTTCTCCTGATCGGAAGAGGAAGCCATAATATTTTGGTCAGCTGCTTCGCCAAGACTTTCAACATCAATATTCATTACACTTTGTTTGCCTTTAACATTTGGGTTTATTAATTCTTCTACCATGCTAATCACCTAACATTTTCTTAAAATTTTACGGTTTAATACACAAGAATTAACTTATGTTACAATTTTATATTAGATTTCATAATATATAAAACTATTGATTTTCAATAAATTTTTCTGACAAGAGTTTCGCTTCTTCAAAAGCCTCCTGTGTTCCATCTTGAAATATATTCATCAAACTTACCGCATAATTGGCGGTATCCTCATCATATTTTTCCTTAACAGTCTCAAATAAAATCTCACCAGCTGATGGAATAATCGCATTACCATCATCATCTGTTTGTATCACCTCTTCCTGTATTGTAATTGGATTAATATCAATAAAATTATAATCAACTCTCAAACACTTACCTTTCAAATTATACTGATCAATGAGATCAAATCCATAATTAGAATTCTCTCCAGCCATTGTAATGAAAAGCAAATCACCATCCAACGAATCTTTAATTTTAAGAATCTCATCTTCCAAGTCTTCCTGATCCGCTTCTATGAAAACGAAACGCCGAGGCATTGGAAGAGAAACATTATGTATCTTCATTGTATCCGTATCAATTATGGAATATCCTTTCCCATTTTTAACTTCATCCTGAGCTTCTGCGATTGAAGAACGAGCTGTACTCCCAGGATATAATATTTGACATCCTGATGGATCAACTCTATACATTCTATTATGAATATGTCCGACAATCACAATATCCCATTTTGAATAATCTATCGCACCTCTTGGAATTTCAAATCCAAATGGAAAATCATCTTCCAAGCCTTGGTGTAGAACAAGAATTCTTTTTTTATAATCCTGAGCTTGAACGGCCAGATCATTAATCTTGTTAATCAAATCATTAAATTCGAGAATTGGTCTGTAATTAACTCCCGCAATAAATAAATCTTGTGATATAAATGGGTTGTCTTCTAAAAAATACAGATCAAACAACTTATCGGAAGGGAAAAAATTTCTGATCTTTGCGGTTGTGTGGTTTCCAATAATTGATAAAACAGGTACGTCAATCAAGTCCAATCCTTGTTGGAATTGATTGATCGCCCTTGGAGATGGATTTTTTGTATGAAAAATATCTCCGGCATTAATGATAAGATCAGGCTGCTCCTTGACCATTGCTCGGACAACTTGATTAAATACATCATAAAAATCCTGTTCTCTCTCTTCTTGTGAATATTGTCTATATCCAAGGTGTTGGTCTGTAAATACACAAATCTTCATAAGATTATCATCTCCAGGCATAACTGGAAGCTAAGACATTTTGATAGAAAGGAATTTTATGTTGAATTGTATAATCAAATATCTTTCCAGAGTCAGCGAGTTCTTCTATGAGAGCTTCGCAATCTTCTTCTGTTAGACAAACTCCAACAATGTTTTGTCTATTATTTCTTACACCAATAAGTAAGAAACAATTCTTGGTATTTTCAAAATATTCTTTTTTATCTTTTTCCGCATAATTCATTTATAACATCCTCTTTTTTTTTACCTATTAAGATAGGTGTAATTATAGTATATTTATTCTTATATATAAAACTTTCTATATTGAAAGATAATCAGGAGATATTTTCTTCTCTTTCTTATAATAAAAAAGAACATCAGAATTTCTAAATAATCTATTATTAATAACCAAACCTTCACCCATATAAAAAGTATCTTCCTCACCAACAATATCAGTAAATTCAACAACAAATCTTGTTGTATCTTCAAAAATTGCTTTCAACATCCTCAAAGAATCCTTATCAACCGAAAACTGAAGAGACCCATCTCCAAAAACAAAATAAGAAACAGGAATAACCCCATAGCTCTGTTTCCCTTCAAAAACATTTATAATCTCAATAGTTCTTTCAAGGAGAGAACACTTAACATAAAGGAAAGTCTTTTCAATCGCAGCAGAAAAAACCATTCCAACAAGATTAGAAACATCATCATAAAAGGAATCCAATTGAGATAATTCATTGATGACTGAATACGGAAGCGGAGATGCGAATACAAAAACAAATGACTCACACTCTCCCTTTTGATTCAACTTCTTTTGTTTGCATTTCTTATTATTCTTAGAATAGATGCAAAATTCACAAACCTTATCATTCACTGACATCACCATCGTAATTATAATAGACGATATTTGGTCTTCCAACGAAATACATTAGGCCCAGATCTCCAAAAATATTATCCAATCCTGTGAATTGCTCATTGCTGAATTCAGATGAGTCAATAAAACAGGTGATTAGATTTTCAGTTATGACAAATTCATTGCCAACACAGGAACAGATTACTTCACTAATCTGATGCATAATATATCGTAAAAACAGCATATCTTCATTGTCTTTATATATATCTCTTTCATCTGGATCGACAACTGTAATCACGTAATCTCCTTCATAAAAATTAATATAATCAATAGGTGAAATCTTCCTCAGCCGTTCAACATCTTCAATGTATAATTGATTATCCTGATGCTTGATAAGAAAACTGATTTGAGATGCAGTAATCCTAATATTATGAAGTCCAGGAACTTTCTTCTGAATTTTTTTAAAAATTTGAAATACTTTCTTTTTTGTTGTTTCCTCTGATACAATTACCTCATTATTTTCTTTCATTTAAAAACCTCTCATATTCTCTATTATGTTTTTTTCTGCATGACTGTTCCCTGTGACAATCAATATCACATTCTTCCAATGATATCACTTTATTTTTCTTTTGACAATAACATTTATTCGCAATCAACAAGTCAACTATGTTTTCTTCCATTTACAACAACTCTTCAATATCCAATGTCATATCGTCCTTGATTAACAATCGAATCATCGCGGTTGCGAACACATCCCTGATGCAACATTCTCTATATTCAGCCAGGTCCCTCACTCTATCCGATAAGTCATCATCAGTAACAATATTCATTTGAGTATAGTCATCAGATTTTTTTGTCTGAATGATCCTGATGTTATTTTCAAGCATCTCTTCTAATTCCTGAGATACAACATCTTTAATCTTGACATCCTTTTTCGCAACATAAACTTTGAAAGCCTTTTTAAGTTTCTGTGAAACTTCTACATTATTTTGCATTATTAACCTCCTTAATCATTTTTTTTGCCCCCCGAACATCTCCAGCATGAATATGAGAGCTGCTTGAGTGATAATATATACCAGCGAATATTATATCCGCATTCACAATCTCGCGATTTAGTTCTTCTGTCATTTTCAATGCGATATATGTTAGGAAATACATATTGGAATAAAAAGCGAAATACATATCATTGGATCTAAAGAAACAATGTAATGTTAATTTATTATCCCGTATTACAATTTGCAGTACCTGCAGACATGGAATGTCTTTATTAACTCCATCCAGGATCGGATCATATGTAACCGCGACCGCCCTATTGGAGTTAATATGTTTAATCAGCCTGTCTTTCATGATATTGAATTGATTGACATGGAAATGATCCAGTATCCTGTTTGGATATGTGTATACAAAACCATGTTTTGATGAGTCATCAAAACTTTTAACATATTCATATAATGCTTTTGACTTAATAGGATTTCCCTGAATGTCAAAGGTTTCGTTTTGGATATCGTTTAATAACATTTCTGATGTATAATTTTTATACTTGGCAGAATATTTTAAATTTAATGGATCATTTATGTATGCAAAATTACCTAACGTTTCAATAATCCAATCATTCTCATCCTTATATGTATAAACCCCATCTTCTATTATCTTTTTAACAAAAAAAAGATACGCATCATTAATTGTTATTTTTGATTTTTTCATTTTTAAGCTCCTTTTTAGTTTCTCCCCAGTTTATTCCATTCTTTTTGCAATAATAATGAATCACGGCGGGTGTGCATCCCACTTCAATCGCTAATCTGTTTTGAGTATACCCTTCCTGAATTTTTTCAAGAATGAAATTCCTACCTCCATAATCATCAAAAATATCCGGACGGAATGGCTCTCTTCTAACAGAGTTATCATCTTCAATGAAATACACTTTTCGACCAGCTACTAATTTATGCTGCAAGCAATTCAAAAAATCATCACCACGTCCTGAGGTTCTGATTACATAGTGAATGATTTTTGAATCAATATCCTTTGAAAAACCCCATCTATGTTGGTTTATCATTGACGCCATTTGAGAAGCTGACAACCCATTTGGGTATTGCAATAAATATGATTTTATTAATACTTTCACCTTAGCTCGTAATAACTTATCCATTTATATCAACTCAATCGCTTTGTTTTTTAATAATCGTTGAAATGCCGGAAGAACCAAAGTATATGATGGCCCTCTTAATTTTTTATAAGCATCTCTTAATTTGGTTAGTGTGTTTAAGCCTTCATCTTCAATCGCATTCAGGATTGATGTTTCTATTTGCCGTTCAAATTCATATGATTTCCTCTTGTCAGGAGATAATCTGGTCCTGTCGATTATCCTGATCTCCCTGTTCGCATCACTATCAACCAATCCTTCCCAGAAATATGTTGTCAATAATGATGTTTTCCCCAGGAGCCCGTTTATATCCTTGTCCAATAAATACAAATCACAATAATCATCCTCGGCTCTGACTCCCCTGCCGTAGATTTGACTGAGAACCGCTGAACGTTTTTGATAAATATATGAGAATCCTTTGTACTTATTCTGACTAAGATTTTCTCTTGCTTGAATCTGAGCATCACCAATATTCGGGTAGGGATTCTTCACTACAATTGCGAAACGGCACTCATCATACGGGAAGTTTACTCCTGTGTAGGCGTATGGAGAAACAAGAATCTTATTTCCCGGATCTTGTTTGAAGGCGTTTATTTTCATATTCCTATCACGGCTGCTATGGAATATGAATCTATCATCATCCTTGAAATACTTCTTCAACATATTCGCGATCGGATATGTATATGTATGTATTACTCCCTTTTGATTCTTATGCTTATCGGAGTAAGCTATTGACCTAATTTTCTCAACCATCAAAGGTAGTGTGGCTTTGATATTTTTTTTGCTCATGCTCCCTACAAAATCAAGAAAAATCGGTCTATTCTGAGGCGGGATGATTGGAGGAATATCAATAACCTTGTAATCATCGGTTATTCCAAGATTTTCAAGGAAGATATCTTCCTTCAGTATGCTCCCTGACATATACAATCTCTGTTCCCCAAGTGATAGAAACAGATCTTCTGCGAATCTGTCAATTGTGATTGGCTTGAAGATGATGGAATCCTTGTCAATCACTTTAATGAAATTATCCGGATCCTCATACAACCATTCTGAGAGAACACGCAATGATTTAGACCTATCCTTGAATCTCTTCTTCTTCATATCATTGTCTTGTGTGTCCGCTTCTGTTTTATATGCTGCTGATATGTCTTCAATCTGTTCCGCAAAATAAAGCATTGATGTTGAATTCGGCTTTTGAATGGAAAAACCAATGTCTTTATTTATTTGTTGCAAGGACAGAGTTTCCTCCATGAATCCCATCATGGATTCCTCTATTGAATGAGCTTCATCTATAATCAACAGATCCCTTGGCTTGAAATGCTTGACAAAAGAATGGTCTGTAAGAGCATATGCATTATTCAGGAGACATATTTGAGCATTCATAGCTTCTATTTTCTGACTCCAATACAAGCAGTCAAGTTCATCGTTATCGATCAGGGTTGGTTTCCCATCATCATATCTGACCCCATGCGGACATCTGAAGCCTTCAATGTATACACATGACCCCTTGTCACAATGTTGTGAGATATCTGAAAAACATTCAAAAGTATTTCTGCCTTTCACGGTTCTGATAAAGGGGAAATCCTTAACATACTGGTCCTGCAGATACTTTGACTCAGTAGTGATCATTGTTGTGTAATGATGTGCGTAATTGAAGTATCTTGCCACCTGAGTTGCTATGAGGGATTTTCCTGATCCGACTTCGGCCTTGAGTATGATATTGCGGCATCCTGATTCCAAAGCATTTATGATCTCGGTGATTCCTTCCAGCTGATGTGGCCTGTAATCAGAGTAACCTTGAGGCAGGTCAGGTATTTCTTTCAACATTATTCACCTCCAATGTTATCTGACAAGTCTCAACATATCCGATCCTGGCGCATCTGATAACGTATGACAAGTAGTCATCTGATAATTTCAGGAGTGTTTTCAAGAGAACTGTCTTGTCAAGCTTCTTCAGGATGCCGATGTCTTCGTTTGTCAGTATTCCGTATCTGTTGTAAAGATTCAAGAGATGGGTTATTCTCTCATTGAGAGAATTTGTCAGTTCGCTGCCTCTTATGAATTCCATATCGGCTATGAACATCACCATCTTATGAAGCTCTATTGTGTTTAGTTTCACAAGCATATTTCCACCGCCGGGACAAGGGTGAAGCAGAAATCAATGAAAAGAATTCCCGCCAGTATTATGATTAGCAGTAATATGTATCCTTGATATTTTTCTATCCTCATATTAGTCAGGTTTTCATCCTTGTCCAGTCTGACCTTTGGTTTCTTTGGGTGTCCTAAGAATTTAAAAATCATCAAGAGTACCTCCTTGTGCTTTGATTATCCGAAGAGGAAGATTCAGGGCTCTTCTCTCTTCTTCTTTGAATTTGTTGTAGTTCCATTGATCGTAAGCCTGATCATCAGGTGCGTCGAGAATGAGCCTTTCTTCATCATCAAGGTAGCATTCGTCTTCTGTCATTATTTCAAGATTATTTATGTATGTTTCCCAATCC